TCTTAGCAGCCTCCTTCTGCAAGAGACGCAATAACACACTTCTCGCTTAATATTTTATCATAAAGTCCTTGCTCTATCAATGACGAAAGAAGCTTTAAGAGCGAAGGGGTATTATCATCAAAAATTGTATTGGCTATGTAAACGCAGCCATCTATCTGATAGTTCATGGCATCCTCCTATATTTGATTTGTTTTTAAGCTACGCACTTGGCAGCGAAAAGAGAACACGGGGCTAAAAAATAACCCCGTGTGTGATTAAATTCTCTTATTTGAGTGAAAGGTACTTTTCAATAGTCCTTCAAGCATTGTCTGCTTAATGGAAATATTTGAGTTAGCAACAGCGAAAGTCATGGCTCTGCTTTCAGCGCATACAATGCACTTCTTTTTCGCGCGGGTAATAGCCGTGTAGAGCCACTCTTTTGTAAGCAACATTCTGCCGCCCATATCAAATCCAACGATGACGTAATTTGCCTCAGAGCCCTGCAGTTTGTGGCAACTTAATGCATACCCCAATTCGATTTTGGAAAAGTCGCCTGTAGGAATCGCAATATCACCCCATTGATCAAAAGTTACAACGATATAATCAGCACGGGCTATTTTAATGATTCCTCTGTCGCCATTATAAATGGGGCAAATATCTGTGGTTTCTATTTCGTATCCTTCGTCATCGACGATTGTGGTTTTTTTATAGGGCGGATCAATTGGGTCGTAACGAATTGCTTGGTACATGTTTTTCGTCACGATAACACGATCATTAACACGAAGAGCATATCCAGTTTCACCTTTATTTTTAGGCTCAATGCGAATGCTGTCATTCTCATATTTGGAGGGGTTTACCATTTTTTGAATGGCGTTATTTAAGCGATGAGTACAAATTTCTCCTCGCTGTTTCATCGGCACAACGACTTGGATGTCACAATAGTCAATGCCTGACTCTAAGAGCTCTTGATACTGCTCCAAAATGGTGTCGTGTGAAAGAATGGCATCGCTGTAAATCGCCAGCTTAAGATCTTCTAGTTCTCCACGAATTTCTGAACCGACCCAGTCTTGCACAATCAACTGCTCCTGATTGCGAACTTTGAGGCTTTCAGTGATAATTGCTGACTTTGCGGCCTGACGATGGATCTTTGTCAAAAAAGAAACTGGGAGAACACTGGACTCCAGCATATCCTTAAAAATATTGCATAGGCCGATGGATTCAAGTTGCCCAGGGTCACCAAGCATAATGAGTTTTGCGCCTGTCGGGATAGCTTTAAGAAGATCGAGAAAAATTTCCGCACCTACCATAGAGACTTCATCTAGAATAACGATTTTTTGACCTAAAGGAAAACTTTCGTTATGGGCAAAGCCTCCTGACGTGTATCCTAATAAGCGATGGATTGTACTACCTTCACGCCCAGTTACTTCTGTGAGACGAGCGGCAGCTCTGCCGGATAATGCACACTGAGCAAAATCATAACCTTGCAGAATTTTAAGTACGCCAGCAACAACGGAGGATTTACCCGTACCAGCAGAGCCAGTAACAATAGCCACATTGTGCTTCATAACGTTATCAATGGCAGCCATTTGCTCCTCGGTAAATTCCCATCCCTGGATTAGCTCGATTTGTTTTAGCAGTTCTGTCTGAGGGATAGAAGTTTGGGGAGGCAATGGAGTGCCTTCTGAGATACGAAGGAGTTCTTTGGCTATCTGCTCTTCAATGTGACGTATTTTAGCCAGAGCGATTTTTTGCTTATCTTCGCTCCACCAAAGCAAATCTTTTTCATGAAGCGAATAAAGACATTCTCTAAAGCGATCCAGATAATCCACATTCAAATCAAGGCCTGATAGAGTATTTGTGATTAACCATTGTGGACTTACCCACGTATGGCCTTGTTCAGTGATGCTGTTCAGCTGATAAACGATATAAGCTTCAATACGCTTAGGATCATCAAACGTGATGCCTTTTGCCATTGCTATCTGGTCTGCTTTCTTCCATCCAATGCCCTCTACTTCATAAATCATGGTATAAGGGTTAATTTTAATGGTAGAGATCATCCGCTCAATATCACCCTTGAAGCGTTTAATGAGTGAATCAATCTGCTCTACGGTGAGATCATACTCACTTAATGCAACATATGCCCTGCTCTTGCCAAGGTCTTTAAGAAAATTATCGACCATTCGCTGAGCAGTAACTTTTCCTATACCCTTCACATGACTTAATGCGTCTACATTCTGGTTGCGAATGACTTCGTAGGGATTCTTAAAGGCTGCGTAGAGCAATTTTACTTGGCGCTCTGTATAGAGGCTTTCAAGATAAATCCGTTGTTGGATAGGACTTGAAAAATCACACTCTTTAGCGAGCGTAGAAATTTGGTATGAATACCCATAAGTATCGTGTGACTCAAGGGTGCCTGTAAAGGTGTATAGGCCAGAGAAATCAAGATCATACGTTTTGCCTTTGATTTTGATTTCCAAGTTATCATAGGGCTCGCCTTCATGAAGCTCTTCAATTGAAGCGATAAAAATGGTCCAATCGCCAGAGCTATAGTACTTTGGATATAGGATTCGTTTTACTTTAATAAGACATTTGATTTGGTCTGTCAATTGGAAACACTTGTCCTTTCGGTAATTAACTCCAGAGAACCATTGGGGTACACTTCATCGATTAGACAGACAGTGTGGCTAAAAATCGAGTCTGAATATTTCTTGGGGAAAAAATTATCTCCGCGGCGAATGCCCGTAAGTAAGAGCTTTGTGCCACGAGTAAACCAAGATTTTTCAAGAATAGACTTGTCGCCTTCTTCGTTTACCGCAGAGATCTGGCGGTTGTAATGCGCATAAGATCCCGCATAGAACTTAACTGTGACAACCCCATCGGGCGTTAAAAGTGTGACCGTATGCTTGTTATTATTTCTATCAAGCACTGTACCGATAATCCTGAAGAGGCGATAACGATTCCAAGTAAGATCTTCGCCAGTTTTGCGATCTGTTCGTTTTTCAACGGCTTCAACAATAGGGTCTTCAGGAAGTGAGGCAAAATTGGTAATTTGATAGGCTGAGCGATCTACGCCATCTAATTCATGTTTGGTGTAATAAAAAGACAAGCTGTCCATTTCCCATTTTGCTTCATCACCACCGCAGTATTTTGCAAACTGCTCATTGATAAATCCTTCACGCATACGCTGATTAAAGGCAGACAATGTCGAGGGCGATTTGATCCAAGCGGTCATTTCTTCCGCAATGGATTTAAAGTGCTTTTCAAATTTTGCGTGGTATAAAACAGGGGTATCGTCATCATAAAAATAATCGACGCCCTCTGACATAAATTTGAAAAGTTCGTTTTCAAAAAAGATTTGAGCCGTTTGGTCTAAACGGTAAGCCTTGGGTTTATTGGAGTATAGGAATTTTGGCTTGCAGACGTAGCTTCTGAAATGCACCAAACGTTTTGCAAAATCAAATTTCTCTGGGAGGAAATTATTTAGACCAATTATGGCTGCAAAATTTTTGAAGTCTAAGCTCTTTTTATCTTCAACTTTCTGATGAGCAAGATAATTCATAAGCTCTAACATTTCTTCTGAGCGAGATTTTCCGCTAAGAGACTGAAAGCATCCGCCCTTCACCAAAGTAATAAGAGCCGCCATTTTGATTTCAGGGTTTCTGGAGCAAAAATCTGTGATACTTGTATAGGGTCTACGTTCAATTATTTGCTTAACAATGTCATCGCCTATGCCAACCATGCCTTTGAGACCAAAAATAATACGGTTATTAATGGCATCTGGCGTGAATCCGAAGCCACCGTGGTTGATATCAGGAAGAGCGATCTGTACGCCCTGAGACTGCATATTGCCTATAGCGGAAGCGACTTTGCCATAGTTTGTGGATTTGTTATCGTCGTTATCTTCATTGGCGGAGGCATTGACTGTGAGACATGCGGTTTGCCAATAAATATGCGGATAATGATGGAAGAGGTTCATTTCTTGAAGAGCAATGCAACTATAGGGGAGCGTATGATTTGAGGAGAATGAATACCCCAACTGAGGCGTCACATCGTATTTCCAAACATAATCAAGAAATTCTTTTCTTGTGCCAAGCTCAGCACCCTTCTTATAGAACAGCTCTTTGCTTTCAGTAACGAGCTTGGGCTTTTTCTTTGCAACGGCTTTACGGATCTTGTTAGCTTCTTGCATGGTGAAACCAGAAATTCGTGGGTCCATGCACAGCCGCATCAAATCCTCTTGCTCAATGGAACAAAGATAGTTTTCAGAAAGAATATCTTCAATAACTGCCATCTCATTTTCCGTTAGGCCAGCATCAACCATTTCTTTTCTTCGCAATTCCGGGCTCTTCTTCATCATGACAAAATGATCAATAGGCACCATTACGTCATTACCCATAAGCCTCATCACGGAGTTGGTAAGGGAAAGCTCCTTCAGAGATTGAGGACGAACTTTTTTGATCGCTTCGCTCCCGACTGGAGTGTCCATTTGGAAAAGGTTATAAACCTTACCATCACTGGCTTCAGCCCACATATCAGGCGAATCATAATCCAATACATCTGGGTGGATATATTTATCATATGTCTTTTTAAGAGAGCCTTGCCATTCGATCTTTTTATCTTTCAACAGAAGTTCCAGACAAATCTGGATTTTATCGCAGCCTTCTACAGTTAGAAAGTCTTCTTTAAGGCCGGAGCAGGCTTCGCTGTCGCCCATATCCCAAGCGGTACAATCAAGCCCTTGAGGGGATTTCATGAGGCTGTTGTGCTCAATGTAAGGGGCGTTGTAAATAAACACAGAGCTTGCATGGATACCGCGTCCAGAAACAAGGCCTTCGATTTCTGCAATGGTTTCCATGAGCGAGGGATAGGCAGAAATACGATTGATCAATTCTTTAACAGGCTGATGCCCATTATCTTCAGTGCCCTCCTTACACTCTTTAAGCGTCCAAACTTTACCGCGGGTGATGGGGACAAGAGAGGAGAGCTCAGTTGCAATATCACTGTCGATATCCAAACCGCGGCAAGCAGTTTTGATTGCTGACTTCGTGGCTTCAGTCCTAAAAGTGATGGTATTTAAGCAACGATCTGCGCCAAAAACATACTTTACACGCTCTAAAATGGCCTCGCGTCTACTGGCGCACGAATCCAGGTCAACATCGGGGCAGTCTGGACGTGAAGCATGCAGATGCCTCCACGGAACCGTGCCCCATTTAATAGGATCAAGCTGGGTAATAGACATGAGATATCCTAAATACCAACCTCCCACAGAACCTCTTGCAACGCCTACAACGCTTTCATTATCAGGACGTCCGGGAGGAGTAAAAGCGCCGTTTTCATTCCACATGATTTGGACAATGAGCTGCGTGAGATTGTAATATGCGCTCATAGGTTGCCCAAGACGTTCAGAGACGCCCCATAGCTGTTCTAACTCATAATTAATGCGAGATAGATGAAGATCATCAAACGGGGCTTCTTTCTCCACCATTCCAATTTCAAGCTGCTTCATGAGCCAGAGATCCTGTGCCTCTGGACTGGAATAGTATTTATGGATATAAGGATATAATTCAGGATTCACATCCAAAGAACGATTTACGATAAACGGTTCCAATTTGCGTTGAGGAACAATGGTGGGGTGAAACAGCCCATAATCCCCGGCATTTTTGCACATATCGGCAATCGCTAGAGTATTTAGAAAACCTGTCTCGATATCCTCAAGCGCCAAATCATCCTTCATGCGCTCAATCATTTCATCCGGCGTTTTAAGATAGGTGCTTTCATAAAAATCACCAGCTTCACGCTCTTCCTCGTGAGATTTCAAATAATTCTCATGTAGGACACGCTTATCTTTTGACAAATAGTGGGCGTCATTTGTGATGATCCATTTAAGATCAAAATGCTTACAGAACTTAATTGCTCTGGTATTAAACAATCTTTGGTCATCCGTGAGGCCAGGCTGAAGTTCAACAAAGAAGTTTTCTTTTCCAAACTGAGTCTGGCACCATGATACGAATTCATAGGCCCCCTTTACATCTCCCGCAAGGGTAAGCTTATCAAATTCTCCACCCAGACATGCTGTACTTGCCACAAGATGGCCGGGGTTTTTACCTACGATTTCTTCGATATCAGAATAAAAGGTTGGGAGCCTTTCGACGCCTTTGAAGGAATAACATCTACCCCAAGCTCTTGAAGAAAGCAATCGAAGTTGTCTATGTCCAATGGCATCTTTGGCCAAAAGAACAAAATGATAAAAATGCCCACTTTCTATTGGGAAATATGTTTTTCCATTATCAGCGGTATATGGGTCACAATCATGGCAAAGATAAATCTCATTCCCCAGTATCAATTGAAAATCAGGATTTGTTTTATGGATTTCTTTTAGGCAATTCAGAGCTTTGATATGGCCTGAAAGGCATTCGTGATCTGTGATAGAGATACCATGCAGCCCGATTTGAGCTGCATGGTTGATAAGTGCGCTTGTTTTATTGATACAATCAACAAGGTGGGTATTTGAATATTCTGTATGAGCATGATGCTCGTGAAAGCGCTTATTCATCGTCATCCTCCTCATGCTTGTCAAGCATTTCCTCGGCAACGCTGACAACGGAGGAATCGAAGAACCAATGAATGACTGTATGCACAGCCAAACCTGTGCCAAACATACAGCATGCCACTCTCGTGAGCTCGGTTAAACATAAGATGGGGAATGCGGCAACAACACAAATGCCGCAAATGATATCAAGAATGAAAACGAGACTGAGAAGTATTCCGATAGGGATCACTCCTTTTGATTGGCGTCTTGACAAATCAAATGAATTTTTTCAATCAGAAGCTGTTCTTCTGCCGCAGAATATCGTTCTTCTCCGTTGTTTGCCACTCGTTCTGCCTGGATAGCTTTAATGAGAATATCCTGCATAGAACGAATGGGGGAGATTTTGGTGCACTTACTTTCATTGTTGGCTTTACTCATAATATCCATCCTTTCTTTATTCGCAAAAACTTGAGTTACAAAAAGGACAATGGGTTATGTGCTGATTTCCAGCTTGAGTAATTGTGTAACCAACTAAGTTAGTTCGCCATTGAAGATATATATTCATGCCGCACCGCCAACATAGCCCTGTTACAGGAGCAAAAAGAGGAAGGTTGTTGCGGTCGCAGTACAACTGCTGACGTTTGGAAGCTGTTTTGGGATCAAACTCTACCAAATGAATCACCACCTAAAAGAAGCAATGACTTCTTGTTCTATCATGCTGGCGTCTTTGGTATCGGGATCCCATTCTTTGTTTGTGGCAAATGTTTTATTCGTAGGCGTCCAGAGGGAATAATATGGGCAATAGTGCCTGAATTCTGGCTTGGCGTTGGGGTTTTGTGCGCAATATGGGCACCAATAGCATAGCGGTGTTGGAGAGGGCTCCCACGTATCTGAAGAAGTACATTCTTCAATGCTATCTAAGAGCTTATTCAACTTCTTTTCAGCTCGGCTAAGCCATCCTTTTGTGCCTCCCAGTCGCTGTTCACCAAGCAAAACAAAATCATACATATATTCGATGATTTCCATTTTGGGGTAAAGCTTTTGGCAGGCTAAATGGTAAATGTAAAGCTGAAGAGGAGTGGTAAGTTTTTTGGAATCATAAACAGCCTTAGAGGATTTATAATCCACGATGCGGAGCTGATCGTTATGGTTTTTTTGAACTTTATCGATCAGTCCGCGGATCCGAATGCCCGGTCTGATATCAAATTCAAATGGGACTTCAACACCTACGGTCGTCCATTCTGTGTCGTGTTCCTCATCTGGGAGATGCTCAAAGAAAATTTTAAGCTTCTGATCATAAGTAAGACCCGATTTGGTATCTGGAGCGATCCAGTCATCAAAGAACTTGATTTTGAGCTTGTCAACGCTTAAAATCACCTCTTTTTTGGCCTTTTCGCCTTCGTTGGACGCCTTATCTATGCCCTCCCAACCAGAGTGAAGGGTGATATCTTCAAGGGCTTTATAATCCGGTTTTTGGCCATTTAAGATAGCCTGTGAGCATAGTTCTTTGACTTTGTGAAGGAGATTGCCCATGGACAAAGCGAGCGTATCTTCTTCTGGATAATGTTGCAAAATGTATTTGTGATAAAAACTGAATGGACAGTTTTCAAATTGCGACAGCGCTGTATATGAATAGCGCTTTACCTTTAGTTCAACTTCACTTATGAAGGATCACCACCTTTTTAACCAGCGAGAATAACAGCGAAAGTAACGGCAATCTGGATCAGATGAGCAACCTGATCCTGCCAAAGATTAATGCAATGCTTATTGGCTTTCAGATCATCCACAATAAAGTGAATCAGTGTATTGATAATAAAGCCAACTACGAATAAGATGCCAACATCGCAATACACATATAAAGCAAGCGGGAGCATGATCATGAATGACCAGCTAAGGCTGTGCATCCACAGTGCCATAAGGTAGTCATTTTTATACAGGGAATCTGGCGCGTTTTTAACCCACCAGTCTTTCTGCTTCATCTGGGCAAGAACGCCCTGAAGAACATAGTCATCCAGCACATGCATGAAAACCATGCTCAAAAACACGAAAGGCAGACTAGGCATCATCATGAATAGCTGACCTCCTTGCCCGTTTCACGCAATTCCTTAAAGACAGGGAAACGCAAGGATAGATTGCCATCGACATCATGGGTTTCCTCAAAATACTGGACAGAGATCACGCGGCCAATAAGCTCATCGCGCATTTCCCAAAAACGAATTCGGTCAGTATAAGTATAGCCAGAACCAACACCAAGCTTATTGCCCTTATAATCCACGATAAAGGCACCAAGCTTACCAGTATTCGCGCCTTTACCTTCTTCATAGCCAATGATTTTCAAATCGCAATCCTGCATGACTTTAACCTTGAGAAGATTCTTGGTACGTTTACATTCATAAGGAGCGCCATTGATGTTGATCATGATACCTTCTTGATTAACTTTTCTTGCTTGTTCAAGAAAAACCATGATTTGGTCAGTATCATAGCCTGCGTAAAGCACAGGAAGTACACGCAAGTGTTCAAAATCCGTAGCACATTCGAGAACCATTCTTCGATTTATATAAGGCTGGTCACATCTGCCAAATTGGAAATCTTCTAAGGGAAGGATGTCGAAAACATGATAAGTAACGCCATGCTTTTCACCTTTGGAGCGGACAACTTTTGTGGTTCGCTTATAACCCTCAGCGCTTGTGAGTTCATGAGCGTTATCAACAAGCAGCTCTCCATCCAGCACCCATCCATCCTCATCGTTTTTAAACCACTCGCGCATATCTGCTTCAATTTCGACAAGGCCTTCAATAGGCTGGCCCTGACGGGAGTAAAAAGTCACTTTGCCATTATTATAAATGCCAAGGCAGCGAATGCCGTCCAGCTTTTGTGTGAGCGTAAAAGACTTGTCCATCATCACAAACTCAGGATGTTCAAAATACTTCTCTGCAAGCATGCAGCCAAAAGTAGGAATGAAGTTTTTACCATAGACCTTATTAAGAGTCGTGGCAGTAACACCAATCTTGCAGTCCTTGCACATGAACTGACCAAGGAAGTCTGCAAGTTCTGAGTTAATCAGACGGATTTGGCTAATAATTGCCTGTAAATCTGCAATCATAAGATTTGTTGCTGCAGGGGCTTTCTTGAAATAGGAACATAGAGCCCATAGATCTGGCAAATACGTTCTTGAGCAAAATTTGTCTGTTAATACTACAGATTTATTCAACTTTGCAGTGCTTAGGCCATAAATGATATAAGGATTATATTGCTGGTAAAGGGCCTCTTTTACTGACCCATCAAGAGCATCGCGATAATTAGCGAGAACAGCGAGCTTTTCTTTGCCTGTTGCAGAAGCGATTTTTTCAAAAGCTTCTTTAATATGGAGGAGTTCTTCAATAGCCGCTTGATTAAACATTGACAACGCCCTCCAATGCCTTGAAATTAAACTCCAGCATTTTTCGACTTGCCAGATGATCCGCCAAATGGACAAGCTTACAAAGCCAATCGCCCATTGTTGGGTTGGGTAAAATAAGAGAGCTATGCTTTGAAACCGTCCATCTGCCCATATGAGTGATAACCGCATTTGCCGCTGATTCAATAATCATAGCGGCTTCAGACGGTAAAAGCGTATTATGCAGCTCTCTATATTTCTGAAGCGCTGTCAAAAGAAAATCTGAAGCGAGAAGAGGATGCTCGTGAACAGTGTGGTTGTTAGGCGGGAGCTCAGATGACGAGGAATCAGGTGGGCCAGATTTAAAGCAATCATGTACAAGAAGCGCCAGCAATCCAGCGTCTGTAAAATCTGTGTTTACTACCATGCAGTCCTGCTGATACCACGAGGTAACACCGGGGGAAACAAATGAATAAAAGATATTCATAGCGGCTCTTGTGTGGCGGATAAGGCCACCTTCACCAAGAGCATAGGATGGATGGTATTTCCCAGAAGAAGACGCAGGAATATGAAAGAAGTACTCCGGCATATTCTCTAGACAAAAAAGAGCGAAGTTATAAACATCCCCATTTAAAATCAAATTGACTTCAGGGAATAAAGCGATTCTTTCATCAGGTGTCAAAACATCACCTCATACTATTAGTCGTTATTTCAAATTTTTCTTTCATAAGTTGTTCGAGTACTTCTTTGCCACGGTCGGTCGGCGCATCTTTATACTGCAATAGATCTTTGCTGTCCCAAAGCACATAGGTAGTTGCATAGGGGGTGAAAAGCCCCGCAAGTTTAAGGATTTTGTTTGCGTAGGAATCGCTTTCTTCGGAATATGCGGCATGATACTCTTTATCAAAAGCAAGGAACACTTCTTTTACCCCAAGGCTAACGATCATATCTCTTTGAAATGTAGAGATATTAGAACCACAGACCGCTACGCCAAAGCTATCTTCTCCATAAAATGAAGAGCATTGCAATGCCAGCTTTTCGCTTTCGCCTAAAAGAATTTTGGAATACTTTTGAACAGCTGGTTTCACCTTATCAAGGCCGTAAAGATTGTAGCGGAGAGTGTGGCGGTAGTCTTTTTGACCTATCCGGGTTGGAATATACTTAAAACCAGCCGCAACAGCTTCTTCATCAAGACATCTGGAGCGTATCCCGATCAAATTGCCAAGATGATCATAATGCGGAATAATGATTTCTTTACGGCTGACATCAAAGCGGATATTGAAACGTTCACATGCCTCGTGAGTAATGCCCTCGTGCATCCATTCTGCAGGAGTTACCCGTGGATAAAGGTCTAATAGACCATGAGGCAAAGGAGTATATGTCGGCGGAGGGGGCGGCTGCTGAGAAAGACCAAGTATTTGAGAATAACGATCAAGTATTTCCCAATCATCAGTGATCTTTTGCTCAAATCCTATCTTTTGCCCAAAAGAAATCCCAAGAGTTTGCTGGACATAATCCAGCGCTTGTCCAAAATTACAATGAAGAACGCGCTTGACAAGCTCATAAATATCAAAGCTTTCGCCACATTGAGTGTAGCAATGGAACAAGCCGCTCTCCTGATAATAAAAGAGCTTGTAGCTTCCGGTATGTGCGGGGTTATGACAAATGGTCTGAAAAATCAAATCACCATTCGCTGTAGCTCTAGGAGGGTCACTGCCTAAAGCTGTGACCAGTTTAATGATTTCAGGGGTTGAAAATGAACGCTCAAACTGCGTTCTGATCATTTTGATTCACCCCTTACCAGACAAAGGTTTCGGGGTCGGTATTCACGGGCTTTTCTTCCTCAGTTTCGTCAAGGATGGTTTCAATACTGGTGTTTTCCACATCCAAACGTTTATAATTGCGGTCAGTTACAAAAAGATCAGTCGTGCGGAGAGTGGCATAATCAAAATGAAGAAATAGTTTTACATGGTTGAGCTTGCCACGTCTGACTTTATAGATGTGATATACAAGATTAGGCGGTTTGTAGAACGCCTGAGCCATAATGGATTTTGTGGCTTCAAGATCTTTTTCTGTCGGCTCAAGAACTACATAGCCAATATCGACTTTGTCCGCTATACCCTTAGCACCGCGAATGAGACTTTGATCAGGATCCTTGCAATTCTTCCAGTCGCCGCTCGCCTGAGTGGATGTATCGATATGGATATTCAATCGATTGCAAAGAGATTTCATGCGATCAGAGAACATAACGAGCACATTATCTTCACGAATGTTGACGCCTCTGGTTTTTTGTGCGATCTCCATAAGGATCTTGGTAGAAGAAAAGATGTAGTCAAAGTAGAGATGAGAGATCATATGCTTGCGCTTATAGGTACAGGCTAGATTCTCAATGTCGTCTACATTGAACTGAGGGATATGTTCGATCCACAAAGGAGCCTCGGAAACGATTTGGATTGCTTTATCTACACGTTCTTCTTCGCCGGGAGCATATTTGCCATCGAGGATATGTTCTTCAGGCACGCATGCAACATAGGCAAGGATCATGGTTTGAACTTCTTCTGGTTCAAGCTCAGTGGTGATGTAGAGGGTTGGTTCGGCGCATTTGGTTTTTACCCAACGTTTAAGATCGGGGTCATAATACTTTGAAATGGCGCCTAGGCAAGCATCTGAAAGAGAAAGGCGGGTGTTGTGAGTGACGATGTAGTCAGAACTCACATACAACGCATCTTCGTTATCGACTGTAAGGCAAGTCATATCTACATATCGGTCTGTAGGAATGATGTCTACAATGGCGTTGTAATCCTTATAAGAATCTCGATGAGATCTTGCTGCATACGCTTCAGCAATTGTTTTTTTCCTGGGAAGCTTAAACAGACTGGGCTTTAATGCGCGTGGACACTGAATGTATATTACGAAACAAACGCCGGACTTATACTTTGCTCTATTATCGAGTCCGGGGACGGCAGTCAGGCCAAGGCTTCTACAAAGGGACAGCATACAATCCTTCATTGTAAGGCTTGTTGTTGTGAAAGAAATTCTCCCCTTGTTTTCACTGTCGATATGGCCGTCTGTATCCAACAGCCCACGCAGCAACTCGAAGCGTTGCTCTACTGAGCCCATGAGATAGTCGCCAGGGATATATTTTTCTTCCGAGTATGCACCAGATAGATTAGGATATTGTGCGACTATATCTGCCACATGAATATTTTTACCATCCTTCTTAAAATAGTAAGAGTAATTGTTGCAATTAGGTTTGATTACATCCCATTTCATTACTTCGCCAATATGGGTGGGGAGGATACTATCTTCTGAAGAATAATAAAAAGTATTGCTTCGCTCGCTTGTTCTAAAGCTTCCGTCCCCCAAAAATAGCCCCATAATGTAAGGGGGAATCAAAAATTCTTTTTCTGGATGTTGGACGGGCTGGCACAAAGGAACTCTGCATTTAAAAGTGCCTCCAACGCCCTCTCTCCAATGCCCAGAATAGCGCTCTAAAATTTGAGCCGTTGTTTCTACGCGATATAATTCGGGATTGTGTCGGTCATAATAGTAAAACCAAAGATGATCATCGCTACATTCATGCATACGACCATCGTAAAACTTAACTTCGTATACACGTTTTTTATGTGGTTGATGATGCACGGCAAGAACTTTCGTAGGCTTGCCATCTCGGCCAAGCAAAACATCGCCTGGTACCATATCTCCAATTGCTTTCCATCCCTGATCATATGTTGGAATCATCGTATAATCAGGGGCACATTTTCCTAGGCCCGAGGGCGCCGTCCTCAGATAAAACTTCTTAAGTCTTCGGCCTCTGCAAATGGTAGTAAGCTTTTTGGAGTTCATTGGCGCTCCCATCTCAGGACGCTCCATGAGAGACTTTTTCAGCTCTACCATACCTTCGGCAGCCTGTCCACCAACTCGTCCGCCAACGTTGGAAAATTCGCTTTTGATTTCAGACAGCTTTCCTTCATAAAAAGCGAAGATGTCTTCAAGTGAACTATTATCCAGCTTTTCTCTGGCAATCTTCTGTACAGATGGGTCTGCAGAAGTGTTATTGTAATACTCGCCAACATCAATGCCAGCCTTCACCAGCTTATTCAGAAGAGAATACTTTTTAAGTGTTTTATAATGAAGGGTAAAGTTGCCATCCGCCATCGTATTGATCAGTGCATTGATATAAGCCTGACCACCATTAGTGGTGAACAGATGGTAGTGTTCTGGATAATTGGAAATATACTCATCAATGGACATGACGTTGATATTTTCCGCGCCATTCAGAGACAAATTAGCAATAGCCGTAAAGACGATTTTATGAAAACGCTCAGGAAAATCATCGGGCGTTAAATGAAAACGTTCGTCCATAAACAAATACGGATTTTTGATAAGCTCTCCAAGGACATGGAGAGTAACAGCTTTATCTTGAATCAATTCTGTTTTGGGTATTGTAAATCACCACCTAAACATCTTCCATTCGGAATACACAGGGGAGAGGAGAAGGCTTGGTCTGATAAGGAAGTACAACAGCTTCATCCTGAACAACAACGCTTTTGTTATATTCATTGGCTTCATTGGAAAGTGACCAAAAAGCAAGCGCTTCATCATAGATATAGGGGACAATACCGATGGAAGGAGATTCCGGCTCTGGTATATTGTTGGGCAGGATATCAAAGAAATACCGCAAGGACAAAAGAATGTTTTTATAAGAATACCCACGTTGAGTATGAAAATCATTGATTTGCTTATTTAGCAATGGACTTAAACAGGACAGGCCATACAAAGAATAAACATAACTGTCAAGCTCATCCCGATCGGGATCCATGCGAACCATAGATGCAGAAGCCTTCTTTTGATCTTTTGCTTTTGCCGCGGCTTTGATTTCTTCTAAGCAAGCTGCGTGATAATTCTTGGAGCGATATTTAACGTTTTGTCCACTAAGAATAGCGTTTCCGCATTTTGCACAAATCATACCGTGCACCGCCTAGCAAGGCCAACATGTTTGTAAACGGCTGAAAAGGCCTCTTCTAAGGTTGCATAATCAGAAAGATTACCAACTTCAGTAAAAGACCACATACCTATTTCTGCTTCTTCGCCATCCTCCGTAACAATGTCCAAAAATCCGCCTCGTTTTTCTTTTTTTACGTAGCAAGGGAAAAAGGTGTTAAATTTAACGGAGCCGTGATATCCAATGGTGTTTTTATACATTGCGCTTTCCCCTTTGCGGGGTCGGGGAGTGTTACCCCGACCCCAATATTTTTTTAAAGCTTCAAATCCTTCAGATCGGAAAGGATAACTTCCAAAATCTGTGCCTGCTCAGGCTGAGCATCCATAACGCCCTTACCCTTGCCAAGATAAGACTCGATGAGGGCTTTATACTCCTCGATACGGCCAGCGGCGTTCATCTTAAGTGCGATCTCCTTGATTGCTTCCTGAAGCTCAGCAAAAGTAGGAGCGGGAGCATCTGTAAAAGGAGCCTGCTGTTCAGCAAAGGTTACAGGCGCGGCACCATCCAGCTCAAGCTGCTTGCGCTTTGCTTCGATAATAGCGGCACAAAGCTTTTCAGCAGTGACCTGTTCAATGTAAGGAACAATCTGCGTATAACGAGAACGAGTATGATACTGCGTATTGGGGGCGAAATAAATCGTGGAGAACACAGTGCGGCCATTCTCATCAACGGGGGCGGCTCTCATATAACCAATGACATCCACATCGTTGCAGATGGGCTCAATAGCACGCTTATCGCCGGAAGGATACATCTTGGTATACTTCTGCTGAGTGCGGGGGTCTACCTCATCGCGATAGCCGCCGTCATGCGCGATATACACAAGGGTGAAGCCAGCAAGGCGGAGGGCACGAGTGGCACGGCGGAACTCACGGCCAAACTCGGTGTAGGCATTTACGGAGCCGTCCTTCTTGCCATCAACGGTATAGCGGGTTTCGCCGAGAGACTGGATACCAAGCTTTGCGCAGACAAAATCGATACAATAGTCAGCCATAACATCAACCGTATCAAGAATAATGGTCTGAGCGACTTCGTGTGCTTCAGCGGTGGTCGCAGGGGAAGTGGCCCACTTGACAAAAGCGAGGAAATCCTTCCAGCTCTTCATGGGATAATACTGCTTGCCCTGCATACCCGTAATACCACTTTCAAATGCAAGGTAGTAAGACTTTGGCATGTTGACTGCGACAGGGGTCTTACCAGTGCCATTAGCGCCCCAAATAAGGATAGCTACACCTTCAAGATCGCTGGTGATCTGAGAAACAGGAGGCTTGCCAAAATGATAATCTGCCATTCCATTTACCTTCTTTCGTAATTAATAAGAGAAATCATTGATCTTTGCCATAGCCGCGGCATTGTTGTTCATGGGCATTGCGGGGGCAGTTACAGGAGTCATAGCAGGAGACCCATTCTTACGCTCCTTAGCCATGATCCTGGGGATGGTTTCGTTATTGCGGACAGCCAAAGCAGCCATAATCGTTTCACGAGAGTAGGACTTGACGTCTTCTTCGGAATAGGGATTCCAGCCGCCCATGATTTCCAGTTCATTGATATAGGTGCGAGCCTCCATCTTGCGGCCAATGCCAGCCTGATTAGAGGTGGTGACATGCACGGTGTTGATCAGGTCGCCATTAAGCATGGCCGTCTGGCCAACCTCGTAGGTGTTTTCAAAATCTGCAGCAAGATTCTTGCCGACAACGAACCTCTGAGGCAGGATCGCACCGCGGTACATGGGCACATATACATCGACGAGCTTTCGTCCGGTTTCTTCGCTATTCACAATCTCATCAGTGATCTTATCGATATAGCATTCAACCTCAAAAGTAGCGCAGGGATTAAAGTCAGTATCTACTCGATTGAAATAATTGCTGGAAATAGACACGCGGCTGACAAAGCCATTCTGGCCGTTATACTCATTACGTCCAAGGGTGGCGTTAGTGACGGATACCTTTGTGCACTGGGCCATAGCAGTCGCAAGATCGTAGCCCTTTTCAAGTAGAGAAGCCATATCCACATATTCATTCATCACAGTTACAATACCGGGATAAGCCTTGTTTTCCTTAAGTTCACCTGTATTGGAATCCTTGATATACTGAGCGGCATACACGTTGATTTCATGATCTGCTGCGGGGGGAATGTGAAGCTTTAGAGAGCCACGGATAACGGGGTGATTGTTCTGGTCTGATACGAGTTTCAGATCCATTTCCTTAAGATAGCCTGTAATTCTTACACGATTCATAGCCTGGCGAAGAGTAGTATTATTCTGATTTTCCATTTAATGATTCATCTTCTTTCTGTTTGTTTTGCTCAATATAGTCTCTGATACATTTTTCATAGGCTTCATCATCATCCCATGTATCGGAAATGAGGGGCTCAATAGGTTCACGCAAGAGTTCCCAATTAACACTTATCTGTTCATCCGGTTCCACTTCTCCCCTGAAATGAGTTGGGAGACTTTCTTGGATGCGCTTTACATATTCATTTGCGGTATTGTAGGGATAAACGATATGCAGATCATAGTGTCCATGGAGAGGAAAAACATAAGCCAAAAGCTTCCCGCAATGGGGGCAATACAACGAGGTGCCAGTCCATTCCAAAGCAGTCAAATGCTTTGTGCAAAGATTGGGAAATAAACGATGGCAGAGTTTTTTGAGTGAGAGTTTCATAGAGCACCGCCAATAATAGTTAGTTTATAAGATTTGAAAATGAGCACAAAAGGCGGTGCTCTGCTTTGAATTATCATAAGCAGAGCCTCCTAAGAGTTTTATTGATTTTTTGAGGTTATCTTTCTAACGAATCGTTTTTAACATTACGAGCGTATTCGAGGAATTTTTGGAACTCAATTTGCTGGATGCTTGTTGGGGCATTGTTGTCACGCTTTAGGAAATCCATAAGTATGCCTGAGAAATTTGGTGTATAAGCCCAAGGGAGTTTATAAAGCTTCCAATGCGTATAAGCGGCGTGATACATAGCACTCAAACGAATGGAACGCATGGAAAGGTCCAAATTGTTGGCTTTATTGATCGCCTTAATAACACGGCCAATCCGCATGTTCAGAGACTGGCTATTTAGCGAGATTTTTTCTCCAGCTCGCTTACCCGCATTTTCAGCAATCAACAGGGGAGCACAACTTAAGTGGTTGTCTAAACGGTACTGATGAGCTTCCTTCCACAGCAAATAAATAATATTAATGATCTTTTTATTGGCAATAGTGAAAAGCACTTTAGAATCAGCTTTGTCATTAGACATAATCAGAATTTTTGCAATCATAGAAGAATCTTCTGGCGCAGAAAGCAAAGAATCATTGTCGTCAAAAAATGCAATGTCAGATTCAGAAAGGCTCACCAGATCATCCAATTGCAAACCAACCCAAATAAAAACCAAGCAAGCCTTATTCAAGAATTTTGCTTTTTCTGTAACACGCTTTTGGTCCTGAAGGTTGTCTGCAAGAGCAATAAGATCGTCTACAGTGCTTAGATATTTACGCAAATTTTGGTGGGCAAATATCTCGGAAACCTGCTCTATTTCCATACGCTGATAAGGAGAAAGAGGGAGGGCTAAGATATGCTGTTGATCAAGCCATGTATAATACGAGCGGATTAATCCGTCATACTGCTTGACCATTTGAGGCGATAAATTGGTGAATTGTTTATAGACCTCAACCCATTGATCCTTAGGCAGAGTATCCCAATCGTATCCCATTTTGTGAATGATGGCTTCAACGTTGAGCAATAGGGATGACCTTCTAGCTGAGTTTTCAGAAGTCGCCTCAAGATAGTCCCGAACCGTCATTCTCATTTTCCTTTCAGAAATATTATAGGAGATCCGAGATTATTATATCACATATTAGTTATTTTGTAAATGCTCTTTTTTAAATTTTACTTATGTTTGGAGTAAAACAATAATAACCATTAATAGGACAACTGTGACGATGGGGACAATCAGAATCGTTAGAACAGTATTCACAAGGGGAAGCATTTCTGTCAGCGAGGTGAATGGCAAGTTGCTTCATGAGATCATAAGCGTTCTGCAGGCGAAGATTGTCTCGTTCAAAAGCGAGTGCTGCCGCACGAGTTTCCATATAGCTGGAATGCTCAAGGCGGAGCTGTTCTTGCAATTTTTCAATCTCGTCTGCCGCAAGTTTTTCAAGGTTATCGCACAATCCCTTGTGGTATTTAAGTTGACAATCATCACAGCTCATTTCCTGATGACAATGCCTGAGGCAAGCAACTACATCGACATCAACATTAATATTTTCTTCCATAGCATGCTCCTTATTCAAGTTTTCGCAATGGATTATCCATGTTGCCCTCAGAAAATGAAACCTGGTCTCCAATTTGCAAAACGGCAAAAACAGAAATGGGAACCCGATAATCCATTAGGAAAGGGTGGCTGAAATTCTCTTTGAAGTACTCAACAGTTACAATGAAATACTTGGGATTTTTGATTTGAAAAGGTTTGGAATCTTTAGACGCCCATTGCCAATAAGATGGCTGGATTCTTTTGTCAACAACTGTTCCAACCATTTCACCGTTCTTGGAAAGACCGACCGTTGGCAGGATAAACATACAGAACAATAAAGCCAAACTAACAATTCTCTTCATGCATTACCTCAAAGCATTTCATCATGCTGATCATTTTCTTCTTCGTGAAGAAGCGAATAAAGCGGTGGGCGGTGCTTTCCTTCTTTGTATCCACAAACGGGACACTCGCGTTCTGCTTTACGGGGTGGGATCTGAGCTGAATGAATAATGGGAAGTTCCATCAAACGCTTCTTACACATATTGATAAGTCTGCGTTCTGGTTCCAAAGGTCTTGACATGATAAGCTGATCCAGCTCTCTCAGGGCGTCTGTTCGGTTGATGAAGGTAAGCGGTTCATTATACATTTATACGCCTCCATTTACACTATAAGCACGAGCACGTTTTTCCATCTGTTCTCTTTCAAGCTTTGTCCAGTTGATCCAGCCATAAATACAATTGGCCGTCCAGCCAACATACATGGCAACCATAGACCAGTTCCCGGCAACCCACCACAGCTTGATGCAAAGCACATCAATGATCAGCCACCACAGCCACTGCTCACGATAGCGGCGAACCATGAGGATTTGTGCGAAAATAGCCATGACATTGGTAGCAGCGTCTGTGTAAGCCTGCGCAGAACCAATAAGAGTGAGAATATGACCCATGGCGATTGTAGCAATGACGGTGCCAATGATAGACAAGAGCCACTGAACAGGTGTAAAGACCAGAGCAGAAACGTCCTGAGTTCCATCCTCGTTGGTTTCCATGTTAGACTTCCAGACGAAGATGCCCCAAATCATGGTAACAAAGTACCAGAGGTTTTCAATGACTTCACCATAAAAGCGATTCTGCCATGCGAGAACCAGATAGGTGATCGTCTGTGCAAAGCCGATGAAATAGAAAGCCAGCTTGCCTTTGGCGCAGAGCACAACAGAAATGACGCCAGCAATACCGGCAATGATATTCAAAGGAGAATCAGGAACGATACAAAAAACAACGATCTGCAAAGCGACCATTGACCACAAAAAAATCTTTTCAAAAGCGCTGTAACCCGTCCAGAAGGTACGGAGAAACCAAGACGAAATAGCCTTCATCGATTCATTACCTCTTTTACATAATCAACAATAGTCATGAAGTTTTTGTAGTAATCGCCGCCATTCAAAAACACGACGCGATCCATAAGACCAGCATATTCCATATGACAAATCAGCTTATTCAGCAGCTCGTTTCTGCTGCCGATATCGGAATGATGCATGAAGCGGGTGTGATCATCTACAAAAGTATTTTTAGGAACGAGACAGAAGATCTTATCCCATCGCGATTTCTGCGTTAACTCATCCGCCATAGCGGCTACACGCTGGTACTCTTCAGGAGTGATAGCGCAATGGGGGTCTTCGGAATACATTTGAGCATACATTTTGGTGACAAGCGAATCTGTATCAGCGAAGAATACACCATGGTTGCCAGGGCTATTGATGAGCTGTTTGTTCAAATGATACTGGCCTTCAAGGAAAGCCATAAAATCTGCGCCGTCCAATTCCCAATCAGCAACACAGGATTCTTTCATATAATCCCTTGCCCATTCATAAGAACAGGGGGCATTGAAATACTTGCCAAGATCTTGAACAAGAGTGCTTTTGCCTTCTGAAGCTGTACCAGTGATTAGGATATTATGACTGAACACTCTGCGGAAAGGAGCGGCAATCTGATCCCAATGCTTAATAGGATTCTGACGGATCATGGTAGCGCAAATGGGATTAGTGGCTTTGCGATCTACAAGAATGACGTTCTCATCCCACATGTCTTTCAGATCGCGAGCATAGTTTTCATCGCCAACATACCAGCAGCGGTCAAAGCCCGTAGCAGCCATATACCAAATGTTCTCAAACTCGTCCATCCAAACAGGCCAACCATTGGGATACTCTGCAATACCAAGTCTTGAATCATTAATAGAGTAAACGGCTACTTTGTCATCATCTGCAAAGAATTCGCGGACATAACGATAGCGCTTGGCATGGGGCATAAGGGGTTCGCCTTTATCACCATCATAACCACAGACGATGACCAGGCAACCTCCCTCATTTTCTTTTTTGGCCCTCATGATCAGATCCAAATGCCCCTGATGGAGTGGGGCAAAGGAGCCAAAGACAATTCCCACTTTTCCTTCAAGGGGCTTCTGATAAGCATGAAAAGAAGTCATATAAACCTCCAATTGACAAATATGGTAAAATAAAAATTGGTACGGTGCTCCGCGATGGGAGAATGGGCCTTCATAGATCATCTTGGGTAGCTACTGCCTTAGACGACTATGAAAGGAGTGATGCATATGTTAGAGCATGTGAAAGTAATTTACTACGTCGGTAAATTTGTTTTTGATATGATTTCAACATGTGTGCTTGTCCTTACTTACGTAAGAAACAGCAAAACAGCCATGAACTGACTGGCAGTTAGCTATGTTCAATGATCGATAAGTGGGCTATCCATCGCAGGCACCGTACCTTTATTGAAACCGCAAGGCGGGATCAATCTATACCAAGGACGTAGTGGATGAAATTCTCGCGGCCGATGGAGTCAATAGCTTTTTTGCAATCCTCTTTTGTAGAGAAATAAGTTGATTCTCCAATGGCTTCGAGATCATTTTGAAACATAAAGCTATCAGAAGGGATATCGTACCAAACACTCCAATTAGCCCCTCTATTAAGAAACGGTCTTCCCATAGCACGATACATAGCTCGGTACTTGGCGCACTTGGCAGCATATTCACCTTCCGCGAGGGTTCGAAAACAATTTCCTGTTTCCGCGTAAGTTACATGCTCGGGATCTTGTGGACTGAAATTGCTTCGATAGCATACTTGGAAAAGAGTATTTACGAAACAAAAGGGCGAACCAATCTTTGGCCATTCTTTTGCTTTTTCAGCCTCAATAAGTTTCACTTTCAAAGTTTTAGCGAAGTTACTGTCCTTCATAGCTTCAGTCACAATGGCGTCAATGTTCATCGAAATCCTCCTATATAACCAATTGCTGAACAAATGGGGATAATGGGACTTGAACCCATACGCCGTTTGGCACCAGATCCTAAGTCTGGCGCGTCTGCCATTCCGCCATATCCCCTTAAGAAAAAGTCGAGGTGGTGGGATTCGAACCCACGCTCTCCACATCCCAAATGTGGCGGGATAGCCAAACTTCCCTACACCTCGATAAATAGCGATGGTGGGATTCGAACCCACGATGGCGCCTATGGCGCGAGAATTATTCAGTAAGACACCTTACAACTTAGCACCTTGGCCTTGAGCGCAGTTCTGCTACTACCCTTACTGAGATCGCGACTCTTCTCTGCTTCGTCCACTTACATACATCGCCGATGCCCGTACTCTTACAACCGGCGGCTTAGGCAGAAGAAAGTGCTCTGTGAAGTAGATTCTTCTGCTTTATGAGCCACCCAGGCATGGTATAGAGCTTTTGTTTATCGGTACTCACAGGTACTCTAACCACCGTGTTTTCATTTCGCTTCAGCATTTACGCATTGGCAAGGAAAAACATAAACCTCTGGGCGCGGGAGATGGATTTGAACCATCGATCTTCAGCTCATGAGGCTGACGAGATACCACTTCTCTATCCCGCAATGTGGTGGCTCTACGGGCGAGGCCGTGCATGACCTCTATATGAGAGATTTCATCAGGCTATCTTCTTGGCGTTTCTATCAACGTCTATTAATGCACGCCAGTTGCGATCTGGCTGTGGCCAATATTTTTACCTGACTACTTGCGCACATATACTGCACTACCCATAGAGCGTGGTGGGACTGAGGGGAGTCGAACCCCTGGCACCCTGATTAAAAGTCAGGTGCTCTGCCAACTGAGCTACAATCCCATGTTGTCTCGGATTACGCGCCGAGTCGCGAGGTGCTGCGTGATAAGGAGCGTCGCAATTATGTGCCTTTCGGCTGGTGCGGCTGGTGGGATTCGAACCCACAATCCCATAGGGCGGGAGATTTTAAGTCTCCTGCATATGCCGTTCTGCCACAACCGCATGTAATACCACGGGTGGGATTCGAACCCACAAACGCCTGATTTTGAGTCAGGATGATATGCCAATTCTCTACCGTGGCACGATTGTGGCTTCCTTTCGGTAACGACGAGCCACGCGCCGGTAAAATCATTACTTCACTTCATCTTCAATATCAATACCGTCAACAGTGATCAATGAACTTCCGCCAGAAACCTTGGGCAGTTCACCGTTCCATTGATCGTACTTGATTTTCTCAATCAACTCGCTCGTGAGAGAAGAGGCAATCTTCTTATTGGCTTCAGCCTCAGCCTCTGCCGCAATCAAGAGTGCCTCAGCTTCGGCTTCTGCGGTAATAATAGCCTGATCTGCCTTAATGCTAGCTACATTCTTATCTTTTTCAGCCTGAATACGGGCAGTTTCGGCTTCAATACCCGCCAACTCCTGTTCCTGCTGAGCATTAACCTTCTTCTGGATGGCAGTAGCGGTCTCTTCATCCACAGTGATTTCCGTAAAGTTGACAGTATCGATCACGATACCATAAGCATCAAAGCGATTACGAAGGTGAGTGTCCAACTCTGCGTTAATCTCAGTACGTTTGTCGCCAAAGATATCAGTTACAGGATACTTGGCTGTGACTTCCTGTGTCCATGCCTTAACTTTGGGCTTAATAAAATCGTTCTTAACTTCGACGCCGGACTTACCCTTAAAGCGAATGAACGTTTCAGTAATGCGCTCGCGATCAAAATAATAAGAGAATTCCAAACTAACACGCACAGACTTACCATCTGAAGTGGGCACGGTGAAAGACTCATCCTTGGGGGAATCACCCTCGTTAGCAGCAGTCAGATAAGACTGCTCAACACCAATAGAGTAAGTAGTAACCGATTTCATGGGAGAAACCACATGGAAACCCTGGTCCACAACTTCATCGCCGACACCGTTGCGCATATTGTAGACCACGCCAACATAACCGGCAGGGATGCGTTCCGTACAGCCAAGAACCACGATAAAAGCGATAATAATTACAATAGCAAACAAAAATGCACCAAGCTTACCTTTTGTCATTCAACAGTCTCCTTTGTTCCAGTTGGGTTATTAAGTCCATGAGAATTTTCTTCTGATATGGAAGAAGCAGTTGTGGGTTTGTCATCCATGTTATCCCGTGCATCTTTCCATAAGCGATGAGCCAAGCGGCCAAGAGGTCGGTATAGACACGAGAAGAGGAGCCACACGAGCGCAAGCCCGAGGATGACGAGAAAATAGAATACAGGCATTTGTTCTCCTTTCAAAAAGAATAAATAACCCCAGCGTCCGTAGAACATCGTATGCATCCGACTGGTTTCTAACGTACACAGAAGCAAGGTAATTACTCCCCACTGCTTATGCCGTCATACTACCAACTGGGGGCTGGCGAGCGATTAGGGATTTGAACCCCAGACCTACGGCTTAGAAGGCCGTTGCTCTATCCGACTGAGCTAATCGCCCATAATATCTCCCGATCAGCGCCGTTATGCGTTTTATGTTCATTCACATAAAGGGTTGCGCCACACAAGTAGAAGGATCTACCCGTTTCCTTTTGCAACAGAGCGCTCTGAAACTTCCTTCGGCACCGATGGGGATTTGGAGCGGCAGACGGTAATCGAAACCGCGTCTTCGGTTTGGGAAACCGATACTCTAACCATTGAGCTACTACCGCATATTGGCTGAATTAAGCAATTGAACGATAATCTTTTGTATGATAGGGTAGACCATACTTTTTGCACCATTTCCGTACAGTGTTATCTATGACACCGTAGCGTCGAGCAAGTAACGTGAAATTGCCATGGTTTTCAATAAGAAGCTGGCTAAGTTCTTCTTTTGTCGGCCAATCAACTTTCTTTTTGCCAACATGCGCACAGTGGCTGCACCTTTCTGCTAAACGAGTTATTTCCGCACCGCAATCTTTACAGTAATAAAAGTGTTTAAAATGATGAGACTTATTATTTCTTCCAGCATAAGTTCTTGTTTGCGAGTGACAATTAGGACACAACCATCGGAGATTGTCTAAAGTGTTGTTCTTATTATTTCCATCTTTATGGTCGAGCTGGAGAACGAGAGGTCTTCCATTCCATTCACCTTTATGACCACAAATTGCACAGACATACTCAACGTTTTCCAACTCACGGAAGCGTCTTTTTATTGCATTTACAGAAACGCCGCTCATTTCTGTAAAAATTTCTTCGTCCGCATAAACCTTATGGCTTTTGTTTTGATAAAGAGGTGGTTTAATACCGTATTCTTTAAGTCGCTTTTTAACGACAGCGTAACTGCCCCCTTTATTTGACTTATAACCAAGATTGTTAATTAATTCTGCCATTGACTGACTATTAGCGGCAATCTGTGCAAGCTCTTCTTTTGAATAACGATCAACTAGTGCAGCTATCTTACGCGCCCCCCATTAAAAAGCAAGCCCGCTTGGATTTGAACCAAGAATGAAACCGTCAAAGGGTCTTGTGTTGCCATTACACCACGGGCCTATGAGAGGTCTGTTACCAGACCCAATGTCTACTTTTTAAGCTCAGAGAAGAACTTAATCAGATAAGGCTCATCTTCTTTATTCATACAAAAGACTTCATAATATTCGCCATGCTCATCACACAGACGTCCAATGGCAATATACTGAGAAAAGGTGGACTTGAGGTTAAACTCCTCAGTACCATCAACAGAGCGAATGACTACATCGCCCTTGCACTTTTTGACGGCTTCCATAAGGGAATTAACATCCTTTGCGTTTTTAAGAAGCATAAACAACCTCCTTTCTTTGGTAAGAGTAAAATGGGCCTACAAGGATTCGAACCTTGAACCGACTGGTTATGAGCCAGCTGCTCTAACCGTTGAGCTATAGGCCCGTGTGGCGGAGAGTGTGAGATTTGAACTCACGGAGGTGTTACCCTCGCTGGTTTTCAAGACCAGATCCTTAAGCCACTCGGACAACTCTCCAAACCGGGGCTGCGCATTACAGGCTACGCAGCCAAAATATAAGTTTGTTCATCCTGTACTGAACGGGTGATTTGTGATCCTACGGTATACTATCCAGCCTTTTGTGAAATGGCGGCGCTGTACATAGATGAGTTCATCGCTCCTGATGACGACGATAGAATGACCGCTTAAAGGCGAAGAGGAAACCGCCGATCACATGGTGGAGCTGAAGGGTTACGATCCCTCTGCCTCCTGCTTGCAAAGCAGGCGCTCTGCCGATTGAGCTACAGCCCCATGAGGAGTGGATTACCACTCCAGAATTTCAGTTACAATAGGCTCTGCGACGAAACAGGAAAGTTCGCATGCGACTTTAACAGCTTCATGTTCATCATGCCCAAGATGGAATGCGGCCATAGCGAAGTCTTCCCCGCAGCCTATAGCGGCGAAATCTTTCACTTCGCATACAAACAGACCATGAATTTCAAACAGCTTGTTTTTATAGGCGAGCAAATAGTCGTTTTCCGCTTTGGCCTCGCCGTCATATTCCTTACGCCATTTGGTGAATTCGATCATATGATCCAAGATAGCCTTCTCACTTGCATCGGCAGGATTGTGAGTGGTGATGTAATGCCAGAAGAGGCTGGCTTCCTGCGCGGATCCCGCACTGCCGACAACGATACCATTCTCCTTTTTAAGCTTGGTAAAATTACCTTTGGTATCTTTTGTCCAGCCATGGACAACAATGCTGTCGGCACTCATAACGATCTTATTAGGGTAAACCTTCGCACAAACGACGCTCATATATTGAACCTCCGTAAGATTTGTTAAAGGGGAGGGGCGCTTAGATGGTGCTATGTTCAGCAACGAAAGCAACCACAGCGCCCCACTGGAGCCCGGATAGGCGGCCAGCCGAGCTTATAGCTCTCACAAAGAAAGGAACCAAGGCACCAGGCCTTTGGAGTGGCAGACGGGATTTGAACCCGCAAACAATCGCCTTGGAAGGGCGATGCTCTACCATTGAACTACTGCCACGCACAATTCCCGCTTATTGACCGAAAGGGGAATGTGGCGAACGGAGTGGGTTGACCAGACCCTACATGAAAGAGGTACCACCAGTGCCTAACCTGGCAGTTGGAGCCGGTGAAGGGACTTGAACCCCCAACCTGCTGATTACAAATCAGCTGCTCTGCCTTCTTGAGCTACACCGGCATGAGGAAGGCTAAGGCCTCCCGCGTTTTTTGCCTTCGTCTGTGAGGCAGAAGTGGAACAGTGTATCATTCACCTTTTCTCTGAGGAAATCTGCAGTCTTGAAGCTCAGAGGAGGAAGCTCGTCCAGAAGCGCTTTGCGGATATCCGTCATTTCCTGATCCCAGGAAGCGATCTCGCTTTCTACAAAATATTTAGGAAAGGACTCGAGTTTCAGGCTGATCAGGTATCTGCGGTCTTCCTCTTCGGGAATGAGATACAAGCCATCGGCTGCTCTGAAACTGCGAAGCATAACGAGGAGACGATACAAATGAGACGCGCTTTTTCCGTCATAGCCTGTGTCGGGGTGATCAGCCTCTTTTGATTTCATACCAGATTTGATTTTGATAAAGCTTCCACAAAGCGCTTTTACGAAAGATGGCGCCAGATCTTTAAGGAGGCTATACCGCTTTTCCAGGATCCACTCAAACAAATCGATGTTTTCATCAACGATCAAGTAGTAAGGCGTATACAGAGCTTCAATATAGGAAGGATTGCATTTGATCACGGCATCCATGAAAGCTCTGATATCCTTCAGGTCGATAAAGCCATTTCCATAATGAAGAGAAGTGGAAAGCGGGGCTCCGCCTGCAACCAGGTCTTCCAACCTTGGGAGGATGACGCATTTGAAATCAAAGTCTGACTGATACTTGTCTGAAGAAATATCCAGACCATAATTCTGACTGCCAGCCAGGCATACGAAGATGGGATGATACCCAAGGCTTCTTACATAAGAAGCGGCCTCGTTAAGTTCCTTGGAGTAGTTTTTAAGCATTTATGAAACACTCCTTGCTATTACAAAACCTGATAGAAATACTGGAGATCAACCCAGCCTTTATCTTTGATATAGCCCCAACCGTTTACGATCCTTGCTACGGTAATCTGCTCGTTGGTCTGAACCCAACCAACGAATTTGCCTTCAGGTGTTTTGCGGAGCCTTACGCGTCCGCCAGAGGTGTTGACATATTTTGCAGAGTCCCTTGTTTCAGAAAGATAATCTGCACTGCACCAGACAGTTCCGGTTTCGCCGCCGTACACTTCAATCCAATTGCCATTGACATTGCCGGTAGGGTTAACGCTTTCTCCCCTGAAAAACCGAGCTTCTATTGCTGCGGTCTTGGAGGGCTCTGCTCGTCCATTCAGCTCAGTAGCTGTTACATACAGCTGACTACCCAGGGCGGTATTTACTGCGAAAATGGTAATTAGTGATATTATAAGTTTGAAAGAAGAGCAAATAAAATTAGTGGCGTTTTTCATAACGTCCATCTCCTTTGGTTGAGTAGTAGTCGCAGGACTCGGATAAGTCCTGCGGTACTATGGTGCTATCAAACTTTTTAGGATTAAAGCGATATGGGCATTTAGGCGTTTTGCATTCAAGGTTGTTGCAATACTCGGTAATTCGATCCGATCTGGATCTTGGTAGCGATTTCGCTTTCATGGTTTAGCTCCTTGCTACGATATTATAATATCACTAATAAATGATCTTGTCAACACTTTTCTTCGAAAATTTCAAACTTTTTTTGAGAGTCGATCCCGCCGAAATATACCCAGTGTTTTGTCTCCATATTGACCTCCAAGTGGATGGGCATGAGCAGATGAGCATAATTCAAAATGAGATGATTCTGCAGATCAGAAAGAGAGAAAACATGGTCTTCACACTTGGTTTTCATCAGTTCACCATCATCGCTGAAGGAAGTACTATAGGAACGCATGTGGAACATAACCCTTCCCATGCGGTACAGATCAACAATAACGTCTTCCAACTTGCTGAAAACAAGATGGATGATGTCATCCGTCCCATCTTTATAAAGGATATTTTTAATATTGGCTAAATGAGAATGGGCATCAGATTCATGCAAGGATGCATATGCGGCGCCAAGTGAAGTAGAGGCATGCTTTTTACCATCGGGAGTAATTGTGAGAAACTTAGAAACGTAATGCATGAGAACCGCCTCCTGAATCGTATATTATGTAACTGAATTCTCGCATGGTCTCGAGAAGTTACTGTTCATTTGCCTACGTAGAAATTATACCAAACATATGTTCGTATTTTCAATGCAAAAAATATGGTAATGAAAAAGCACCGCACGCAGCAGTGCTTTTTCATTACATGTGACAAATGACTGCGATGATGAAGATCGCGATCAAGATGATTCCGAGGATTGCCATGGGCTCTTCTTCTTTTTCTTTCTGTTTGCGCTCCTCGATGATTTCTGCGGCCGTTTTAAGATGAGGGGGATTTGCAAAGAAGCTTGTAAGATGCCGCTCTTTGGGAGGGATGCCCATGGCAGCACACCATTTCTGATATTCTTCAGAGATATTGCCCCAAGCAGGATTCCAGCCCATGATATCCCGGTCTACAAAAAGGTGAATGCCAAATGCAGGCTTATGAACACGATAGAGCCACTGATCTTTGGTATAGTATTCCTTCCACGACTCACTTGTCATGCGATTGGGAAAGAGATATCCAAGCGGCTGGTCGGGATATCTTTCACGCATCTCTGCAAGATTCCTGGAGGCCGCTGTGCCAAAGACTTTGGCATCGTGGATCTTCATCTGCTTTTGGATTTCCTGATAATGCTTTTCCTGACTGTGCTGTGAAGCGGCACATGCAATGCCTACGGCAGCCGCTGTGAACAAATCTTTTGCCATGGGATATCCTCCTAATGAACATCGGTCTTTTTAAGAACGTACTTAGGGACGTAACCATCCTCAATACGATTGCTGCTATGATTCATATGTTTCTGGATCCCAGTGAAATCACAGATGAAATCCTGGTCATTAGCCAAAAGCAGCTCTTCAAGATCGAGCGTGAATTGCTGATGGGCGGACACAAGATCCATCCATTGTCTGTGGTATTCGCCTTGATCAATTCCACAGACAACCGCCCGATCAAGAAGGCTTTCAATAAGACTGATCTCATACTCGCTGATCGACACAGTCTTAGTTTTGCGATTGCCGCCGATTTTTTTAACGATGCTGATAAGGTGGCTTAATACCATGTCTGCTGACCGCCTTTCTTATTAATACGGTAGCGCCTTACGCGCTTTCCCTTTCGATATCAGCGATTGCAACAGCCATTTTAAACTGGATCGCAAACAAGCGCATATATCTTTCAGGCTCGATCACATAAGAGGGGAGCTCAAAGGATTCAGTGCAGCCGTCCTTTGAGACGTGATACACTGTTTTGGTAATAAGGTCCTTCTTTACAACGAAGGTGAAGCCGTTTTCCTTAAACCACTTTTCAGCATACCGTTTGGCAAAGTTCTTTTTCTTCATGACCATTTCCTCCTTTGGATGTGAAAAGCCCCGCGAAGTCATCCCTCGCAGAGCTTTTAAGTGTAACGGATGGGTATAAAATTTTCATGCTATCATTATAGCAGGAAACGACATGAAGTGCAATAGGGAAAAACAATTTTTCTTTACTGATACACGTCAGAAATATAGACGCTCTTAGTGGGCACTTCAGGCCTGCAATTTTCAATTCTCGTGGGGAAATACACTGTATGGCCTCTATGGGACAGGACTTCAGCCACGATATCCGCGATCACCATGGGGTGGACGCCAAAGTCCTTTATTCTATTGGAGTCGTTATTACTACGAAGATATGTGGGCTTATTTAGCAAAACATCGATCAAGCTCTGTGCTGCTGTATCGATATCATCAAGCTGCATAAGCTGATCAGCAGAAAATTCAGGATAATCCTTGGACATTATTCTTCCTCCTCGTCGCTCTCAACTTTATAATCTTTTACTTCAATGTCCCAAATTGAGCAGCAATAACCTTCATCATTCAGGCCCTTCATAACAGCTTCTTCAGGGTTGTTTGCTTCTGCGCTAACCTGTACATGAACCATGGCATCCACATTATATATCTTCACTTGGGTCATCCTCCAACTCATCTTCAGTCATGCCTGCAAGTTCAAGAGCAGTTGAAAAAACTTTGTTTTTGGAAAGAGGCTCTCCGCAATCGACGGCACCCTCCAGAATCTTTTTAGCTCTCAGATAATGCTTTTCCTCAAACCCATCATCAAAAGACGTCTGGACAAAATGGGGGAACTGAGGAATAAGCATATCGGAATCATCATCAAGAATGACATAGGTTTCAAGCTCGATATCTCGATTCCGCTTCATCCAGCTGGCGATATCTTCGCCGCGGATCCCACCAACATAAGGCGTGTCGGAATGGATAGTCATGCCATACTGTGCCAAAGTTTTTACCAGATTTGCACGGGCAGAGGGGATGTTTCGCCACGAGGAAGACAGAACGATTTTAGCGCCAGTTTCCTGCACAAGTTTCTGGAGCAGAAGAAGGGAGGGTTCACAGAGAATATCATCCCTAAAAACAGGAATTCCTTTCTCTTCGTACATTTTCTTTGCCCATGTCATGTTGTTGAGGACGCCATCGACGTCAAGAAAAATAACTTTCATGATCTATTACTCCTTCCTTAATAAACCGCATGCCATGGATTATGGAGATTCCGTAAAATATCACCTCGTTCTGCCTCCAACTCTTCATGCATATCAGGGTCTTGTACGTCTAAATCCAATACTGTGACAAAAACGTCTTTTATGGTGCTATAAACATCGGTCACCATACCATTTTCAACGACGATTTTAATTTCTGACATAAAACATCCCTCACTTTCCAGCCATAGCCCTAAACAGCTCAGCAGCCATTGTCATTAAGCTATCAGCAGTAACATTGACATAATAGTGACACCCATTTCTGCACAGAACGATGATATACTCGTCGCCGGTGACCAGATGAGAACCATTCGTATCTCTGAGATCTTCACCATATTCAGGGCGTTCTTCATCGCAAACCACATACCAACAGCACGCAAGATCCGGGTTTGCTTTATGAAGAACATCGGAAAGACTTTGAACAAAATCCCGCTTCATATTATATACCTTAGTATTCAACTCACTCATGCATTTTCCTTTCCGGGAATCTTATTGTCCCATCCTTCAAAAAGCCCTTTTCTCATTTGCTCCAGCTCAAAATGGCGCCGTTGCGGCTAAGCCGCAGCACATCGCGCTGATTCCAGTTATGATCATTTGGATGCTGGATAATGACATCTGGATCAGCATTCAGATACTTCATATTTTTCTGAAGTATTGTGATCAGCTCAGAAGCTTTCAATCCGTTTCCTCCTTAAGCTTTGCATAGAAATCGCAATAGGTATGATCGAACCAATCATCTACGCGATCCAGAAACCACGGCTGATTCATCAATTCATCTTTTCCTTCATAGTTATTCCAGTTCAAGCCGCCCATACGGGAGTGAATATAAAGCACATTCTTCTGACCAGCATAACGATTCCAAACAGCAAACTGATGAAGGATATCTTTTCGCTGACGCTTCAAAGTATACTTCAGATTCTTGCGTTTCTTGCCATGAAAGCGATCCCAGCGGATGCCTACATATTCTCCGTCCTTTTTGATCAGGTAGCGATCAAGCTGACGAGTTATAGCATGGGAATACGTATAAACCGTGGAGTTGATACGACAATGACCACGAATAAAATAACGCGCTGCATCTACTTCGTTATCAGAAATGATGTTCTGAATCTCTTCATCTGTCAGAGGGTTTTCATTCTCCATAAGACGATAGCCGCGTAGCCGCGGGATAACGACTCCATTTTTCTTAGCGAGATCGGACAAAGAATCAATATTGACATAAGCGCCTAAATCCATATGAAACCTCCTTTGTTATGATTAGCTATAACCAAGCTCTTTATCGACAGCCACATCATAATGCACGTCGCCGGGAAGCTTGGCATAACATAAAGGGCATTCGACCATTTCTTTATTACTGGCATCGAAATATCGATTGCAAGATTCGCATTTAGCCCAAAAATGATTTTTCAGCCTTTCTGTGATATAGGACTGGGGTGTCTGCCCATTAAGGTCAGTAAACATGACCCCGCAAAGAAAGTCATCTCCATGCACAAGAGCCAGCAACTGGCTATGGCTCCACGCGCCTTTTTTATCAATGACGTAACAAGGAGTATGCATATATGTGCGATAAGCCTCGTCACTCTTGATAAAACTAGGCTCGGGTTCTTTTTCAGCTCCAAACTCCTCAATCAAAGCATCCGAGGCAAACTCGTCGATATCGAGCCAATAATCACCGTTTTCAGGATCAAACTTCTCCTCGAATTCTTTAGCCAAATCCACGCAGAACATGGCCAATTCTTTGCCGTCCTCAACCTCGATTTTTTCTTTCTCTTCAAGCAAGGCGGCGATCTGACCGATTTCAACTGCATTTTCCAGAAGACGGTCCATTTTTTCGTACATCTGACGGGCAGCTTCGAGCTCACCATGCACCATGTCAAGATGGGATTTGGCGATGTTGATGAGTTTGATTCTGTTTGCGATGTCCATTACTTGAGAACCTCCCCATAGTAGATTTCCAGCACGGCTTTCAACGCCCACGCTGCAATTTCCGTGGTGGCCGAACCGGTGCCAAATACTTCAGGCGGCGCTTTGGCCTTCACCATTTCTGTGAGCTTGTCCATATCCGAGATAGAAACTTTGATATCATCCTGAGAGTAGGGGCAGGCGGACTTGTCCGCCTTATCATAAAAAATGTGCTTAAAGCCAGGATACACAATCTCCGGATAGCTCCATTCAAGCTCACCGCCCTGTGCATTGATATAGAAGGAGGGATCGCCGTCATCGATGTTTGCATCACACTGAAAAACGAGATGAGGATAAGCTTCGGACAGGAGACGCATATCGTTCTCGATGTCATCCTGTGCGTGATAGGATGTGGTTTCCCATTCTGCGTATGCTTCATAGACGTTAGGGCATTCCGGCAGAAGAAAGAATTTTTCGATTCCACTTTTGAGAAGGTTGGAATTGGAAAGAGTGACATTGATTCTATCGATGTCGAACTGGACTTCGCCCTCGTCCAAACGCCTGAATTTGAGATTCCACGAAGAAAACTGGCCCATGATTAGCTCTCCTTTCCTGCAAAACGCGGCACAAAATAAAGATCAAAGGTTTTGGTTGCGCGGTTGATATGAGCGCCGATCTGCTGAACATCATGCATGAAGTCGGCGACGGCGGCATTGAGTAACTCTTCCAGCCGCAGATTGAAATGCTTGACCGCTGCCTCCAGATCCATCATCATGGTGATGCGGGAAGCGTAGTCGCAACGAAGATAAACGGCACGATCCACAATGCGCTTGATGAAAAGTGTCTGATCACGTTCGGACATGGGAAACCTCCTTACAGTTTGAAATCCGGATGCGCTTTCATGAAGGGTTCGATGATTTCTTCGATGGCGAGTTCTGCGGCGGTCAGATTGTTGAAATAGACTGTTCCAACTATTTGTTCACTTCTGCGGAGGTAAACCTTGAATTTCTTCAATGAATGTTCAAAACAAACATAGTATTTATTCTGATAAGCGTCGTTCCAGTCAATACACATACCACCATTCTCCATGGAGAAGCGCCACAGGAGACGATTCAGGGTTTCGCGATAAGCCTGCTGCTGAAGAAGATCCTTGTCGGTGCAGTAGTTGGCGATGTTGAAACGTACATCCGAATTTGATCCGCCTTCATGAGCATTCAGCACTTGCCCATAGGTGGCGATAAAAAAGTATTCGTCATCAACATCCGGCTTGTCAAAAGGACTTTTCTTCTTCACCTCAATCCCCAGTGCTTCAAGCTGCTCCGGGGTAAGATCGGCCTTTTTGCCATTGATGACGATATAATTTTCAGACATGATTAAGCCTCCTTAAAATATACATCAAGCTCTTCAGAGGAAATACGACATTCGTGGGTAGGTTCGTCGTCTTTACAATCGCCATACATACGCATGGCGAAAACATGATCTGATTCTGGATCCTCAATACTCTCTGCCCATGCAAGGAAGATTTCTTTTCCACCCCTCTCCAAGCGAATATCGATACCTGGATAATCAGGTTCGTTGCGGATATAAGCCTTTAGAATACCAAGTTCGGTTTGAATGCTTCCGCAAGGTTCATACATGGCTAACCTCCTTAATGATGTAGTTTTCAGACATGGTTATTCCTCCTCAGAATCTTCTTTCTCAAACACACAAATGGGGAAGACATCATAGTTGCCATTGTCTCCGCCGAGGAATTCGACCAAACGAGCCTGAGCATCCGAGGTAAGATCACCAAAATAAATTTCAAAAGTATTCATAATATCTCTCCTTAATCCATATTCACGTACCACCAGCCGGTGCAGCGATCCGTTTCGCCGTTCCTCTCATCTTCTTCCGGATCATAATAGCCGGTTACGATTGTGACCTCTTCACCCTGTGAGCGGTACAGGCTTTCAATGAGATCCGCTATAGCATCGGCGGCATCGCTGGAACGGCACATGATTTCATCGCCGTTATTGCACCAAACATCTTCATCAGAATGATCTGGAAGGCGATCTGCGATGATATTGAACCAGTTGACAGCATGTTTGGGTTTCAAAATTTCTTCGATCTTGTCCAGAAAATCAACCGCCTGGCAGTAGGTGAGGCCAAATTCCTGACTATCACTAAGCCCATTTTTTGCGGAAATGATTTCCTTGATTGCAGTAAGCTTTTTATTTGCGTTCATTTTTCCTCCTTAATGCTTGTGAAATACGACATCATGACCACTGAGTGCCCAGCATTTAGCCTGACATTCCATGCAATTTCCAGAGCATTCAATGGCATTATCAGGTACACGATCCTCGGTTCCATCCTGCATCCATGCAACAGGGAAACGGGATTTCAATTCATCTGGAATATCCATCCCCGGCCATGCAGAAAGAATGAGCAAGAGATTCTTAGGCAAAGGTTCAGTCAGCTGAGCAAGCAGATCAAACCGCTTGGTAAAGGCGAGAAAGCGTGTATCGGGGTGCTTTTCAGCTACACGGATCCACATTTTGAAATAGTCGAGGCTGAAGAAATCGCCGCCTACATGGATACGAAACAGCCGCGGGGCATTGGGATTATCAAAATACCAGTTGAGATAGCCTTCCGCTTCCCAAAGAGAATCTTTACAGGCGGCATAATTGGCGGATCCATATTCGCGCACTTTCTTAAACCTTTCACAATGACGGCGATAATAGCAGTCATGGTGACAGGTTTGACGTGCCTGTTCAGAACAGGTGATACCAGAAGGCAAAGAGAAAGAGGGGATCGCTCCCATTTTACGGTTGCCCTTGGAAATATGCAGTTTTATCATTTGTGAAGAACTCCTTGTAAAAGAACAGGTGCTATGATAATATTGAAATGTAGATTTTGATATGGCCTCAGTTTGGGTGTGCAAGACCCTGCTGAGGTCGCTTTTTATTTAGCGATCTTTAAAGAAATCAATGGAATTTCTCCGACTTTCGCAGATGTGAACAGCCTCTTCAATGGCGAAGTCAAGAGAGACACCGTACTTGTCCATCTGACGGCGTGCTTCATAAGCGATTTCCTCCAGCTGATCTGCAGGACATTTATTATCCAAATGTGCCTCAACATCAGCAAGGTCATAAATATGTTCCTGTTCTATATATGCCTTATACAGTTCTGTCCCCGTCAGTTCAAATTCGTGCTCGATGCCATTGACCACACGTTTGATTTTCATACATCAGCCTCCATTTGCAATATCCTGAAAATCGGGCGCAATAGGTTCATCAGTAAGAATGGAGATATACTCCTCCAGAATTTCATCAATATCGTCCTGTGTAAGCGACAGCTCCTCACGACCAAGATTCCAAGGATAGGAGGGCTGATAGATAAGGTAGGTTTCGCCATCAAAATCCGACGTAGCAGTGAACCAGATACCCTCACCCTCATGAATAGCTTCAACAAGAAGATCCGTAACGCCATAGGAGAAACACTCCTCAAGTGCTTCAAAATAATCCTTATGGGTGGGAGCAACGATTCCATCTTTTTCAAAAGCTTTAAGGAAGCGATTATGGATCATGGGGGCTTTTTGGAACAAATTGAGCAGCCGCTCAAAAGAGGTATCTTCTGCAAGAGTAGAAGTACAGACGCCATAGCCGTAGTCATGCCAAGTCTTATAGCTCATTCTGATTTCTCCGTTTCATAATCATATTTCTTAGGTGTAGTGTCACCAATCAACCTTAGATATTTATAAATCGTAGGTCTGCTAAATGAGCACAGCCTTGCGAAATCGCTGATATTGATGGCACCTTTCTGATAAAGAGGATAATAAGAATGAAAAATTCGCGGGATATTTTCAGCGCTTGATTTAGGACGTCCAACCTTCTTCGAGGCGCGAGACGAAGAAACGATAGCAAGCTCAACGACGTCCTGTGATTTTTCCAGATCTGCAAAATATGATTCAACATTTTCGTGAACCATTGCGAGAGCAAGATGCTTTGATTCAGCTTCCACTTCAACGACAATGCTGTTTTTCTTTGTAAGTTTGATATAGTACTTGTTCATAAACGCCCCTTTCTTTGGTTTTACGCCCATTGGCGGCGATATTTTTCCTTGATGACCAGCACCTGTCCCTTAATGCCATATTCAGAGCAATCGCCGCTGAACATATTGGTATTAGGATAGAAGAAGCGATTACTTTCGCGGACATCGAACAAATACATATTCTGCTGAATTGCCTGTTCGATTTTCTGTTTTGAATCATGCTCCGTAAAATGGTAGCGGTATTTGATATTAACAAGCAGATCAAACTCGGCATAGAGCTTACCATTTACCAGAAAAATAGGTTCTCCATGCATATGCTGCTGGCAAAAGTCTGAAAAACCAGAGATGCTGGGGATATACGTCTTTCGCGTAAAGATCACTCCTCCAGTTCAAATCCTCGATGGCAAAAACCAGTCAGATCGGAAAGATAATCAGAAATACCCTCCTCGCAGTCAATATCGTTGGGAATTTCAATTTCCGTCGGGAGAAATTCCAGTTCTTCCTCACAGTCCACATCCCAAATAATATTTGTTGCTTTCATGCGTCCTCCTTAGAAACCATTCCGTACATTGTGTCTGTAGAAATATCGAGAATTTCTGCGCCAATAGCCAAAATAACATCCTGCGTTGCTTCATCGCCGTCGTTTACATCAAGAAACGATTTGACTATTGCAACGATATCATCAGGGAAGATAATCTCGTTCATGTTCTCACTCCCATTCATAGGTCGGCAGACAGTCCTCAACGGGGCCATCGTGATCGAGACAGAGCCAATTGCATCCCTTGCTTTCTGCAAGCTGAAAACAAGCGAGGAGATCGAGCGGGATGTCTGTTTTCTGAGACAAGTCCCATTCGGTCAAGAACCAGCCGTAATGATCGAGGCCGGATTCCTTGTCATAAATACAGATATCAAAAGGGATCTCGAAAGCGTTGAACAATTCCGCTGTTTCTTCTTTAATGTGAGCGGTGGAAATGGTGAGCATTTTGCTGATTTCAAGCATGATTGATCTTCTCCAATCTTTCTGCCAAAATAAAATAGTAATGCATATACTCATCACGGAAATCTTCGCTGGAACAAAAATCATCCAAAATCAACTTGATTTCATCCACAAGGGTTTCAAAGGGGATGGCTCCAGGATCAGTGACTTCAAACTCAGTTCCGCCAAAGTAGAACCAGTATTCACCAATGTGGGCTTTCAGACCATCAACCTTGTCCAGCTCCGGGACGATGAGCTTGGCTTTTAAGCCATCTGCAATCATTTGACGTGTAATGTTGTGAGCAGTCATAACTCCTCCTCAAAAATGATTTGCTAATGTCTTAATAAAGCGATCAAATGTTTCCTGATCAACATCAGCAGGGATGGAAATAATCAATTGGTGGCAACCATTAAAGCCAGTTCCCTCTTCAAGGATGAACTCTGCGCAAGAGAAAGCGGAATACTTTTCAAGTCTTTCTGCAAGCTGCTGTAGAATGGCAGAGCTGGCGTCGATATCACAATGATAAAGTTCCTGTACATAGCATTCGTCAGCTTCAAGAACGAAAAGAAGCCGGAACTCTTCATCTACCTCTCCAAGATAACAGGGAAGATGATAGCTTTCGCTCCAATATTTCTTGTAGGCCGCACGAAGTACGCGAGGAAGTTCACCCTCGGTGATATCGTATTCCCCGTGGTAATGAAGTTCTCCGCAGGCGTTGGACCAGTATTTAACAGGGGAATTTTCATGTGTGAACATTCTCATATGTTTTCTCCTTTACGCACTCAACATCCTGTCAACCATACCATCAGCAGACTTAAGAGCCTCATCTTCACGCCAAAGCCTTGCTCCATAATCCTCTATAAACACCCTGTGGCCATCATCTCTTACGCAGAAGGTGGCGATAGTCTGTTTTTCGCTTCCGTAGGTAACAGACAAATACCAAGCTTTTCCGCTGCCATAAACGCCCCGATCTCCGTACTTCATGGTGAAAAGCATTTTTGTATTGTGGTCGAAATGGCTGTAAAACTTATGATTGATCATCTTCAGATACTTCATTGGTCAGTCCTCCTTAAACACAGAAAGAAAAGGGGGTGGTATTATATACAACATCGACCGTATTCCAGCCTTCAAACGTACCTATGGTGACCTTAGTAAAGCGAAGAATATCATTCAAAGCATGGTCTGAAAGAATTCCTTTTGAGAGATAATGTCTATTCCTCAAAGATATAAGCGCTTTTGCTTTTTCCGGCTGGCCTTTAGGAGAGACATATACCTGAAAAGGAGAGGTTGCAGACGGATAGCAATCGTAATCAGGGTAGGCAAGCTGCAGGATGTTGACGATCTGCATGCGGTTAAAATACATGAATCGTTTCCTCCATATGCAAACAATCGATGAGAGCACCCCACTTTTTATGAAGGGACTCAAGACGTTCATCCATGATATAAAAGAAATCCCAAATCTGGTCATCTGTTTCAATGGGATCTTTGAACATTTCTTTGAAGTCTTCCAGAAAGCGGGTTTTATCCGCGGCCGAGGGTAGGGTCACCTTCCAGATATCATCGTTGCATTCGCGATCAGGATAATGGAAACGCACATAAAATGGAGGCTGATAGCAACAAGAATCCAAATTCATATTTTATACCCACTTTCTGCGGCAAAATTTAAAACATCAACGAGGATAAAACTAAGTTTATCCATAGGCAATCCGCCATTTTCTAAGTATCTGATTTCACTATCGTATAAGAAATCTTCATGTCTATATCCCTTAAATACAAGTGTAAGCTGGTTGTTGGGAAGCCGTTCACAGGTGACCAAAGGAGCTATGATATGGATCGCATTGATAATGGTTTCTCTGTTTACAAACATTTTTATCACTTCCTTACGCACAGATGCTTTGCCAAATCAATGGCGTTAAATATGACAATTCTCAAATATTCTGCATCAAAACGACCAGTTCTAAGAAGGGTGACAAAGCTGTCTGACACAAGAGGGATATAATCTCCTGAATAATCGTTAAAATAGTTCTCGCAAAAAACCTGATAGGTATTATGAGGACGCCATTCCAGCTCAGGCACCGCAATGCGAAGCGCATTGATGACCTGATTTCTATTGAGAAACAAACTGCAAACCTCCTTTGTAACAGAAAGGGGGGCAAATTCAATCATCAAAAGTGCCAAACTCATTAGCAAGAAACATACGAAGAATGTTGTGATCAGGCCTCAATTCACGCTGGGTGAAGCTCTGGATGTGCAGCCATTTATCAGTTATATTTTTCAAATAAAGATTATGAGCACCGAGCGTGTCACTCCAATGGTACTTAGAGCAAAGCGCCACCAGAGCATTGGTATAAACGACAATATTGTCAGAATCGGGCAACTTCAAAAGCATGTCCAACTGACGAAGATTTTTGATGCAGCCGTATTTGGCGTCAACAACCCAAGGGGTGAAGCCGTAAATGGAAATTTCATCCTCTTCCCGCTTTGAAAGAGGGCCTGTGGTAAAATAGATTTTCATATGGCCTCCTTAGTAGTCGATCAAATTTCCCTCTTCATCTGTAGCATTCACAGCGCTAAGAGTGATTACATCGATGGTGTTAAAATCTGCATCAGATGCAGCAAACAAAGCCTTTTCCTTGGCTATATAGACGTTGTTTGCTTCGACCTCTACATCCATACGCCCATCAAAAGCAACAGAAACGATGTATTTCATTTTGAACTCCTTTTATTCTGCGTAATAAGTGACTTCTTTGCGCGATTCCCATATCGCATTTGATTCGTTCGACTTCATCAAATGTCAAAATTGTAACATCTTTCATCATAAAGAAGATACTCCTTTACGCTTTAATTGATTGTCAGCTCACATTTCAATTTAAGAACTTCTTCGTATTCATCGATAAGTTCCACAGAACCAACATCAAGGCGAACAGCGTTATAAACTGCGTTGCCCAAGTGATCATACACGTCTTCAATTTTCATATAGATGTTACCGCCATGCTCGAAAACGTGCCCTCTGAGAAGACTGCTGAATGATTCCTTCGCGGGAAGTGGTCTATTGTCAATAATATTCATGGATTATTTAACCTCCATTCAGGCGTAATAAAACCCGTGCTCAAAAAACCATTCTTTTGTGACACCATCAGGCACTCGATTATAAATATATTTTTTCCAGTGTTTATACATCCCTTTCACAGCGGTCGGACTGCCATGGTATTCAAGCTCCACACCAGTGTCATCTGCTCCCCATGCAGAGACTTTGCACCAATAATCTTCCTGAAAATGTGTCTGGACGATAGAAAGAACAACATAACCGCCTGAATAGCATGGGTACCAATCGTCCTTGACGAAAATCTTACGAGTCTCTCTTTTGTAATCAAATATTTCCATTCAATACACCTCCGTCCATCCATTTCTCTGAATAATCCTGTCTCATCTAATTCACCACAACCATAAAGTTTCACCGCCTAAAATAAGCTTTGGCGGGTATGTTTCTGCAGCTGTTCCGAGATAAGCCTTGTAAAATCTTTTAGCGGTTCTCTTAAACAAGAAACAATAACGCTCAAGAACCTGTTCTGTTTCCCAATCAAGAACTTCAACTATCCAAATCGTGATTCTCATTTAATCTCCTTCCAACCATTCCGCTCAATAATGCGGCGCATATTGGCTACGCCAACGGGATTCATGCTATGGATGCGAATTGGAATAGAAAAGTCTTTTTCATACGTTGTTTCAATCCAATTAAGAATATAAATATAATCTAAACCAAAGTCTCCGGCGTCATGATCAAGATCAATAAGTTTAATCTTGTCATAACTACGACCAATAATACTAATAGTATCTGTACAAGTTGTAATCCAAACATAACCCTCCGGTGCGGGACGAACATCATCAACCCAAAGTTTCATTCATACGTCTCCTTCCGCACCAGACAAAGTCACACCGATCTTTGCCAAAGAGCTTTTCACAGTCGTTATCAAATCCAGCTCCATGCCAGCAGAACTTGCAGGCATCTGAACAATGGGAAAGTGCTAAAAGCAAAGCCTCATTATCTTTTTCAAGATCAATGATATAATCATGTGCGTTCCCCATGGTTTCTGACTTGCGACTGCACTCATAACAAGTAGCATAATGATCATAGGTCTGCCTGAATTCTCTACATCCACTGCAACAGGCGCCGTCAAGAAGGACGGACTTCATTTCAGCAATCGGATCCATTGAATTCCTCCAATTCCGTTTTAACATCAGGATTCAAAACATGCTCTTTTAGCATGCAGAAATTCAGATCGGCAAGTTGAGAGGGGTAGTCCCGATGTACTCGTCTGACAGCTTCCTCAAAAGCCTTGTAAATCTTCTCTGCGCGGATTTGGTAAACAACCCGTGTTTCCCCACGGTTTACACGAAGCTCGTGAGCGTTGCAGGCATAGTCTTTAAGGATGAACATAATGGCATAAGTGTTCATAATCCCTCCAAAGCAGGGAGCATTACGCTCCCTGCAATTCTCCTTCGATATAACCTTTCAGCAGCACACGCCCCGCGGCAAGACGAACGTCATCATCGTTCCAGACACCTTCCATATGAATAGAGGTGGTTTCCATAACATCGTCCACGATCTGACCGATCAGGTCATCAGGAATGTGAGCGGCGTAGTCGCGACTGAAACAGGTGTTGAGATGCCAGCTGATGTGCTCTTTTACCTCAGAGCGGATGATTTCTTCCGGGCAGCGGTTAAACTGTGCTTTAGAATGACAGTGGGGGCAAACCATATCCAAATCATTGTCAACCTTGATCATGTCCACGGTGGATTTGGCGCCGCATTTATCACAGGTAAACAGGTTAAACATGGGATTCCTCCTTATCAAAATCGAAAGATCAATTAAGAAGACGTGGTGAGATCACGGATGGAAATGTTGAAAATATCGAGAAAACGACTGGGAGCCATGCGGGCATCTGTGTCTTTATTGATCAGGTTCAAATGTCTGCCCATGATGCCGGTTCCATGCCTGTTTCTGGAGATATACAGATGGTTGCGATACCAAGAAGGGCACAAACGATGCGTGGGGATGAAGGCGATCAAAGAATTGTCCGAGAAATAAAAGACGCCATATTTATTGCGGCACGCCTTTGCTTTCATGCGTGCATTGTAAGTGCGACAGTTCGAATAATACCAGGTTTTCGACGGGGTACCACAAAGATCAACGACTTCACCAAAGGTCATGAAATGATTTCCTCCTTTACGACAATGCGGTCAGAAGCGGCTGATGATCCAGCTTTTTATACTTGGACATCATGCAAATCCCATGCTGATCCTTGTCACAGGCAAATGCCTTATCCTTGACGGGGCAAATGGAGCAGAGCATGACCGTTGCGCCACATTCAGGACAGGTGGTTTGACGGTGGTTGAGCGAGGTATCAAAGGAACCGTGGATATCCGCTTCACAGTGAGGACAGACCTCGTAGACAATTCTTCTCATGATAATTCCTCCTTTTGTTTCATCTGTTGAGGTAATAGGGATTGGTGATCAAAAAGGAACCAGAGCGAACATTATTTGCAAAAAGTGTGGTGAGGTGAAAATGGTTCTGGATCGCCCGGCATTCCTCTTGCGTAGCGGGGGATGCCTGAAGAAGACTGTACCCAGAGAAATAAATATCACGATGAATGCATATCGATAATCGCTCATAGCGCGGCAGAAGCTGCTTTTCATAAAAAGAAGAGTGCTTCAAGTCTTCTCCATTCGCTATACCGGGGAGCACAATGCGGGATTTGGGTTCGTTCTTTATGTAATAGACCGTGAAGCATATGCCTTTTCTCATACGGCTGCTCCATTAACGCTTCAGGTACCAAGGATTTTTGACGATGTGCCTATCCCGAGAAATGATTTTTCCAAACACATTTTCAATCGCTTCAATATGCTTTCCAATGTCCGGAAGAAGAGGACCCTCCACCCAACGACAACCGTTGACAGGATCAAGGACATACAGACGGCTTTGCATAGTGAGCGTCGCATAGTCCAAAAGACCGGGAATCGCAAAGGCATTGGCGTTGACCAGTTCTGCAATATATGAACTATGCGCTTCAACACGATGATTTGTAACGATTTGCACATCGGGAAATTCACTGATCGTAACCAAGGTGAAACCAACGCGCGGTTTGCCAGCGGATTTATACCACGCTTTGTAAGCGAGCTCTTTATCATTCATATACATCTCTCCTTAAGGATCCAAATAGGACAGGGTCTGTTCCAAATGGCGAACCCACTCTTCCTGATACCAACTTTTAGCTTCGTGCAAAGTGCAGCCACGGTAACGGCGGGGGCCGAGCTGGCCCATAATGAGCCAGCCCTTTCCGCCAGTGTTGATCTTGAACGCAGTGACGCCTTTGACCATTCCGCGATTCAAACGCCTTGCCTGTTTGCGGGAATGAGAGACCTTGCGCTTGAAACGAAGATTAAAGGGGCTTGTCATTGGTAACCTCTGCAAGCTTGAAGGAAGGATCCTCAGCATCGGCGTCTTCAGCTTCAGCTTCCTCGTCTTCTCCATAGACCGCATCCAGATCGACATATTCCATGCTCATGCGCTCCCAATTGAACTTGACAGGCATACCAGTGGCCGCGTTGTACGCATCGCCGCCGATATACAGGGCACAATCCAGAGTGAAATCGTAGATATAAACGTCCATGTTTTCGTCGATCAAAAGGATGGCGCTGCTGGAATCGATCATGGAGCCGTCCTCCAGAATGGCGTATTCCTCTTCATTCAGGAACATCATCGGAATGCGAACCGGGATGGAATTCTTTGCCTTGGACGCGGTGGGCTTGTTGGCGGAACTGGTGGAAGCAGGAGAGGTGAGATTGGTGCCGCCATAGGGATAAACGTCCCAATCGTCATCATCCCAGCCCGTATGCCATGCGCTGCCGGAACCGCCGTAATACTTGGAATACTTGTAATTGTAGCTGCGGTAGTCGTAACCGAGATAGCTGGAGTTGGAATACAGGAGACCATCATCCTCAATGAAATCACCGATGGTATAGATGAAGCGATCTGCGGTGAGGAAAGCCATCTTGGAAGAAATGGCATTCTTGACCATGAGCATAAGATCCTTATTCTCATAGAACTTGGGAACGGCACGCTTGAGCGGCGCCAACTGAGACATGATGTATTCCATAGTATCATTGATATTCTTCTGGCGGGGCGTGATATCAATGATACCGTTGTGGGCGACGCCTACATCCGTGATGGTTTCCAGCTTCTGAAGCAGATGGAGGCTATCCGTGATGGGATAGGGATGCGTATTGGCCGGGATATTGCCGCCGGCAGTGCCAATGCGGAAGTGAAGGACCATGGCTTCCTTATCAACATCGATCTTCTTCCTGATGGCATCCAGTTCAGCGAACACGGAATCCACAGTCATGAGGCCCTTGACAATCTTGACCTTTCCATTGATGGTATACATAATGCCAGCGCCATCACGGTTGTGGTTGAACATACGGCGAATGGTGGAATCATCGGGGAGCTTGATGCCAGCGGGCTTTGCACAAATGATACACATATTAGGGGGTTCCTCCTTATATATCTGTTTTTGATGATTGATGTGATGGGTTAAAGGGAAGAATCAACCGCGGCTTACCAATTCCAGAACATTCTTGCTCCAGGCATAGTTCTGGACTCTGGAAGAAGAATCGCAAGCATGGCGGAGACGATACATATAGTCCGTATCCACATCGGTCCACGCATCCTCAATGGAATCGACAATAAACGTTTCGCCAGCAAACTGGAACATGTAGGAAGTCACTTCACCGCTCATGCTCTCAGCGAGATTGGGAATAACGCGAACCACATCGCCGATCTTAAAGGTACTGCCAGATCCATGGAGAAGCTGATCGCCCTTGTCGTTCTGAATATCGCGTTCCTGCATGTAGGCAACGATCTCGGGATATTCGTTGTAAAGAGCGAAATCGTTCCAAGTGCATTCCAGCGCTTCCTTGACCGTATGGGTTTTGCAGTACTTGACAAGGTTATCGACAAACTGAAGGGTGGCGATGAGCGTGCTGTACTTAAGGGTGCCACGGAAAAGACGGAACTCGATGGTGTTGCGGTTGGTGAGATTGAGAGCGAAGTAGCGGTCATCGTGAGAATAACAGCGGGAACGGGCGATCTTCTGGATGGTCTGCTGTTCAGAATCATCGGCGCTGACGCTGATATTCATCTTCTTGCACCAGCGGAGCTGGTTGTAATCGCGGCGGCTGAACTTGACCATGGTATCCCAGAAGCGTTCCATGATCAGAGCGATCTTGGCGATGGTAGCTTCCTTAGCATCGGGGGTGGAGCCAAGACAGGTGCGGTTGACATGGACATGCAGACCACAGGTGCCAGCCTTGTGAGAGGTGAACTTGTGCTCAAGAGAGGTTTCGCAGATCTTCTCCCACGGGAATTCCTTCATGTGGTAATTCAGGGTGCAGGGATGAGTGACGATCTCAAGGCCATCATCCAGACTGCCATCACACTTGGTGTAGAGAAGATTTTCATTGCCGCGGACAATGTCCTTGGAACAGGCAGTCGCATCATCGCCGTGGTCAATTTCGTTTTCAACTCCCATGTAAACGAAATCCGTGCCATCAGTGAACGAATCATCAGAAGTGGAGTGGAAAATGGGAGCAGGCTTATAGGAATAATTGTGAATGCGGCCAGCGCGATCATCCCAGCAGGAAGAGCAGTAATATTCATCCTCGCCTTCATCGTAATAACAGTCATCTACATGGAGCACATTTCCGCACTCGTGGCAGCGGCGATAGGACTGTCCGCAATCATTGCAAAGGGTATGGCCGTTATCATTGTTGAAACGGAGACGATCATAGCTGAAATACTCGCCGCACTCCTCGCACCTGGCATAATTACTCAAGCAGGAATCACAAACGGTGAAATCCGTATTCGTCCATCCATGCTGACCATGAACAAGGGAGCCTTCGCCGTTCAGAATGAAAGAACCGCAATCGTGACAGGTTTCAATGTTTTCATAGCATTCGCTGCAGATCCTGGTGCCGGTCTTATCCATGTAGAAGTGGCGTCCGTCGTGATAAGCACCGCAGTTATCACAGAAGAAACCTTCGCACTCTACGTCCAGATCTTCATAGGAGCATTCACCGGAAACTTTCATGCTGACCAGACGACGATCAAAATCGCTGGCGGAATCATCGCATTCACCGACGATGGACTTGTTGAAATCGGTTTCGTAAGTCCATTCCCATTTGACATCGATTGCGGAATAGGAGCGCTTGAGGATCTCGCGGGTGAGTTCCAGAGCTTCGGAGAAATTGGTGTCAAAACTGTCGAACATCGGGACCAGCTTATCGAAAGGCTCCTCGCCTTCCTTGGCGACACGGGTGTACAGACCGCCATTCTCAACGCACTTATACACGATGTAAGGCTTCATCTGCATGGTGGGATTGCGCTTGGTATAAGTGGTGGTGGCAACCTGATAGAAATGGTACGACATGTTACAGTTCCCCTTTCATTTGACTTTATTAGTTATTTAATAAGATTGAAAAATGGGTACAAAAAAGAGACTATTCAAGATACGAGATCTGAACGACGGGGTCTTTGTTATCGATGGCTTTGTTGAGCTTAGGGGCGAGAGCATCCATAAAATCGAACATACGTTTGAACGCCGCTGTGGTAGTTGCATTAAACTCCATGTCAGAGATGATCTTTTCGATCACTTTGAAAAGCAGGAGCAAGGCCTTCACTTCATTGACCTTCAACTTTTGAAGAGCGCGTGGCTCTTTGCTCATCCTTGCGATCTTGGGAGCGAGAGTATCCGGTTTTTTGGGGGCGATATAGCTGGAGATGAGGCTGACCTTATAGGGATTGAACAATTCCACCTTGATGGTTCGTGTGGCACGCTCTGCCAATCGTCTGGAGGAGTCCTTGTAATAAGCGTATGCCTCTTCATAGGTGGGGAATTGTTCTTCCGAGGTGAAGAGCTTATCCTCACCTTTGATCTTCAAAGTGGTACTGCACCTGACGGAAAAACCCATGCTTTTGCTCCTTTCATTTACATGATGTTAAAGAAACCTAACATTTCAGAATCGCGGAAGATATGGTCGATGGAGTATTTGTGATTGTGGAGATTGAAGACGTAATCAGAAAAGTGGTCGTGTTCATGGAGGATATAAGAGAGTTCACCAGGAAGCAGCGGTTTTCTGCCAGTAATATCGCATGTTTTCCCAAGGAGAAGATCCTCTAACCGGTACACTTTGTAGGTGCTTTCCTGGAGTACCAGATCTAAGAACGTGTCAAAGTCTGCGGCGGGATCCAACCCGGGAGTGCCGAGTTTCCGCTTAAAGCAATTATAATAAACCTTGGAATGAGACTGCACACTTGCAAACTGCAAGGGCGCCATCCCCTTGGGCATATGATTCAGATAGAACCCCGCTTTGTGATGCTGAAGCATATAAATGATATCCCGGCCACAGCGCCATGTGGGATAATCGGTGAGGACATAGCGCTTTTCCAGAGTGACGTCGTCCATTTCTTTTCTGAATCTGAAGATGACAAAGGCCACTGATGGTTCTCCTTTCTTTAGTGGTTCCAGTAGATGGGAGTTTCCTCCCACCAATCCAGCTCATAAAGATGCTCCTCTCCGGCGATCTCAATGAAGGCCAGATTGTGAGTGATGGAATTGACCTGAACATGGTGCCGGGCATAATCAATACCAGTATTGAACGCAAGCCAACTGGCAATAGCGCCGAACAGGAGCACAAACAGGGGATGCCTGAGATAATGGAGGATATCTGAGAAGGTGAGGATATAGGTAGGTTTGGAATGCATGATTTACCTCCTGTGGATCGGGAATGTAACTCTGTCCAACAAGGAAGTTCGTTCATAAAACGGGCCTCTTTTAGACAGGAGCTCAACACAACGCACATTGAAAAGATCGCCATAGGTTTTCCAATATTGGAAGAGCGGCTCGATCAGTTCAAGCTTTGTTTTCTTGATAGATACGTAAGTACCGGAACAATAGGTTATATAAAGCCAATAGATGGGCTCCGGCTCATGGAGGGGAAGGGGAGACCAGAGATAATTACCATAAAGATCGCTGGCATCATCGAGATAAACATTTTCAGCCCTTCTGCCACAGAAGGATCTTTCCGCAGCAGACGTCCAGATTGGCATTTGATCACCTCGCTTAATGGAAATAGGCGAATTTCTCGTCGGCGTATACACAGAAATCAAAGAGCCATTTTACTCGACGAGAATGAATTTCTTCTGCTGCTACACTGACCTCTTCGCACTTAAAGTATGGTCGATTCTGTTTGACCCATTTGACGAGCATAAGAATGTCGCTTTGAGTACGGTGATTGAAGACCAAAGTTTGGTTCCAGTGTGCTCCGCACTCAAACTTGATGACGGCTCTGTAGCTATACTTAGGAGATAAAAGAAGCTTGATATGATCAAAGATCTGATCAAAGTCCAACTTTATCCACCATCCCTTGCTTGGTTCTTTTTATGTTTTCTAACAGGATTTCAAGTGGAGAAACTGTTTTCCCCTGACTATTGATGAAAAAATGGTAGTTAGAATGAAAGTGCCGAGAGTAAGAGCTATACCAATGATTGAAAGCTACCATATCCTGAAAGGTGGGGAGAGGAATTGAAACGGTTCTTACCATAGGCCATACAATGACAGCCTTATACGGAGGAATGAAAACTGATTTGTTCATGTGATCACCAGTCCTTGTAAAGGCTACTGAAGTCTACGATGCGCGTGTCACTCCAATCTGCGATCCATTGGCCTGTTCGTGTGAAAAATGCCATGTGATTTATATTGAACAGCATACCGTGATTCATAACCCATTCGATCAGCACTTTGGTATACTTAGGATCAGTGAAAGGAATGGTTATGCCTCCGACATAATTACCATTTTTACCGACAAAGTAAAGCCTGCTTATAAAGCGCTCATTCGCGATATCGACGATTCTTTGCAGGACTCTTTCGAGCTTGCATTGCGCTGCCCAATCCCATTCCATAAGCTCACTCCTTTTTGCGTTCGTCGTGGAATTCCCAGATAGCGGGTTCGAGGATCCCATCAACAACACGATGGACGGAAAGAGAAATGCGAGATATGTCTTCGACGGGAGCATACGAGGTGAGCTCCTGTTTCAGATGCCATTTACGCTTGATATCGTTAAATTTAAGCATGGCTTTCTCTTTTGTGGGGCAATAAATCACTTCGCAAACAGAGTGTGGACAGTCGGGAAAGTGAGTATCGATGTATTCGCAATCCACAACGTATCTAATGTTCTGTTCCGACTCAACCACATATTTGCCATATGAAGCAAGAGCTTGCATCCAGAAGGTCACATCGGTTTCCTTGGGCAGGACAGGAGAGGGCAAGGCTCCGCATTTGAAGAGCCAAACGACAGTGTGGTAAAGAACTTCCGGTGTGGCGTTTGCCAGTTCTTCAACGCCAATGGCCTTAACCAATTCATAAGCGTTAATGGTCCCATCCAGTTCATAACGACTCAGAAAAAGCCTGATCGATTCCGGGTTAAGATAATGCCTTTCCTTGAACTTGGGGATATTCATTGCATTCCCTTCTTTCTTTTGATTTGAGTGGATAACGATTCATGCACTCATTGGGACGCTCTAAGCAAATCACTTAAAGCGCCCTGTGAATTCATGAATTGGAGCTGTTTTCATCCTCCTTTGTGCGTTCCCATCCAACCCAGCCTGTGAAACCTTTTTGCTGGGTGAAACGGGCGCTGCTGAAGACTAAGTGGGTTCCGGGATGGCGTGCCTGCCACATCTGCTGCATGAAATTCTGTTCCTGTTTGGAGAAATTCCTGACAAACTGAGGATTGCGCACCTCAAGGCACATAACGAGATTGCGCACAGCTACGGGGTTCAAACTGCATTCCTCCTTTGATTAGCTGCTTGGTTCATCTTATGCATGTTGAGCAGTCGGATCAGATCATTGGGGGTAAGGGTGTATTCCTCCTCGCATTCATAGATAGGATGTTTCCTGTGGAATTTACCGCTGGGCACCATTTTGTTGATGGTGATGGTACAGGTGCTCATTTCTTGTTTGAGCTGAAGAACTCCGACATCTGGAGCTTTGATGTTGATGAGGCCCATAGATAAGCCTCCCTTTACTTGATTTCAGAAAGGAGCCTGTCCAGATCATCCTTGGTGCCGCCAAGCTCCAGTGTGGCAAGAATGCGGTTGATCTCTCTTCCTTTGCGAATGGAGAGTTCATTCTTAGCATCGCACAGTTTATCCCAAATGTTGAGAGGATTGCAGGGAGGACAACAAGAAAGGTTGGAGCGTATCGCGCGATTCCCAACGAGACCATAACGCTCATTGAAATCCTTTAGTTTTTCATTGAATTCATCATCCATGCGTTTCAGTTCAGCTTTTGTTTCTTCGCGAAGTCTGGAGTATTCTTCTTCAAGCTTGGGAACTTCGGAAGCTGCGGGCAACCGAGTCCCAACCTCGTCGGAAATGTATTCTCGAATGGCTTTGGAAATTTTCATTCAGCATTTCTCCTTTCAGTGAGTAGCATTGACAGCGGAAACAGGGAAAAGATCCATGGGATCAGGGACAGTGGTGGTATGTACAGGCTTGGAAGAATGGAGAATTCCCGCTTTGATCAGGAAGCGTGCGGCTTTGCGATAGGTTTCCTTATTCTGCTTGATCTCATCATTGAACTGCTGGAGGTTGGCCAGAGATTCCCGATACTGACGCTTGGCCTCAGCAACCTGAGCTTTGGCGGCTGCGGTTTCCTGTTCAAGCTGTTTGGCCTGACGGATGATGGCTGCCTGCTTGGCATAGATTTCCTGCGCTTCCTTGATGCGCTTTTCCCGCGTGATGGAGATACGAACCTGTTCCTTCTCCTTCTGGGCCTTGAAACGAGCTTCACGATACTTTGCGGTCATTTCCGGCGGCTGCTTACCGATGTGATTGACCACGGTCTGATAGTTGCAGCCGAGAGCTTTGGCGATATCAGAATTCTGATAACCATATTCACGAAGGAGTTCCATCTGGGACTTGACAGACTTGGTGACGCGGACACGCTTAGACATATTGCATTCTCCTTTTCAATATTAGTTGTTTTGTAAGGCTTGAAAATGGGCATAAAAATTCCATCAACTGAGGGCGAACAAGATGAATTCGTTCAGTTCACGGTACTCTTGGGTATACAGTTTCCTGCATTTTTCCCGGTTGATCTCGTCATAGTGACGAAGACCGATATCGCCGTAGACATTCCATCCACCTTTGTAAAGATTACGTTCCATCTTCCAGATGATGTTCTTCTTGCCATGGGCGGTCATTGCGTCTCCTCCTTTCTTATAACATAACTAATAAACGTTGTCAACAATAATTTTTATTTTACGCTGACAACTCCCATAATGGGCGGATGGACTGGGTAGGAATGGATCAGAACACTCCGAGGGGCATGAGGTTGAAGAAAGAGGGTTCCTCCTCAAAGGATTCTTCGGGATAGGCGATGCCAGACTGGAACAGTTTGCTGGCGGTGAAAGACGAGCTGCCTTCGTGGTCATAAATGTCGCTTTCGCGATCAAGGTTGCGGATGAAATCGGAATCGGTACGGACGGTCATGGACTTGCGGATGGAATCGAGAATAGACATAGGGGTACCTCCTTCAGATGATTTATTTGTGCAGTCTTGTGCACTTAAAAAGACCTACTGTGGATGCAATAGGCCTTGCTTAAATGCGCATGGTTGTGGTAGGATAGAAGGGTAAGGGGAAATGGGTGACAAGCCCATCGCCCCTGTGATACGCGGATCAGCTGGTCAGGGAATCGTTGTATGTCTCATGGTACTCGTCAATCGTCGGGAAACGCTGGTAGGTACCATCAGGCATGAAACCCATGTAGCAGGAATCCGTATAGTATCCCTTCATGATATCACCTCCTGTGGGTATGGGTGGGGTAACGTGGAGGGATTTTTGATTTAGGCGTGGGTAGTCGGCAATCACCTCCTTTTGGGCAGAGTTGTGGTATGGTTGGGTGTAGCTATATGCGTACACTCATTGGGAGGCACTGGGTAGAGTGCCTCCTATGAATGTGCGGACTTGGGGTAGGGTAGATCGGTTGGTTACTTGGCAGCCTTCTTGGTGTTGGCGGTGCGGAGCTTCCACTGTTCACCGGTGACCTGGCTGTGGATGATATCCATCAGAAGGGGGGCGATGCCATCAGCAGAGACGCCATCCCATTCAAGGCGGGCTTTGGCTTTGGCAAGAGCCATAGCGAGAGCTTTGACATCGTTGTCACGGGCGCGGAGTCCTTCGATGCCGCACTTGGACAGAACTTCCTTGAACAGGCAATTACGGGCTTCGTTGATGCACTTTTCACGAGTAGCCTTGGGCAGGCCGTTGGATTCGGCGAGAATCACGTCGTTGATTTTGGGGGCGAGAGCCTTCAGGCCGTCGATGATATAGCCCGCTTCTTCGATAGGAGTGCCGACCTTTTCAGCATGACGGAAGAAGTCCAACATGTTGATACGGATACCGTTGCGGACAGCGAACTCAAGAGTGACAGCTTTAGCCATACGCTTGGCATAGCCGGTAGAATGCTCCTGTATTTTGCACAGTTCAACAAGAGGAGCATCAGTTGCAAGGAAACCATTGTACAGATCGATCAGGGCAGATTCGTTGTAGGCGTCTTTGGCGGCGTTCATGGCAGACATGGCGGCTTTCGAGTCCTTGGACAAGACAGCTTCCCCGGCGGCTTCAGCAAGCAGAACTTTGTTCATGGCAGAGATAGCCTTGCGGAAATTGTTGCGGAGTTCATCGGTGGACAGGATGGTGGTGTTGGTGGTGTTAGACATAGATGCATACCTCTTTCGTTAATTTAGTAGCGTGATAGTCAATCAGCGCTCTATTGGGGGCACAGCTATTGCGTGGGTAGATAGACTGTGCCCTGGGTAGAACGTTGAACCTTGTTTGATGCATACCCTGCTTGGACAGGAATCATGTGGACATGATTATCCTGCGGCACGTACTCGTCCCTATTCGTCGTGGGTCGAACCCGCACTATACACAGAGATGTAGCCCATTGATAGACAGATAGAGGGCATGTGTATAGCTCGACTTAGCCCGGGCAGGTAGAGGCATTTGTATGTGGCAGGCCTTGCCTTTGACGTCTTACATTTGGCCGTGCTGATGCCGTGCCCGCCGGATTCGCTAACCTCCGCCAACTCATTGCATGCCCTTTCGCGTGTCAAGCGCTATCGACACAGGCGAGTCATCTTCATTGATGGTTATTCTTCCCCTGCCGTTTTAACGCTGTCTAACCTTTATTCGTCATGCACCCTGTCGGCATTGCTTCACGCCGTACTTTTCGCGTCAAAGGTGGATTCTGTTGTCAAGGTTCGCACGCTCCGGCACTTGCGCGGGTAGTGGTTAGACCACTACCAACTGATAAGTTAGACCTATCATGAACACGTTCGCGCTTTCGCGTGTGGGGTTTCCTGTGGTGTCTTTCCCTCCTCCTGTGGGGCTTGTCGTGTGGGGTTATTGGGTACGGTCACATAGTATCAGCTTACATTTTTAGAATCACCCGAATTTCAAAAAAGCGCTGAAAACCTTACTACGCCCCAAATTTTAAAAATTAAAACATCAAAAATAGCGTAAAAAAATATCACGGAATCCGTCAAAAACCGTGATATTTTTTTTGATCCATGGGGGACGGGTTTTCATAGGAAAATCAAGGCTTCCAGGGCCCACCGCCGCCAAGTTCGACCTTCTCATCTCTAGGCCTCCAACCGGCCTTTTCCGACTATTTTCTCCTAAATTTCCGCCCTCCTACCTCACCACCCCTCGTTCCATTCCACCTCCATTTTTCTTCGGCAAAATCTTCAATCAATCTTCAACCCTAATCCCATCTCCACCCATCCCCTCATCACCCTCACAATCGCCCCACAACCCCATTCTCACCCCTTCACACACCATACCCTTATCCACCCCAACCCCCAACTGCACGCCCCTTAAAACCCCTTTACAGGCCCAAATAAGCCCATAATAGTTATTTAATAACCAACCACCACTCTTAACCCTTTCAATCCCACACCAAACCTAACCCCTCATAAATCGCTCTATAACCCCTTAATCAACCTCTCTCCCAACCTACCCTAAGCCCACTAACTCCACCCCAAACAAATGCCTAAAACACCCCTTAAAAGTCGAAATAACCCCATACATTTCCCACCACTTAATCCGTCAAAAATCCAAACAAAATAAGCACTTCCACCCCGAAAGGACTCGAAAGTGCTTTAATTTATCTATAAAACTCCACTTAAACTACCAATATCTTATTCACCAACCCAATCTGTCCACATTCACCATTCATGCCATTAGTAAAATCAGCTCCCAAAAACCCTCACATTTATTTTTCTAAAACCATAAAAACCTATTTACAAAATAACTAATATGTGATATACTAATACTACCGGATGGAGCAGCCAAGAGCATGCTCCTGATTATATTTCACTCATATCACTCGCATCTCACACCAGCCCATCACAAACTAATACCATCACACAGAAAGAGGGATATAGCATGTCTGCATCCACAAATGTTACCTCTATCTTTTCTCACCCCAATTTTCCCCCTAATCCCACATCCGTCTCCCGCAAAATCTCTGGTCACATGACCAAGACAGTGCACCCAATCAAGTCTATCTCTCAGATCCAGGCACTTCACCACAATCTGCTCACCAAAGCATCTACAGCTAAAACTCCCAACAAAGCTCTTCTTGCATATCGTAATTGGTTATTCTTTGCACTGGGTATCAACCTGGGATTCAGGGGCGGAGATATCACTGAGCTTACCTGGGGAGATCTTCTCACTTATAACCCTCATACAGATACCTACGACATCCGAACTGATGAAAATAACTTCATCCATGCAGAGAAGACAGGAAAAGCTACCTACATCATTCTGAATGACGAAGCCAAAGAATCTATCAAATTTTATCTCATAGCCACCAGACCATTAGGCCTAATCCCAAATCTTTCTTCACCCGTATTTGCCAGCAATAAATCTTCTGGTACCAAGGAAGCAAAAGTAACTGGTCATATTGACTGTGACAACATTGGCAGGATCATCAAAAAGGCAGCCAAAGAAGTTGGTATCACTCAGAATATCTGCACTCATTCCATGCGTAAGACCTTTGGCTATCACTACTATAAGAATACTGGAGATCTTATCACTCTGCAAAAGATCTTTGGTCATAGTACTCCTGCTATCACTCTCGCTTACATTGGTATTGAGATCGAAGAGTTAACAGCAGCCTATGGCAATAAACCTGATACCTCTATTCCTGATCTCTATGCTTACACCTCAAATCTCACTAACAATCCTATACCTATCAACACAACTTCACCCACTGCAAAGCTCAAAGTGATCAAAAGTACTGTTACTCCTAATGCCATTCACACCTACAGTCCATACAGATATTCTAATGCATTATGATCTATCGCGCGGAGTACGGAGTGTGGAATGCGAAGTGAAGCGAACGTAGTGAGCATAACGCAGCATGTAACACGTAGTACTACACCCCCCGCGCGATTCATGAATACTACTGGAATGAGCGTAGCGAATTCCAGTAGTAGGAATACGGGGCCGAAGGCCCAATACGAATATAAGATAATATTTGTTTATAAATAAGGTGAAAACGAACACCCACTTTTTTGGGAAACGCTTTCTATCCGTAAAAAGCGAATCCCAAATAGAATGGAATTCCGTTAACTAACAACATCTGGTGTATAATAATAAAATATTATACTAATGTCACAATATATTGTGAAAGAAGGTAATAATCATCAAATTGGCGATCAACACCAACTTTTTTCCATGGGTAGGAGGGAAACAAGCTTATGGTTCTAAGCTGGAATTATTCTTAGCTGTTTATCTGCGATTTTGTGTGAATGAGATGGGTGTCTGCACAGTCTCTTATTCTGAACTGGCGGAGATCTTAGGGCTCTCTCTTAATGGGGGCAAGGCTGCACATAATGCGAGAGAAAAAATCAGTAACGTTATCAAAGGACTGGTAACGAGGGGAAAAGAGGATTTTCCTAACGACTTCATATGCTTTGGGGTGCCTAATAAAAAAGATGAGGACATCCGGATAAATGATGCATTCAAGATTCCTGTCAAGAGCATGAAGCGAGAACAGATACCTCCTTTTGTTGTGGTGGAGCTTGATGATTTTTTTAAGATCGTTTCAGCTGCAAAGAATGCAAGTATCAAGCCTGATGAATTATTCGCTCTTTATGTTTTCCTGAAGGGATGGATGCGTCCTGTTGCTTTTGATGAGGGGAAGGATAAGTCTTTGGGGTGCTGGTTATGCCGTGAGCAGATCACAACCTCGCTCCATATCTCAGTCCCTACTTATATGAAGTATCGTAAGATCCTTGAAGAGAATGAGCTTATCTTTTTTAAACAGGGACAAGCTCAGATCAGCCCTGCACTCTTTTCGACCACAAATAATCCAGCTATATGGACGGCAATTGAAGACGCCATTTTAGCGGAAGACAATGAGGAGGTATCATGAGCAGTATTTCCAAAACCAAAACCATCCCCTTAGACCAGGACTTTGAGGAGATACTTATTAGTGCTCTTAGATATGCGCTGGGACGCAACAGTTATATTGTTAAAATGACAGCAGAATACATTTCCAAATTCATCCCGGATTTGTCTAGTCAGCCGCTCCTCGTTATGCAACGAGATTTGCGCAATGAGCTTTATCAACCAGATAGTCGCTGGGCTTTTTCGATGGTGGATATTCAGACTTGGTTAGAGTTGCTCAGAAAAACAGAAGAAGAGTTGGATAAGAGAGGGTATTTTGTTGGATAGAGATGATTTGTTAAATAAAGTTCGGAATTGTACGCCTTATTATGGATGGGAAAGTAAATATCCAGAACTATATGGAAAATATGGAATGGGCATATATGGGATTTGTGAAAGATGGCATTGGTTTGAAGAAGATAATATTACAAATTATGCAAGAGAACATGGTTGCGCACCATTAACCGAGGCGACAAACGAAGAATTGTTATTAATGTGGGCAATGGCCGATAGCTATTGGTTGAGTGAATATGAAAAATGGTACGACCATGCTTGCAAAAAGGCAAGAAAATTAGACGAATTCGTAGGCAAGTGTGAAAGAAAATATTTTGGATACGATGAAAATGGATATACAGATAAAACAATAGATAGAGTTCTTAGTTCAGTATTTGAAGTTTTGGATAATAAATTGAATTTTACGAGGTGATCTTATAAAAGCCCTAACAAAAGAAAAGCTAATCAAAATCATAAAGCAGTATGAGCACGATCTCATCTTTGACGACATGGACGATTTTCAAAAAATTTTTGATCGCTATGGAGATGAGTATTTTGTGAATAGAGACACCGGTGAACTGGAGCTGTACAAAAAGAACGAATCATTTAAGGAGGATAGGCATGGGGAGAATCATTAAAGAATTTGAAACAGAGTACAACGTTGGCGATGTTGTAGTGTACGAAAAGAATAATATACTGTTTGTCGGAATCATTGAGGGTTATTACATCGATGACAATAATTTTTGGTTCAACATCAGGGTTAACGACAATTTTGTGCACACCTATTCAAATGGTGGCGATGTCGCTGAATGGGATATTGTAGGCGTCTTGCCCGATGAATTGGCCAAGGACTGCAAGAAAAAAATTATTCATAACTGTTAAGGAGGGATCTATTTGATCTACATCACAGGAGATACCCACCGCGATTTTTATCGTATCGCTATGCATTGCCATCAGTATGAAACCACAAAGGATGATCTGATGATCGTTCTTGGCGACAATGGCATCAATCTTCTTTCAAGAGATAGCGACACTATGCTCAAAGAGCAGCTTGAAAAACTGCCCATCACCTTTATGCTGATCCGCGGGAACCACGACCGTCGTCCGGATGAGAGCGAGTACGAGCGCAAGTACATCAAGGGTGATGGCTACTCCGGCATTTTCTTGGTCGAGCCGGAATATCCGTCATTGCTCTTTGCGATTGATGGCAATGCATACCAGATTCTTGGAAAGAATGCTGTTGTCATTGGCGGCGCCTACAGCGTAGACAAGGATTGGCGCATTCAAAATGGTCAGCCTTGGTTTGAAGACGAGCAGCTGAGCTATGAAGAGCGCAAAGAAATCTATGAAAGCCTCATATGGGCAAAACAGCATGATATTTCTATCGAATTGTTCTTAACGCACACTTGTCCTTACAGGTATATTCCGCGGGAAATGTTCCTTGGCTATGTTGATCAAACTAGTGTGGACGACAGGATGGAAGAGTTCTTGGATAGCGTCTGGGAGTTGTTTGGCGAAGAGAGCAAATGGTACTGCGGTCATTGGCACACAGACAAGGCGATTGATAATGTGAGATTCATGTATAACGATATCATTTGTTTGAATGACGTTTATGATATCAACTGATTTTTTATGTCTGTTTTCAAAGCTTATAAAATAACTAATAAAGGAGTAAGATGATGGGAAATAAAGTTGAAGCTGTAAATCGCTTGGAGTTTATAGAATATGTCCGCTCAATCGTAAACAAGGTTAAGATGAAACATATAAACGAGGAACAATACGTAAAAGACAAAATGGCTGCAGCTTATGAGGTCATTGCATCTGTCCTCGACGAGCTGAAAGAATTCAAAACCCTCGATGTTTTTCCAATCATTCATGCCAAATGGGTGCTTGAAGAATCTCCCTATGCTGAACATGAAAGGGGTATAGATGGCGAGAGTCATCCGCGGTACGTGTGCAGCAATTGCGGTCATGAAGCTGGATTTGAATGTGATCCAGACGGCTTTGCAACATGGCAAGATAAGACACCATGGTGTGGCAATTGCGCCGCCAAGATGGATCTGGAGGATAAGAATGAATAACGGTTGGTTTGAAGAGAGAAAAGGAAAACACAAGCCGGAAGATTGTTGGTGTTATACTATTCGCTCCTATGATGGACAGGGTGGTTGCCTTGGGACAAAAGAGATTGATCCTTGTGAAGGCGAAAACTGCAAACGTTGGAGGTCTAAAGACCAAAAGGCTCGATGGGTTAAAGCTACTGGAATGATGCCACCTGAATTTCATGGGAGACCTCGGTGCTCTAATTGCGGCCATTTTGCAATGTGGTACAAGATTGGGCATGTGGAGCTGACACCATTCTGTCCTTGGTGTGGTAAGCCTATGGAACTGGAGGGGAATGAGTGAGACTAGCATATGGAATTGTTGCATGGTTCCTATGGATCTTATTCTTGGGGGCTTGCCTCTCAATAGGTGGAGGCGAACTTACGTATAATCAGATTTTCTTTTCAACTGCGATTGTAGCTGGAGCTGCCATGATGGGGAGGGATTGATATAGATATTAAGGATTTGAAGAAGGCGCTGGTGGAGGTAAAGAAGATTTGCGACAACAATCGATGCGTGAATTGCCCGTTCCGCAAGATGGATGAAGTAGGCTTGCCGTATTGCCCGATGCATGAGGATGATGACGGAAACGACATTCATCAGCCTGCATTTTGGGTTGTTGATGACTATGAGGAGGATGAAAATGAGGCCGATTGATGCAAACTCATTTGCTGTGCATGTGGCCTTGTATATGGCAGAAAACGCCTATTTGAATGATACGGCATTGGACGTTTTGAAAAAGGTTTCAAAGTGGCTTGAGGAAGAACCCACCCTTGACTACGCGCCTGTGAAGCGTGGGGATTGGAAATTAGAAGTAAACGCTTTTTATAAGGACAATCCTTTTGAGGAGATAGATCTTTGCATATACATTCTTGCCAAGTGTGGTAATTGTGGTCGTATGCATCCAGATAGTCATCAAGTGTATTCAAAAGATCTCTATGCTGAAGGAGACAATAACCATCCATTTGATGTTGAATATGAGAAGCGGGTGGCACTTAAAGAATTTCGCGAAAGAGGCTATTTGTTCGCAAACTATTGCCCCAACTGCGGTGCTCGGATGGATGGGAAGGAGAACAAGGAATGATGTGGTTCTCTTTCTTTCTTACAAATACCACCCCTGTTATATGCCTGACATTACTAGCTATCCATTTTGACAAGTGGTGGATTGTGCTGTTTTCATTATTGTTTAGTTATTCTTTTAAGTCAAATAAGGAGGAGGATGAGAAGAATGAAAACGCCTGAATATCATGTGAGTGCCGGAATATTTGGTGAGATATATGCTGGTACACTAATGCCTAAGAAAGACGGGAAGCCTCAAACGTGGAGGAATAAGTCTTGTGTTACTGATGAGGCCATTTGTGCCGTGAGGGATCATATGATGGATTCTTGCCTTAAAAAGAAAGAGGGTAAAACGGAAGGTGGCTACGAATGGAAACGCAAAGACGGTAAAAAGGTTTTGCTTCTTGTAAAGGTGGTAGATAGCGATGATGGAAATTGATTGTAGGAAATGCGTTAATTGCGATGTTGTAAAAGGCAATTGCAGAATGTTTGGTTCAGATCCTGAAGAGGCAGTTAAGGCATGTGCTTCCTATGGATTTGAACACTATATCCCTGTTGGCGATAGACGAGTTAAGAAGTCACTTATCCACGGAACCCAAGCATGGCGCAATATCCTTATTGATTACGACAAAATGATTCAGGCGCCTGATATTACTCTTGAAGCGCTAAATAGAGTTTTTCGCTATGTGTGTGCCCTTGAATCTCGTCTTAAGCGGGTTGAAAAGGAAAGGGATTCTGCAGTTGAAATGCTTTATGAATCTACCCCATGCCTTGCTTGCGAGCGGAAATGCGGCTCCATGTTGGATGAAAATTATATCAAGTATTGCGTGAATTGTTGTTTTGGAAGCGAGTTTGTCTATTCTCTTCCGCGTCCTAATGAGAAATGACAGTAGTATTAGGAATAGTTATTATCGCTGCGCTTATTTTGGTTGCTGGAATGGCTGGCGCCCATGCCGTATGTGGTATCACAGATTGGATATATGATGAATTTATTAGGGAGAGTGAACGATGAGATTTGTATATGGCTTTATTGCGGGTATCATTTGGATTGTATTATTATCCTGTTTCAACGATGAAAAGGCACTTTTGAATTCAGATACGCCAATTATTACGTTAGCTATTGTTGTGGCTGGTGCTATGGCGGGAGGTGGCTGATATGGGTGAGTTGTCATTTGGCCCTGGTACGCTGTACTTTCAGACCCTTGAAGGAATTGATGCGAAAATTGGCACGACAACTGAGGGCACTTTTGATTATGAAAACGATGAAGAAAAGAATCGTATAAGCAGTTTTCAGGTGGCAAAAGGGGCAACCTTTACACTGAATGCGGATTATATTAATTGGCGAGAATTGAAGAAGCTTTCAATTCTTACGCTATGGTGGGAAAAGTACTCACAATATATTCATCTCGCGCGGCATGGGAAAAACAAGAGGATCAGAAAGAAAAACTATCTTAAAGCGATAGAGATACTTATAAGATTAAAAGAAAAATATTATTGATCGAGGTGAAAATTTGATAGTGTATCCTGTGGCGTTGCTGATTATAGCAGCGATTGTTTATTGTGGTTTGTGCAAGAAAAGAAACATGTGGGCATGGATCGTATTGTATTGGGCTACATTGTGTGTGAAAAATTTGGTAGATGCCGTAATGGCAACGGGAGTATAAGCAAAAAGATGACAGGAGTGATAAGTCATCAAGAATCGACAATTATACACATTGAAATTTAACTCTGGAAAGCTAAAAGCGTGTGGGTATTCAATCACGACTACATTTGATGAGGCTCATGAGCTTGGTGAGGTCATTGCTCTTGCAGATAGCCAAATGCTCCGCACAATCAGGAGCATCCGTAAAAGAACGCTTGACCGTCAAAAGGTTGAAAGGCTATTTCTTGAACGTGATGAGCTTCGCAGGCGTTGCGAGAGAAGAAAACATACAGAATCGTATGCTGAACGGCTGAAATGGCTTAAAGACAAAATCAATCGCACGATGTTTATGCCGGATTATGTGACGGTCGTGATGGATCACAAAGCCCATTACAAATATATGTTTGAGAATGGGTTTGACATCAATGATAAGCACTATGTGCGATTGAGCTGCTCTGCTGGACAAGCTCGTGTAAGCACTGTGGTGTTCTGTGCAGACGATATTGTTGAGGAGGTTGAAAGGCGCCTTAACAACGGACGAGATATGACTAAGAAGTTGGCTCCTAGTAAGTTTAATGCATACTTTGGACTCGCTGGTAGTGCGACTTTTGAGGTGAGCGAACCTAAATTTATCGTTGTAAAGGACTATTCCAACTTCTCCACCTTTATGGCCAACTTTGATACAGAGACAGATTGGGATATTGATGATGAAATTGAGCCTCGTGAAGTGACCGCTGAAATGAACCGCACTGATGGTATGGGGCTGATTTCTCCAAGGCAGGCTCAGAAGTGGGCTGAGGAGTTGGAGCTTGATTATGTTCCTAGCCAGTTTATTGTAAGGCAGAGTTTTCTGAAAGGCATGGTATGCACTTTCCCAATTCATGAGTTCTGCGAGGAAGTAAATGACGGCAATTATCTGGTGGACACCATTTATCAGGATGAGAATGGGGAATACATCAAAGCCGATCTCAGGGATTATGACCTGATTATTGGCGAGTCTCAGTTTAAGCTATGGGATAGCTGGTCAAGTATGGAAGCATATATCGATTGTTGTCACCAGAATGGTCTCACCTGGGGGATCGCTCAGTATTCGCCTAAAGAAGCAAAGAACGTTTTAACGCTAAACTACCAGTTTATCCAGACGCTCGACTTAAAACAACGCGACATTGAAAAGCTGGCTTCGCTTTTTGTGGACTGGATTGAAGGAACCAGTATGGACAAACGCGAGTATATGCTGTTGTTCTTGCTGGGGGCTAATAATACGCAGGAAAGCATTGAATGGTTTTTGCGTAGCAGTGATAAAAATTGGATTAGAGCATTGGTTGTAAACCCAGAATGTGCAAAAGACCCTTACATCAGATTGAAGATTAGGGATTTAATCAGAAACAGGATCAAGAATGCGGCTATGGGTGAGTTGCCTATAAAGGGCAATTTTCAAACAATGGTTTCTGATCCGTATGCTTATATGCAGCACGTGTGTGGCATGGAGCCCACTGGGTTGCTCAGAGAAGGTGAGTGCTACAGCAATTACTGGAATGAGCGTGGTGTTGAGAAGGTTAATTTGGCCAGGTCTCCTCAGACATATCGTTGCGAAAATGTAGTTACGCGGCTGGTGAAAAATGAGGAGACTGAGAAGTGGTATAGGTATTGTCATCTTGGAGTGATTTTTAATTGGTTTGGCCATGAGGTTGTGAACCTTGGCGGTGCCGACTTCGATAAACTTCTTTGTCGAAGTAAAACGTGGTGAACGCATAAAGGTGCGGTGTCATCTCAGCAATGCAGTCGCAGGAAATGGCGATGAGTGAGGTGGCTAACAGGGGAGCCTAAACCGTAAGGCATGGTAATCCTGTGCTTTTGAATATGTGTATTTGTGGCCTATTAATAAATAAGGAGGTGTTTTATGGAGGAGTTCCGTGATGTGTACATAGAAAAATATGGATTAATTAAAATCAATCGAACTGGTACTTGTGTTATTGGGAAAAAGGGCGTGCCTTTATCAATGCATTGGCGCAATGATGACGGCTACGTGCTCGTCAGGTTGTCGTATTTTGATGAAAAGACGGGGAAGAAAAAACGACTAAATAGGTTGGTGCATCGCTTGGTTGCATTAGCTTTTGTTGAAAATCCTAATGGTCTTCTCGAGGTTAATCATAAGGATGGAGATAAAGAAAATAATGACGCCAGCAATTTGGAGTGGTGTTCTCGTCAGCAAAATATTCAGCATGCCTGGAGGACTGGTCTTTCAACATATAGTAATATGGGTGTGAATAACGGAAGACATGTTTTAAACGAAAATTCTGTTATAGAAATAAGAGACGCTTATGCCAGAGGAGAAACAAGATATAGTATTGCCAAACGCTATGGTATAGGCTGGACTACAGTAGACCATGTTATTAAAGGCCACACATGGTCTTATGTAAATTGATCAAAAACATATTCAGAAGTCAAGAGACTATCCCGCAAGGGAGTACAGGTAAGGTGTAATTCCTTACTTGGAAGTGCCACGCCCCTGATAAAGGGTGAAGATATAGTCCAACCCGGCTACTTTGAGTGGCGTTAAAGTACCGTGAAAACGGCGGTAGAGTGGGAGATATAGTAGCCTCAACTGACTGTGAGGCTATTATTAACAACGTATATAAAGATGAACTGACAGTAACCTATGATGCCCCTAAACCTTCTAAGAAGGTTTTTGATAAGCAGGATCTCTTTAATGCAGACCTTTTCTCCTTTGGCTCGATGATCGGCAGTATCACGAACAAGGGCACTAATGCTTATGCGCTGTTGCCATTACTTGAAGAGGAATATGGAAAGGATAGCAAAGAAGTCAAGCTTGTGCTTTCACGTCTGCAGCAGTGCTGTGTCGCACAGTCGAGAGCTATTGATAAAGCTAAGATAGGTCAGCCCGTTAAAGGTATTCCAGATATTTGGATCAGACGTCGCAGGATCACTGAGGAAGATGATGAAGCAACTCGTGCTCACAAAGAACTTATGAATCGTTGCCTGATTGATAAGCGGCCTTATTTCTTCAAATATCGCTATGCCGACAGCAAACGCGAGCATGATGCTTATAAGAAGAGCCGTGATGCTATTTGTAAATCGCTATTTGATCTTTCAATTGATGAGTTGATAGCCGCCCCTAGAAAAACTCAGGAGCAAAGAGATTGGCTGCGCAATTATCACGAATTTGCGCCACTCATTGAAAGCAACAGCCCCATGAACCTACTTTGCAAATATATCGAGCAGATTGATTTCCAGATTGTGAAAAAAATGAGGGCACCTGGGCAATTTGATCCGCATGTTTATATTGATCAGACTGTTGCTAATTGGGAAGAGCATTATGAAAGCATTGTAAAATGCTATGATCGGCATTTACGAGATGTGGCTAATAATGCGGCTTGTGGTAATTTTGAAGAAGAAAGAATTATAGATAAATTGCGAGAGTCTATGTCTTTCATATGCACCAATCCAACTGTGGTGGTAAACTGTCTAGTGCAATATTTGCTTATTGATAAGCCGCGTAAAGATATAGAAATTTTGTGGCTGGCATATGGAAACCAATTAGTTAGAAATGCAAGAAAGAACGATCAGGGGATAGTTGTTTTCCCTTTGCCTGACCCCAATGGCGAAATTGAATATTTGGGCGACAGGTTTCAAAATGTGGAGGTGACCGAGTATAAACTTGGCATTTAATTTGGATTCATACAGACAGAAAGAATTTGCCCAGCATGTTTTTGGCCATGGGCTTCAAGCAGAATCATATGGGAAACAGGGGTATGAGCTTAAGCTGCTTGCGGTATATCTTCGCGATGAATGCGGTATGTCAGATAAAGAAATCCGCGAATATCTAATAAAGTTTTGTGAAAAAGAGATAGAGGGTTATCACTTTAGAAGACATTATAAATTAATTGAAACAGCATGTAAGTACGCAAAGGATAAAAAGAATGTGTTAATACAAGTCGATTCATTGCCGGTTTATCAGGAAGAAGTGATGTATATCGATTCGCTTGATATTTCGTATGATGAAAAGAAACTTATGTTCTCTATTTTAATGCTCAAGAAATTGGACAGGGAATGCTTTGAGCAACGAAACGGTGGGGAATATAAAATGGCATATTTAGCAGCGGACGAGCAGAAATTGTGTTTCTTAAAAAAGACGGCTGGTGCGTCATCTAAGATGGACATCCCTAAAGATGTTTTTTATCATTGGCGTGAAAAGGGATACATTCGAGTGTCCTTTGCTGGCTTTATCTTAGATTTTATGGACCAGATGGAGCACAACGGAATCGAGATCATGCAAATAAAGCATTATGATTGTTTTGGGGCTTATTGGGATCTGTTGTTTAATGGAGATAAGGTTACCACTTGCAAGGTTTGTTCTAAGCCTATTAAGAAAACCAGCGCCAATAAGTGTTACTGTAAAGAGCACATGAAATTTACTGAACCAACTGTGGCACATAAAACGAAACAGATGGAATGCGGCAATTGTGGCAGGAAATTTTTTGTAAGTGCTCATGCGGTAAAAGCTAGAATTTGCCCCTCTTGCGCAAGGAAAGAATAACAATATAGTTTTTCGGAAGCTCAAAGAGCCGGAAACCATTGAAACGTAAGGGTTTCCGGCCTTTTTGTTTTTCCTATCTATTTGAAAGGAAGAGAGATACTTCCGCCATATAGAAAGGATTGAAAAAATTGATTAAAGTCAACAAAAATGAGGCCCTGATGATCCGTGAAGTTTTCCCCGTTGGCGTTACCCTTCACCGTACTTGCAAGCAGAAGTCAGACCGGCACAATTATTATATGTCGAGTCAGGTGCCTGCAATTGCTGCAGTAGAAGAATATCGTAATGGCGCAACGGTGGAAGAACTCAAGGCAAAGTACAAGAATGCAAAAATCGGCCTGTATTTTTAATTGAAGGAGTGAAATAATATGGCAAAGCTTCAGAAAACGATGAGTTTTAATAATGCGACAATTGATTTTGATGCGGGTGAGCTGATTGAATATTCCAAGGATGGCGATCCTATTGCTCGCTTTAAGCTGGGGGAAATTTTTCAGACTTGGGACGGCGTTAGTGGAATTTCTCTGACGATTAAGCGCGTTAATGAAGTCTATCATTCTGATGAAGATGGCGAGGGTATCGCTGATGGTAATTACTGATTTTAAATTAGATACAAATGATAATGAACTTCAAACGCTTTGGAAACTGGGAAAACTAAAAGACAAAGAATTGCTAGAAGCTTCTTGGCAGGAAATTGGTGATTTTATGAATCGTCATTTCCGCTTGGACGAGACGGAATATAGGACAGAATCAGCATATCGTAAGATTTATAAAAATGGCAAGATGTTTTTTGAACAGGTATTTCAGATGAATGCTGATGACGTTGAAGGTTTAACTGAAATTCAAGAAGAGCGAGTTGCTCTTCAGAAAGAGCGCCAGCGTTTGCGTGACGAGCGTACTCAATATGGTAAGTATGTGCGTGATGAGTCTCGTTTTGAACAGCGGTTAGATGCGATGGAAACTCTAATTATGGAACAGGGGAAAGTAAAATACAATTTCCCCGTGGTTGAGCTTCCTGTGACATTTGAGGCTAAAAAAGAGATGCTGGTTTTACTCAGTGACTGGCACATTGGTTTGGAATTTAAAAATGAATTTGGTTGCTTTAATATTGATGAGGCTAAGATGCGGCTTGATGAGCTGCTAATGGCAATTCGCGAAAAGAAAAAGCTTCATGAGTGCGAAATATGCAATGTCGCAGTTATGGGTGATATGATTAGTGGAATTATTAAGCCTGGGATTTTGGTGGCGAACCGCGAGAGTGCCATGCATCAAGTAATGCTTGCTGCTGAAATGCTTAGCAAGTTTTTGGGTGAACTTTGTTCATACTTTGGTGAAGTGAGCTTCGTAAGCGTTGCTGGTAACCATAGCCGCATGGAAGCTAGTAAGGATAAAGCTATCAAAGATGACCGCCTTGATGATGTGATCGCATGGTATGTAAAGGCGTCTCTCAAGCATCTCCCTAATTTCAAACCGAGAGATGAAGTGGATAATACCGTTACAGAGCTTGGCATTTGCGGCAAGCTTTATTTTTTTGCTCATGGTGATCATGATGAAATTACACAGGCTGGTATCTCGAAGCTGGCGTTCCTGCTTGGTGAGATACCCTATGCGGTTTGTGTGGGACATAAACACTATCCTATGATGACTGAAGTCAATGGGGTAAAGGTAGTGCAGAATGGTTGTCTTCCTGGATCTGGTGATGACCATACGATTGAAATGCGCCTGAGTGGAAAAGCCTCTCAAACGATTTTGATTTGTGATGAAGATGGTATTGACGCCTATTATCCTGTAAGACTAGAGGTGTGAAAATGCATTGGTTGATCGCTTGCAAAGACGGAGAAGTTGCGTCAATTGAGGCGGAAGATCTTATGAACGCAATTAAGCTGTCAGGCTTTGAGACATCTTGTATTATTGCCGCCTTGGCATCTAATTTTGAATGAATCGCAATAGCGTTTTATTGGTTGGCACATGAGGTCAATCTGAGTGATGAAACAATATCCTGTTCCAGTATGTAGAGTATTGTGGAGCTCTCCGGGGGTTGTATGGGAACCACTAACTGGATAGGCTTTAAGCTGAAAGAAAACATATGGGCTGGTCGAAAGACCCTGGTCCACCGAGCGGCGGGGAATTTCCTTGCCATTTTTGTGCAACCGCGTGCAAACGCGTAACTCCTGGTTAATGAGTAGCGTTTAGGCGTTGCTCTGATTTGAGGATTACCAAAGAGCCTTGTGCTCTTTGTTTTGCTTATATGGGTAGGCAAAGCTAAGAGCACAATGGATGAGAAAATTTAAATGTTAGGGGGACGAGCCTATCCCTTATTTTTATGACACATGCACGTTGCTAAGACTACAGGAAAAAGTATTTGAGGAACCCTTTTATGTGAGCGGACAAACTTTCAAAGAGCTTGAGGAGATCAAGACAAGCAGTAGGAAAGATGCAGAAACTAAAGCAAAATCGAGAAGTCTTTTTAGATTGCTTGTTGAGAAAGAGAATTATACGATCATTCCTATTGACATGAAGATCTATGACGAGCTTATTGTGCTGAACCTGAGTGCCAGTCCTGACGAAATCATTATTGCTAGTGCTTCATTGGTAAATAGGAACATTGAGAATATTGTTTTTGCAACAGATGATTTGGCATGTGGAATGATAGCAAAATCTTGCAAGCTGAAGGTGGAAATCAACCCAAAAGCCAAATATGAGGAAGAGTATAAAGGTTATAAGGAGTTCCGGGGAACTAGTGAAGAAATCAATAAATATATGGACAATCTGGATTATAAATCTTGGTATATAAACGAATATTTGATTCTTCACAATTTGGACGACGGGAAAACAACCGAGATGCGGTATGACGGCCACCAGTTTGTGGCTTTAAAGTTGCCGCCATCTTCGTATATAAAAGCAAAAAACAGCTTACAGCGATGTGCGCTTGATTTGTTGATGAATAAAGACATTACTGCTATTGGTATTTTGGGTGGCTACGGCAGCGGTAAGACGATGCTGTCCATGCTTATGGGTTTGTATCATGTAACTGAAAAGGGAAATCAAGATAAAGTTGTTGGCATCCGAGAGGCAAAAGGCGAAGGAGCAGAAATTGGTTTTCTTCCGGGGCGCTTTGAGGCAAAAACGGGGAATTTTTTTAAACCGTTGGAGCAGCAACTTAAAGGTGGTACTTTTGAGTTTGAATCTTTGATGCAGCGTGGCGTTTTAGAAACCCAGATTCCTTATTATCTTAAGGGCACGACATACAATGATAGTTTTATTGTTGTTGATGAAGCAGAAGATCTGTCTGAAAGCCAGTTAAAATTGATTGGCACGCGCGTGGGTCAGAATAGTCGGATTGTTTTTGCAGGCGATTATAAGCAATCTTTGATTTGTAAGAATTTGAACAATCCTTTAGTAAAAATGTGTTATGAGCTTCGTGGCAATCCAGCGTTTGGCTGTATCGTCCTTGATGAGGATGTGCGCAGTGAAACAAGCAAAATGTTTGCAGAGCTTTTTCAGAATTGAATGATTTGATGGTGGTGATAGATTGGCAGCAGCTAAAACAACAGCAACAAAAGCTGCGGCGCCTAAAAAGAAAATAGGCCGTCCATCAAAAGCCGATCTTGCATTACAGGCTAAACGAGAGAAAAAAGCAGAGCGTGAACGCGCATCGGCTTTTCTTGAAGAAATGCCTCCTGTTTATAAATGCACTCGTTGCGGGAAAATGGCCTTTGAGGGAAAAGGCAACTTTTTTGCAGTTATTAATAATAGGGCTTTTGAGGGAAATGATAATAGGGCGTCTATTTGTTGCGAGTGCACAGAAAAATTTTTTAACGAATACATAGAGCGTTATAAGGATGAGAAGCTCGCCTTGATGCTGGTATGCATGCATCTGGGCGTTTTCTTTTCTGAGTCTTTATATGACAATATGCACGAAAAAGAAACGCTTGAGCCTGAAAAGGAGAAATTTACGATTGGTAAATATCTTCGCCAGCTGTCTGGGCCTCAGTATAAAAAACAAACTTTCTTGTCCTATATGCTGTCTATACTTCAAAAGAAGCAAGCATTTAGCACGCAAGAGGAATCGAGAGACAGGCTTGAGGAAAACTGGAAAGCTGAAGATAGGCGCAATAAGCGCATGTGCATAGATGAGATTGGATATGACTGTTTTGATGATACGGTTTATTCTTCTGCTGATAGAAAGCAGATGTATAACTCATTAGCACAGTATTTGGGCATGGACGGTGTTTCTGAGGATAAGCATAAACGAGACGCCGCGGTTAGCATCGTGAAAACATCCATGCAGATGGAGTTCGTAGATCGAGAGCTAAACCGTGAAAGCAGGAACCCAGATCCTGATTTTTCAAGAATTGATAAACTGATTACTGCTAAAAAGCAGTTAAGTGAAGTTATCAATAAAATTGCAAAAGATAATGCCATTTCTGCAAGCGGTAGCGGGAAACGAGGAAAGTCTACTGTTGCTGTTACGGCGATCATGAAGGAAATGATTGATAATGGCGTTATTGAGATTAAGCCTAATTTGACAGAAGTAAAAATGTGCGAGGCTTTCACTTCGATTGCTGAAATTAGTTCCAAAGCTCTTGTAAATGAGATGAACATTACAGGAGATGAATATGCCGTTATGGTCGGTCAGCAGTCAGATGTGATACGTGAGCAAGCCGAAAAGATCATGCAGCTTGAAGAAGAGAAGAGACTGCTTACTATACGAGTTCATGACTTTGAGGCAAAGCGAAAGAGAAAAACCGTGAATCCAGTTACTCTTGATATTGGGGCTGCCGCGAGGGAGGCCTTAGAGGAAGAAGAGGTTGAACTGGAGTTTGAAGGGTTGGCGAGCTTGGATGGTGATATTGAATGCTAACAACTATCACAGTGCCAACCACACGAGAAATATCACAAAGAAAGCTTGAGACATATGCGCGTTACTGTCAAGTAATACAATGGGGGAGAAAATACCCCATACAATTTGCCGAGCGTTTTATGGGGCTGGAATTGTTAGATTTTCAGAAGTATATCATGCTCGGATCTTGGACAAAGGAATTTTTAGGCTGGCTTGTTTGTCGTAATGGAGGTAAAACAACTGAGGCTGGTATTTATACGATGCTGAGAAGCTTACTTTTGCCCTTTCATGCTACATATTTTTTAGGCAACACTGGTGAGCAGGCAAAAGAAGTTTTTAATAAGATTGAAAAGATAGCTAAAAATGAAATTGAGTCCTTTGCTGGTTCAACCGAGTTCTTCATGGGAGAGCTTAAGCGTACTTCACAAGGGCTCAACGATGGTTTTAGCCACAATCCAGCGTCGTATAAATGTGAGCTGTTTAATGGGTCAAGCATCAACACATTGAATAGCGATATTATTAATATTAAAGGTAAACGTGCTCATTTAGTCGTGTTCGATGAATCTGGTTGGTTTTCAGATGAGCTATTTGTTCAGGCTGAACAGTTTACTAACCAGGATCAAAACTTCAAAATGGGCGGCGGTATTGACTTAACGGAAGAGCCCTTAAATTTTCCAAGACAGTTGTTGTATTGCAGTTCTGCTTCAGATACAGAAAGTAGCTTTTATAAAAAGTTGCGCAATTATACGATTGAGATGCTTAAGGGGGACAATCGATACTTCGTTTGTAATCTGGATGTTGATATCGTAAGAAACTGCACAAAGAACGGAGATCCTTACCCTTCTTTGATTGCTCAATCTAAGATTGACAATGCTATGCGTGATGACCCAGAAAGAGCAATGCGTGAGCTATATAACCGTTTTTCGTCTGAAAGCCACGAGGGCCAAATCCTTACTCGCAGACATTTAATGCAATATACAAAGCCTTATTTGCCTGAATATAAGAATAAGGGAGATAAGCTCTATTTGCTTTCCTGGGACTCTGCGCGACTAAACGACGGAAGTATTGTTGAAGCTGCAGAGTTAATTAATGATCCAAAAATCGGGTGGCGCATGGAACTGAAAAATATCAATGCGTTTGTTGATCCAAGCACAAAGAATAAGACACCTATGCGCATGCAGGATCAGGTGAAAGGCTTCCAAAAGCTATTGCTGGATTACAATGGATCGGAGTTTGGCAAGCTCGACTATGAAAACATTGCCGGGGTAATGATCGACGCTGGTGCTGGTGGTCAACCATACAGTATTTGCGATAACCTTGTCCCTGACTTTGTCGGATTTGATGGGCAAAACCATCGAGGGATCATTGATTCTAAGCATAAACTTAATGAAGCAGCTGTAAGAGACTTCCCTGATTCAGTGGATATTGTAACGATGCTGGATCCTCGTGCTCACAGAAATGATCTATATAGAGCAATAGAGGATATGGTGAAATTAGGCGTTGTTTCTTTCCCAATGGCCTACGAGGGGAAAGACCAATATACCGAGATACAGAAAATAAAAAAGAAGGACTCAGATGGGAAGTACTACGAGGAAGAGATTGAAGTCATTCATGCTTTTACGGATGATGAAAAGATTTCGTTGATGCAAATTGAGCTGCTAAAGACTGAGCTGATCACTATGTGTAAGTACACAAATGGACAGACGGTTACTTATAACTTCCCACCTGATAAACGAAATAAGATGCACGATGACCGAATCTACGCATTCGGTCTTTTATGTTGGAAATTAGCTCAGTTGAGGAGAGGGCAAACTTTGACGGCTGAAAAGAAAGAAGTCGATATTGATTCTATGCCTCTTTTGGTTAGTGAGCTTGAGTTCAACTAATGAGAGTGAGATGAGAACAATGTATGAAAATGCGGTTATTCCAACCGTAGTAGAAAAAGAGAATAAACGTCCACGGTTGTATTACTGCAAGTCTAAGCGCTACGCAAATTTTATGATTTCACATGGCTCGCAGATTGTGCAGATTCAAAATGATAAATTTAGGCCAGGATTCTTGGTCTTTGTCTTTCTGTGGGATGATGTGTGTGACGCCAACGCTCAAATCTGGGAAAACGGAGAAAGAAATACCTATATTGGATAATTCAATTTTGAGGAGGGAGGTGGTTAGGCATGCCAAGAAAGAAAAAGAACTCTGGTGAAGAATTTGAAGTTGTTGTGCCTATGGCCGCTGCCTCTAATTCAATAAGCAAGCCTGAAGATGTGCGCCATATCGATATGGAGCATTGGGAGATTGCAGCTGCAAATGAATATGATCCGTCCAATCGTGCGCAGTCAACGGTGCTTAATGATAGCTCAACGTCTTCTACAATCTCGCAAGACGATATTGATGATTACGCGACTGCACCTCAGGCCGATAAGCAAAAAACGATGGAAATAATCAACCTGATCAGGCAGTATAAGAACAAAGACGATTTGATTGGCCTTGTTGTCGAGGCTATTGAAAACAATGTAAATGCTCGCTATCGTCTTCATTGGCGTGATGCTAGGCATAAAGATGTTGATAAGAAAGCAAATGAAGAAGTTAAGAAGGCAATTGCTGAGTTTAATGAAAAGATTAATTTAAAGCAGTTGATCAGAGATTCTACGGCTGCGACCTATCAAGATGGCAATTATATCATGTGTTTGCGCTCATATGGCAAGTCTCCTTCCGGGACAGATCTTTTACCGGATTATGTGGTAGATACTTATCCAATTGGCGTTGCTGAAATTAGTCAATATACCGTTGGCGGCGATCCTTATGTTTTAATTGATATGAATACCCTGAAGAGCCAAATTCGTAAGTCTTATACTAAGACGAAAAAGAATAAGGCTCTTTTTTATGAAAACGAAACTAAGGAAATCGAAGCAACTTTCCCCAAAGAAGTGGTTGATGCTTATAAAGCCGGTGAAAGATATGCCAAGTTGGATATTAAGTATACAGGCGTAGAGCGTATCAATAATGATAAGTTGCAATATGGTCTGTCTCCAATTTTTAGGGCTTTTACACCTATGACCATGCTTGAATTGTGCCGTAAGGCTGATCGTATGGCCTTACAGACCAGATCAAAGAAAATTGTTGCTCAGTATCTGAACAAGGAAATTCTTGGCCCCAATTGGAATGCGGATACATATCGCCAGCAGGCGTATGCTCATAAAACTCTTCTTGCGGCTTGGGCTAACAATATCGTATTGGTGACAGCTCCTGCCACAGTGAGAGAAATCGCTTATGTGGAACCCAAAGGCGAATTAACCAATATTGAAGTTACGAGTGATTATCGTAATCAGATTATGAGCACACTCGGCATTTCCTTCCTTGCTGATGGGAATTCCAAGTCGCTAACGATTGCTAATCTCAGTGTTAAGCAGCTGATGAAGAATATCAATAAGATCACCAAGCAGTTGGAGACTATTCTTCATAAATGGTATAAGGTAGTGCTGCAGGAAGCTGGTATGGATCCATCTTTGGCGCCAACGATTACTGTTATTGACGCCGAGATGCTTGAAATGGACTTGAGAATGGAATTGGCTGATATCCTATTTAGCAAATTCAACGCAAGCTATGAAACGGTATTTGAACTTATTGGCTATAACGTTGAAGATGAAAAGGCCAAACGTGAAATTGAAAATGATGAGGGTTATGATCAGATTTTCACCCCACGTCAGACGGTTTATACAACCAATGGCAATTCTGGTGATGACAGTGGTGGCGATGGCCGCCCCGCAGATAAAGATAGCAATGACCCCGATAAGCAGGCTGACGACCAGCAAAGAAATAAGTCTAAAAAGGAATTATAAGATGAATATTAACCTTGCCCAGAGAGGGGGTGAAATGGATGGATGAGAAGAAAATGTTTGTTGCTGGCTCATATATTGAGATTGCAGAACACAAGAATTACCTGGAGCTAGAGAATCTTGTGTGCTATTATGATTACCCAAATGCCAATGGCTCACAGGTAAACTACGGCACAACTGATGAAGAAAAGGCTGCGACGCTTGAACGCGCGAAGACCTTATGTCTGATGCCCGTATATGCTAAGTGTGCCGTCAATCGTAATGGTGACCCTACTTTTAAGGGGCATGAGATCTCAAGAGGGCCTAAAGGTGAGCTAAAATTTGATACAGTTCCCATTGGCACTCATTACAGCGTGAAAATTAAAAAGCATAACATTGTGGCAGCGGATGGTACAGCACATCGTCTGCCATGTTTATTTTCTAAGCAAAGGATTTGGAAACGCAACAAGAATGCAGTTGCTGCAATCCAACGTTTGTTTGGAGAAGGAAAGCTTTTTAATTCTTATGAGATGGACGTCAGCCAATACACTTTTAAAGATGGCATTAAGCATCTTGAAGATTATTCATTCCTGGGCAACGCCTTTCTTGGGTATGAATATGCCACTCCTGCTTATGGAACTGGTGGAGGGTCACAGGTATTATCTGTTGCAAGCACTGAAGATGGTTTTAGTAATGCAGAATTGATGATAGCCGAAGCTCTCTATCAGGATAATTTGGAAAATGAAGATACTTATTGTGAGGTGAACGAGATGCCTAATGAAGAATTTGAAGTTGTTGTTGAAGCCGTAGATGAAGTAGAAACTTCTGAGGAGGTCATTGAACAGCAGCTTGAAGAAGAAACTGTTGTTTCTGAAGAAAAGCCTTCTGAAGAGGCGGTGGAAGAAGCAAACGAAACAAGCGAAGTCGAGACTCAGCAGTTCGAAGAGGAGGAAGCAGAAGTTTCTGAAACTGAAGATAAGACAGAGGAAGAGCCCGTTCAGGATCCTGAACTGTCTGCACTGACTGACTACGATATTCGCAGGAAGCTTGAAGAAGCTCTCTATGCTTCTACCAAGGAGTATGTGTATTGTCGCCACATTTTCCCCGCAGATAACTGCGCATGGGTGAAAATGGACGCTGATCGCGCGGTTGGCGAATTGAATATGACAGAAGTTACCTACATGGTTGAGGGTGACAATGTTTCTATCATTTCTATGACGCCCATTACTTTGACTGCTTCTCCTCGCGAAATGGCTACTGTTTTGTCTGAGCGCGAGAAGAAGCTTTCTGAACTGGAAAACGAGTTGAGCGAGTTGAAAAAGATCAAAGAGTCTTATGACAATCTCGTTCTGGAGCAGGCAGAAGCAAAACATAAGCAGGAAGTTGCTGAATTGCGTAAGTATGTTCAGAATGCTGGCTGCTTTACGGAAGAAGAGCTTGCGGAAGAAAAAATGGCTAGTATGATCGAAAATCTGCAGATTGCAGAAGTAAAGGTCTTGATTGCCGATAAATTGATCGCTGCCAAAGTTGAAAAGGAGTCTGCAATTGAGCAGGCCTCTACGCCTACACCCAAGGTTGACTTGGGCTTTGAGGCTGAAAACGTGAAAAAGTCTCGCTCACGCCAGTGGGCGGATTTTATCTCAAAAAAGTGATTTATTAAGGAGGGAAAACGACTATGTTGAAATATGCAATTGTTGACATGATGAAGGGCATTCCTCAGGCTGTCGCCGAGACGGAAATGACTCGTGGTGCTGTACTGAATGGTGGTCTGTTCCTGGCTGATAAGGAGCGCAATCATGACGGTCTGGCTGCTGCCTACAATCTGAAGGAGAAGGAATTCGAGACCATTAAGGTTGGCGAGATTTACAATCGTGTGCCTACTCGCGTTGGTGAGGAGTATTACACCACCGAGATTGAGGGTGCTGCTGGCATGACTGCTGGTGATGCTCTGAGCGCTGATGGCGCTAAGTTTGTTGCTGGCGAAGGCGCTGTAACTGGTTGGGAGTTTGTTGGTGAGTATGTCAATCCTTACGATCTGCCCATGTATCAGGTTCGTCGCGTAAAGTAATTTTATTTTTTAAACAGAGCAGTTAGTTGATGCTAACTGCTTTTTTATTTTGTTTTTAAGGAGGGAATAATAATGGCTATCGAAATTTCTGAAAAGATGAGCAAGCCCGGTGTTCTGACTGAGTGGGCTTCTGCTGTTGTGTATAAAAATTCTTTGACTGATGACCAGAAGGAAATTTCTGAGGTTATCGACGAGGCTGTTCGCAAGATTGGTGAAACTGGTCATGATCCGAATCATGAGATCGCTTCTCTGATTCAGAAGACTTTCACTGAGGAGAGCGTAAATGCTCCTTCTGAGCTGATTGGTCGCATGTTTGATGAATCTTCTATTGGCGAGTTTGACGATTTCTATATCGAAACCGAGCCTAAGAACACCATGATGGCTTATGAGGCTACCAATGGCGGCAACGTTCCTGCTTCTTATATTGAGCATAACTTCATGAAGCCCACTTGGATGAACCTTCAGGCTGAGACTTACATCAACATGTCTGACATGCGCCGTGGCGGCTATCATACTGTCGCTAAGCACATTGAGTTTATTAATGAGTGCTTTGAGAATCGTCGTGTGGCTGCTCTGATGAACGTGATCAACAACGCTATTACTGCCGATATGCCCGGTTATGTTGCCGAGACTGAGGCTCTGCCTGGTGAAGCTGCCATGGATGAGCTGGCCCTTTATCTGCATGATAAGGTTGCCGATGGCGAAGTGTTTATGTTTATGCTGAACCGTTATCGTCAGGCTGCTTCTAAGCTGGCTCAGGCTCAGCGTTGGCCCACTGAAGGCGATAAGAATATGTACAACCGTGAAGGTTTCCTGAATGCTTATGCTGGCGTTCCCATGCTGGGCTTCTCCGGTCAGAAGCGTCTGGCTGATGGAACTCTGATCGTGCCTGATAAGACCATCTTTGGTGTTGCTGGTAAGGTCGGCTCTGCTGTGACCCGTGGCTCTGCTCGTGTTCTGGAAGAGGAAGATATCAATTCTGAGAAGATTCATGTGAAGGTGGCTGGTTTCACCTTTGGTTATGCAATCACTGATATTTCTAAGATCGGTAAGATCGTCATGGCGAAGTAAGAAAGGCGAATGTCCATTTGATTGGATGATGAGAAAATTGAAATTGGTGGCGGTTTAGTTTTATATTAAACCGCCACTTATTAAAGGAGCAGATAATATATGAGTTTTGATAAAGAAATGGTACGAGTGTTTAATTATGGTCTTTGCAGTATTGCTGTTAAGACCAACGAACGAAGCGTCTTGATTAAGGGCACTGATGACCCTAATTTCCCGACAATGGAGTCTTTCTCTTTGAAAGAATTGGAGTATGTTAATGCACATAGCCCTGTTCTTCGTAGCGGTATGCTTGAATTTGATGAAGAAGAGCGAACTGATATTTACAAAGCTCTTCATATTAAGGATTGGGAGACCGCCTGCATTTTTGAAAGCGAAATTGATGAGATTCTTACGACTCCGACTATTGCTGCTATGCAACGTGTTACAGAGGTCAAGGATTTGCCGACCATTGATCGCATTTTTGCGCATATGAAGAGGTTGATTAAAACAAATCAGGCTGATGTATCCAGCAGAGTCCAAAAAGTGGTTATGACCAGACGTGACGAGTTGCGCGAAAACATTCTTAATTCACGCATTCAGCTTGTCCCCAAGAAGGTTGATCCTGTTGATGCCATTTCACAGGAAGCTCTTGATAAGATGGTTCAGGATAAGGTTGCGGCTGCTTTGGCTTCTATGGCAGCTCCAGTAACTACAAATACAGAAGCGGCTCCTGTTATTGAAGAGGTGCCGCCTGTTGTAGAAACGAAGCCTGTTCAGGAGACAAAGCCTGTTAAGCCCAAGAAGACCACTCGCACTAGTTCAAAAACCGCTCCTAAGTAAAAACGAACGGAGGTGATCGCGAGTGACGGATCGTTTAGCTGATGTCTACGAGGCGTTTTATGACAAAATCGAGTTGGACTCAGAATATTTTCAGTATTTTGATGTAGATGAGATCGAGGCAATGAAAATTGCCCAAGAGCGTGCGCGGTCGTATCTCCGAGAAGCGTGCAGTTATTTAAGACGTCATGTAACTTTAGATTTCAGTCTTAGAATTGAAAAAGATGAGACGGGTGAAGAACATTTTGCTGCATCTATAACTGATGACGAGGTGGATCTCTTGGCGGCAATTATGCTTGTGCCTTACTATGAAAGAGGTCTAGCAAAATTGCGGCCAAAGCTTAACACTTTTTCAGCTAGTGAGTTGAAATTGCTGCATTCACCGGCCAATGAACGCCAGACATATTTAGCTCTAATTGAGAATCAAAGGGCTAATATTAACTTTTTAATTGCTGACTATTACGCCAAAGATCGTTTGACAGGCGCAGAAAAAATGATCAGTACAACTATACCGGAGGATTCAGAGTAGTGAAGCATGATATCAGCTATTATAGAAAAATCCACGGTACATATGGCGTTTCAAGCGTTAAAGAAGCACAAATTCGATCTATAAGGCAAAATGTAACCGGCTCATTTCAAAACACAATCAATTGGGAACAGGTTTTTGTAAATCACTCGACCGACGAGCAAGATTTAGAAATAATTCCTACCATTGATATTTATACTAAGAAATTTAAAACCAGACCAAGTGAAGTGATGCGTCTTGGGGATTTAATCGAATGGCGCGACGCTTTGTGGATTGTTAATACTTTAGATGCTGATAATCAAATCAATTATCAGGGAACTATGGTCCAATGCAATCTTTGTCTGCGCTGGCAGCTTGAAGACGGCACAATCCATGAAGAATTTGGCTGGGATAAAGACGCAAGCAAATATTCTTATGGTGAAGACCGCGGTAATTATATGGATACTGCGCAATTCACAATGAAGGTGATTGTTCAGGTCAATGAACAGACACTTTCAATACGAAGAAATAAGAGATTTTTAATTGGTCCATTTGGTGTGGGCTTTACACCTCTTGCGGTAGAGGTATCTCGAATAAACGGAGTTACCAATACTTACAAATACAAAGAGGGTACAGAGCAATATGAATCTGGCTTGTTGGAGTTTACACTTCACGAAACACAGTTCTATCCAGATCGTGATAATGCTGAATTAGGTATTGCTGATTATTTTGTCATTGGGAAAGATAGTTCTGTCCCCGAGCCTGCTCCAGAGAAAACATCGCCTCCAAAATCTGTTGTGAGTGAAGGGGGAGAGTGGTTTTAATGGGCAATAATTTAAATGTAATTAGCGATATGAAACAGGTGATTTTACGCTCAATTTTATCTGATGAGGATGTCGTAAAGCTTCTTAGAGATAATTATGATGTTCAAACACCAGACATGGGCTTGCGTTACACTCAAGTGTTTCCTTGGATGCGAACGCTTGACACAGTTGAAGAAGCTAAAAGTTTTGTGACTTTTGAGGTCTCTGTAACCGGCATCCAAAATTGCGCAGTTCGAGAATTTGAATTGCGCATTTATATTATGACCCATCAAAGCTTAATGCTTATTAACGGTGAGGTATGTGGGAATTTGGGCTTAGATCCGTCTGACTGCGGCACAAGAATTGATGTTTTGGCAGATAAAATTGATTATTTGCTGAACGGAAGTGAAGAAATGGGATTTGGCAAAATGGAGCTTGTAACTTCGCCCCCATTTACCCCAGCAGAAAAATTTCTTGGGCGCATGTTGGTTTATCACGTTGAGGGATGGAATCGTTGGGGTGAAAAGTTGTAATGGATCTTTTGAAGCTATATGAGATTGATCAGTTGCAACTTTACTTTGGCAACGATTTTAAAATCAATGAGCATTTAATCATCCGCCAGCCGACAATTGGAGATATTGTTGATATGGGGGAGCGTAACTATTTTTCAATGGTGCATACATTGACTGCCATACCATCTGATCTGATTGCTCAGCTTTCTGTCATTGGTCTTGACTGGAACAAAGTCGAGGACTTTGAATTATTTTCGATGCTGATTACTTCAATGGATATTGATGAAACTCGCGTTTTGTTTGGGAACTTGGATTTTTCAAAATTCCGTGTCGTACCAATAGAAGGTGAACGACGCCATATTCTTCATCATGAAGAACTCGATTTTGATATGGACGAGCTTATGTATGGAGCTATGGCTCGATATCTTTGCATGATGCACGGAATTAAGAAAAAACCACAGTATGCCGGTAACGAAGCAACCAAACAAATGATGATTGAAATGGCTATTGAAGATATGGAACGCGCCAAAAAGAAGCCATACGTATCACAATTAAAATCGCTTATTTCTACAATGGTGAATAGTGCCGGATTTAAGTACAACATTGAACAAGTGCGGGATATGAAGTTATGCCAGTTTATGGACAGTGTGTCTAGAATTCAAATTATATCTTCAGCAACGGCATTGCTGCATGGCTGTTATTCCGGCATGATTGACACCAAGAAAATTGATAAAGACGGTTTAAACACCATGAAGGACATCGATGTGTAATCGGTGTTTTTCTTTTTAATAAGGAGGAATGAATAATGGATATTAACAATTTTGTTATCGAGCGCGTTCGTCGTGCAACTATGTTCTCCACTTCCACTGGTGAGGCCATGTGGAATATTAACCAGGTCGAAGAGCCTGCTCTGAATGTAACCACCGAGAAGGCTGAAGCTGTGGACGCTATGGGCGTTAAGATCGCTGAGTTTGATCGCGCTAAGAACGCTGAATTCACTGCTCAGAACTCTCTGTTTGACTTCGGTCTGGCCGCTGCTCAGTTTGGCCGCGAAAAGGAAGTCGCCACCGAGACTGCTACTTTGGTTGTGCCTAAGTGGGAAGAGATCAAGGTGACTCAGGCTATGATCGATGAGGGCGCTGTTACTCTGCAGGAAGTTCCCGTTGGTGTTGCTGGTGCTGAAATTCCCTTCATTTATACTCTGAACGGTGATGGCTCTCTGAAGAATAAGTTTGCTATTGGCGCTGAAGCCAATGCTGCTGCTTTTGCTCTGGCTGCTGCCGATAAGAAGATTACTCTTCCCACTGGTCTGACTGCTGGCGTTCGTCTGTGGATCCCCTATGAGTTCGCCGCTGCTTCTGCCGTGGTTGTGTCTAACACCGCCATCGACTTCCCCAAGGCTGGTAAGTTTGTTATGGAAGTCCTGGGTTCTGATGTGTGCGATCCTTCTAAGAAGTATTATGCCTACATCGAGTTCCCCAATGCTAAGCTGTCTGGCGACGTTGACTTTACCTTCACTACTGAAGGCAAGCATCCCTTCACCATTCAGGCTATGCAGCAGTATTGCGATGAAGAGAAGCGTCTCTTTAGCATTAAGATCCCCGAGGTGGCCACTACTGCGGCCTAATTTTGTTCTTTAAAGGGGTGATGCAATATGCAGAATAAGGGCCATAACCATAATTGCATTATTTGCGGTGAAGGTTATTATTATTGCAATGATTGCGGAGCCATGAAATCTTTTACCCCTTGGCGTAGAGTCGCGTGTTCTATCGAATGCTATCAAACTTATCTTGCATTTATGGATTATCGTGATCATGATCATGATAGTGAAAAGTTCGCGAAGGCAATTGATCAGATTGGTATGGACGTTCGAAAGTTACCCGTGGCTCTAACCAAGGTGTATGAGAATGGAAAGCAAGCAATTGCTGAAAAGGAACGTCCTGCATCGCAGGATCTTTTTGTTTCTGAGGTTGAACAGGAGCAAGCGCCTGTCCTTCCTCAATTTAATAAAACGGATTATTACAAACATACCCGTAAGAAGAAGTGATTTTACGGGGCGTATCTTAGATCGATACGCCCCTTTTTTATTTGAGTTGGAGGAGTGGGAGGATGAGAACAAGGTCTACTGTGACCGACAGGGTATATGAGCCTGACCTGATGTTTTATATTGTGAACCCTGTCCAGATTGCAAGATATTTGAAACATGGAGCAACGTTATACGATCTTTTTGAAAGTGGAGATAATCTTGTCGCAGTATTTTCGAAACGTGAGACAAGTGAATTATATAAATTATGGCAACGCCATGAGCTGAAGTAGGTGGTCAGTGTTGAAAATTTTAGCTTTCGACCAGGCGAGTCAGATGACCGGAGCTGCTTGGTTTGAGGATACAACTTTACTAGGTTATACGGTCATCAATTTTAAAAAAATCAAAGATGCTCGTGAACGAATGGGCGCGATGATTCAAGAAATGTATAAACTGATTCAGGAAATAAAACCTGATGTGATTGTTTTTGAGGACGTGGTAATGCAACGTAATGCCGCTAGTCTTATTATTTTAGCCAGACTTCAGGGCGCCTTAATGGCTTATTGCTATGAACACGCAATTATTTGGGTGGTGTATAAGCCTTCTGAATGGCGTAGAATGCTACATTTCAAACAGGGGAGTAGGGTCAAGCGTGAGATTCTCAAGGCCCAAGCTAAGGCGTTTGTAAAGAAGTATTATGAAGTGGACGTTAATGAAGATGAAGCAGATGCTATTTGCATTGGCTGTGCTTTTGCTTGTGTACAAAATGCTTTAAGTATGGGTGATGAAGATGGCGGCAGAGCAATTAAATAATAAGGCGTTAGAAACGCTATGTAACGAAATACTCAAAGCGGTTGAGGTAAAGGCCAAAAGTGTTTATACACAAATGTCTAAAAAAACCACAAAAATTTCTGCTTTAAGCGCATACCCATTGGGTGCCTTATGCTTTTTAAAAGAAGGGATGAATCCCAATTTGATTTTTGGTGGCAAATGGGAGCAGTTGGCAGGAAATTTGTCGCTCAGCGGAAATGGTGAGACAGTTGAATTGAGCGGCGTTAAAGTATGGCAACGATTTGAATAATGGAGGGCTAAATAATGGAAGATATGAAAATTGTCGAGTGCAACGTGGATGGTAAACTGGTTAAGATTGAAGTGAAGAAAACGATACCTTATATTAAACGGGTGGCTGCCTCTAATGTAATTGCAGAAGCTATCATGTCGGAGAATGGGGAGTATCATCCTTGGGCATTTGATATCCATTTTACAATTTTTATTCTTAGTGCGTATACTGATTTTATTTTCCCGGAGAGCTGGGACGATAATGAAGTTTATAAGTTTAGCCGCAGTGCTCAATTTGAAGTAATCTTTGAAACCATTAACGACAACGAACGTAAAGAGGTTTGTGAGTGGGTGGAAAAGCTCGTTGAATATAGGAAGAAGTGTTTTGAAAAGAACGCCGTGTCTCGTTTACTTGATACAGCTAAAGAGTTTTTCAAAGTGTTTCAAGAAATGCTTCTAAATAATCCCGATATTTTAGACGCATTTGGATCGCTACCTGAGCTTAAGAATTTACAGTAATTATGATATAATATTCATAAGCTAGTAACCTTATGGAGGGATAACATGTATTACGAAGAAAATGGGATTGTATTTGACCAAGAGTGGATTAAGGATCAAAATGGAGTGTGGACTATCCCTTGTTTGGTACTGGGCCATCGTGTGAATTTTCATATTAGATCTAAAGTTTCTGATGAAGAAAGAAGAAAATTTGTTGAGCAAATGGCGGTTGCTTTCTTTGTGCGTATGGGTTCTAGCATTGTTTTTGATACCAATGCTTATCAGTTATGGCGAGACCAAGTAGAGCGAGGCCGCAGTTTTGAAAAATTCTTTTGCTATACTGATATGCACCAAACGCTGATGAAAGTAATAGAGGAGTATCATTTACAAGACCAAATTTCTTTTCCAAAGATTTTTTTAATTGATAGCAATATGCTCCAGTATGCTATAGAGCATATTGTAGGTAAAAACGAATTGGAACAACTCACTTATGAAATAGATTCTCTGGTTTGCGAAACGCGCCAGAGGCTGCAAAGTATAATTAAGGGAAAATAGGATCTGAGGTGGTGGCTTGCCGACATTTGATAGTATAGAAGCAGCTGTTAATTATGTGAAAGAGAGTATTACGGAAGCTCTCGGTGGAGGCGTTTTGCGAGCCGTTAAAAATGAAGAAGCTTCTCAGATTAAAGATGAGGTATATAAAGCATATAAACCCAAATACTACAAACGTAGAAAAGATATGTATGCACCAGGCAATATTGTTGGATCAGTTGATGGGTTAACTTTAACTGTATACAATATTACTCCTCCGAGTGACGAACATATGCCGCGTTTTAGGAAAAATACGCCTGCGCCAACTACTGATAAAGATTTGGCGTCAGTTATTGAAACGGGTGAGGGATATGATTGGTATAGCCCTGGGCCTAGACCGTTCACGCAATCAACCGTTGAAGCTCTCGCGATTTCAAAAGAGCATGTTATTGCGTTAAAAAAACATTTGAGGTCAAAAGGAATTCGAGTAATTTAAAAACTGAATAAATAATTTATAAGCGGGGTTCATCCCGCTTTTTCTTATGCCTATGAAAAGGAGGGATGAACATGCCAGATGAATTAAGTGTAAAAATAGATGTTCTATTAGGCGTAAAGGAAGGCGAAGTAAAAAATATCAAGGCTCAGCTGGAAGACGAAAAAATAAATGTCCCAGTTAATCTTGACGTGAAAGGGACAGATAAGGTAGATAAAAAACTTTCTCAGCTTCAGCAGCGTGCGCAAAAATATGCTGGTGAAATTCGAAAGATTATAGCCAGTGTGCCTGAAATAGATAAGACTTTTAGAGGTTATACATTTTCTTCAGGAAAACTTAGGGATGCAAAATCTGAAATTCGTGGGCGCTTAGCTTTAGCAGAAAAAGAACTGACACCATATCTAAGACAATTAGAATCGCCCGATTTAACAGTTGATCAGCTTAAAGAAGCGCAAAAAGCCTCAAAGAAGGTTTTGGCAGATATATACCGCGCTCAAATGATGAGCGAAATGGCATCAGTCGGCAAAATGTTGACTCAAGGGGATAAGGCAGTTTCAAATGCTATTCTTCCTGATGAAGAAAGAAAGAAGCTTAAGAAAAATCTTTCCTTGTTGCGCAAAGACTACAATAAATTTTTTGATACCATCGATGAGAAGGCAAAGAAAATTGCGGTTGGCAAAGAGGATTTTTATGCTTTAAGAACAAGTGAGTTTGCTTCCATTGGCAAAATGGAGCGTGTACTTGAAAAAATTCCGCAGGAAATCGCTATTGCTGCAAATATTACCCCTGCTGTTGATCAAAAGGCAATTCAAACAGAAATTAATTCCGCGGTTGAAAACATAAAAATAACTAAGCCAGTTAAAGTGCCTATCGAGTTGATTGTTAAAGAGGATGTTAGCAGTGCCGATGATTCATCGGCGATTTCTAGTGTTGTTTCTTATAATGAAAAGAATTTTGGGAGCGCACTTAAGGCTGATGAGAAACTTCGTAATTTGTATGGAAAATTCCAGGATGATTATGAAGATCTTGTGCAACAGTTCCTCATGGGCGAGGAAGATGAAGAATATCGGCAAAAAGCTCAAAGTCTAATACAGGATGTAATTAACAATCGCAAAATGGAGCCTGGTAAGCTTCTGCAGGCGATTAGGGATAAATATAATAAAGACGGCAGCGAGTTTAATATTGGCAAGCGTGAAATTGGAAAAATACTTACTTTTGCTAATCATTTAGAGAATAAATTCGCCCCGGCTCTTGAAAAAACAATTGCGAAAATTGAAACCGACCTATCTTCCAGAGTGCAGAAGTCAGCAATTGCTTTACAGCACACTATAGATCCTGAGAATCTCCTAAAAGCCTCAAAAACAAATGGCCTTATTGCCCCTAGTGGTGCCGTTTTTAATACGTCTCACGTGCCACAATTATATGGAAATGTTGGCCTATTTTTTGATGGCGCGACATTTGATCCTAGACTTCATCAAGATTCGCATTTGTTTGGAGCTGACGGCAATACACCGGTTGTAGGAAATTTAAAAACCAGAAAAATCAGGAAACAAGACGGGACTATTGAAACTCAATTATATAGTGAGTTAGAAAAAGCATGGTTGCCTTTTACTGCTGAAAATGCAGCGAATATCATGCGCAATGAATACCCGCTGGTCAATCTGCCCGGTCATTTCGGGAAAAGTTTTGACGCTCCAGAAGATTTTGAAGAAGTCGGCGAGTCTCTGAAACAAGCATTTATAAAAAGGTATGCCAACTTTGATGAGCTGTTGGCAGATTCAGATCGTTTATTGGATGCTGTAAAAACCAATGGCGGTATAAAAGATGCTGGAAATATTGATGCGGATCAGCATAAGGCATACGCACAAAAATATAGAGAAATTCAAACTGATATTTTGAATGCTATGGGGAAAGATGCCATTGATAGCGTTGACCCACAAATTTTTAAGGCTGTTACAGATGCTATTGTTAGTGACACATCCCCGATGCTGGCAAATGAGAATGAATTTGTATCCTCTTTGCAAAAAAGCTTTGATGAAACGGGTATTCAACTAAATAACGAGATAATTCAGAAGTTGGTAAGCCTTAGAAACAGCATGGCGAACAATTTGGCCGATTATTTTGAAGCAAAAATTATGCGCGATGTCGGCATTGAAGAAGCTCGCGCAGCTGTTGTGCCGCGGAATGTTGATCCTGCGGTTCGCCAAGAACTTACAAAAAGAAATATCCCTATTTATGAATATGAATATACCGAACTCCCTAAAGCAAAAGATTTTCAGGGAGATCAAAAAGCTTATAAAGAAGCCTTTGTTAGAATTAATGAGGCGAATGAAAGAGCTTATCTTGAAGCTGTTAACAGGGTAATTGCCGATCATCCTGAGCTTAATTTAAGAAATTACAAGACAAAGTTGCCGCCAATTGCTGCGGATAGTAGCAAGAAAGAAGCTGAATTCCGTAAACAGGCAAATGACTTGATGGCTCGTTTTACACGTGCATCTTCTGAAGAGATTGTTCCTAAAGTAGACCCTTCTGAGATTGAGAATGCTGGCGCTGAGGCGAAACAACTCTCAAATACTTTGGCAAATCTCGAGGGTGAAAGCACACATGTGCATGTTAATGCTGATGAGGTTAAAACAGCAACTAAAGAAGCGGAAAGGTTGCTTGCGCTTCCCGCGCCGCAATATGAGGAGCTATCTCCTTATCAAAAGCCTAGCGCAGAAGCGCTTCGCAATGTTGATGCTATTTATGATTGGACAACTTACGAGCGAGCGCTTGAACCGATTTGGAATAAAATGCGCGATGGGTTATCTCATCCTCAGTTTATCCCAATTGGCGGAAGGACCCTTCAGGATTTAGTTGATAATTATCGTACTGGGCTACAGGGTGCCAATTTGTTGCCCGATGCGAGCGGCAGTATTGGCAGGTTTCCTGGGGTGGGTACTTCATCTGCTTCTATACCTGTTGATATAAATGTGGATCCTGATATTCACGTAAATAATCCCGTAGAAGTAAAAGAAGAAGTCAAGAAGGTCGTAGAAAATGCAACCAAATCTAGTGGCTCCACAAAAGCAGAAGCAGATGTTGAAATAGAAACAAATGTTGAGATTGCCGATCCGCATGGCATGATGAATGACATCAAAGCAGAAATTGAAAAGAATAAAAAACTGGTTGATGACATTAGCGAAATGCCTAGGTCGATAATGAGCAAACAACAGGCAGATAATCGTGTCAGTCAGTTGCAGCAAAATATAAAGCATCTTGAACATTTGCAAAATGTGCTGCAGCAAACGGGAAACATGCTGCCCGATAATTATGAGTCTATTTTTGCTCAGAGCAGGAAGCTTCAAGAGAAAGCTTTTAAAAATATCCATTTAGAAACCTTTGAGCAGCAGGGCGATAAGCTTAAAAATATGTTCTCTGAAATTACTCAGGCAATGGGCTCGTTACACGGCGATAAAGATTTCTCTAATCTGTTTGATGCCGCCTCTAATTCTTTGCAGGTTTACAGCGACCAGTATGCTAAAGTCCTTGAGCTTTCCAAGCAAGGCAACTTAACCGGTGAAGATATTGCTTCTTTAAATAAGGCATATGTTCAGGCTGCACACGATGTTGAGGCTTATGCGAAAGCGGTCAAAGACGCCTCGAAAGCTGAAGAAAAGCAAACCAACGCTGCTAAGAAAAATCAAGCGGCAATGGAGACTGCAAAAACAAAAATCCAAGAAATGCTTGAACTTCAGAAAAAATATGAAAAAGCATTCAAGGATCCTGCTTGGGCGCAGTCTTATAATAACATTTTAGCTGGCTATCAGGCCATTGGCCCCGATACAGAAAACGCCGCGGATAGGGTCGCAAGTCTTAACAAGCAACTTGCGGCATTAAAAGCCCAAGCTCGTGCGGCTGGCACCGCAACAACTACTTTTGGGACTTCACTTGAGAAAGCCTTTAGCCGTTTTGGCCGGTGGTTTAGCGCATCTGAGATTTTCATGTTTATTGTCAATAAAACGAAAGAAATGATTGGCAATGTAAAAGCTATCGATTCTGCAATGACAGATCTCCGTAAGGTTACTGATGCGAGTGAAGGACAGTACGACAAATACTTAACTAGCGCAGCACAGCGTAGTGCTGATATGAGTGCAAGAATTACCGGCTATATTGGTGGGACAAATCAATTTGCGCGTCTTGGTTATGGTATTGAGGATGCACAAAAACTTGGTGAAGTCGCAACGATTTATGCCCAAGTTGGCGACGATATTCAAGGAATTGAGGATGCCTCTAGTAGTATTATTGCTACAATGAAGGCGTTTGATATTGAAGCAGACAACGCTATGTCCATTGTTGACAAATTTAACAGAGCTGGTAATGCTTACGCAGTTTCCAGCGGCAACATTGGCGCAATGCTTCAACGCTCTGCGGCCGCTATGGCATCTGCAGGAAACGATATTAATCAGACAATTGCCATGGGCACTGCTATGGCAGAAGTCAACCGCGACGCTGAAAAATCTGGCGCCGCGTTAAAAGTGCTTGCTCTTCGTCTAAGAGGTTCTAAAACTGAGCTTGAAGAGATGGGTGAGAGCACGGAAACCATGGCCACTTCAACTAGCAAACTTCGTGAGCAGATCCTAGCTCTTACGAACGTTGATGGTACTGGTGGCTTTGATATTATGGATGCAGATGGTTTTAAGTCCACTTATGAAATGATCGATGGTATTGCCAACGCATTTAATAAGATGGATGATGGTAGCGAAAATGCCGCGGCTTTGTTGGAGCTTATTGCTGGTAAGAACCGTGCTTCTGATGTTGCCGGTATGATGAAAAACTGGGAAACGGCTAAAAATGTGTATAAAGATATGCTTAATGCCGAAGGCAGCGCAATGGAAGAGTACGAAAAGTGGCAGAAATCCATTGAAGCTAAGTCTGAAAAGCTCGGTTCCAACTTTGAGCGTATGTCAGTTGCTGTTTTTGACACAGAAGTTCTCAGTGCATTCTATAATATTCTAAATAGCATTCTCTCTGTTTTCAGTGGAATTGCTGAAGTTGCGGGTGGCATTCCGACTATTGTTGGACTTGCTTTTGCTGCTTTGGCAAAAATTAAACCTGATTCTGGTATTGTAAAAGTACAATATGCCCCGCTTATGAAGAACTCATTGGCGGCGTAAACTCGTATATGCTGGGAAAAAGATGATGAGATAGATCAGCTACAACATGGCCCGAAAGGGCGAGTGTGAATGCAGGTGGGGAAACCCTTCACGGGAGTGGGAAAGAAAATGGTCTATTAAGTATATGGCGCGAGCCTACGTACAGGTGCTTCCATAATAAATAGCACACGTCTTTGGTCAGCAGGGGAATGATGAAAGTTGGAGCCTGATCAGCTCCGGCGATTGGATCAGCATTACCCTCACAGACTGCAAGGAGTTGGGGCGATAGAGATTCGCCTTTGATGGACAGTCGGACTGGTGGAGTGAAAATGGATAGCTCCACGCGTGAGTTTAAAGACTACACGCTGGCTAACGCTGGTGGCTGCGAAAGTGCCATAAGCTATTGAAAAAAAGAAATAATAGGAGTACAATGATTTAAAAGGAGGTGAGCTCATGGCTTCTAAGCAACAGGAGGAAGACTTTCAGTGGTTTTTGAAAAATTATGCTTCATTGTCAGAGAAATATGCCCCCGCATATTTGATTATCAAAAACGGCTCTGTACTTGGAGCTGAAGTGACTCCTGGTGACGCACTAAATAAAGCGCTTATTACAGAAGAAATGGGTAGTTTTATTATTCAAGAGTGTGATGGGACTGTTGAAGCATATACTAGTTATATTTCTTCTACATGTTTTTTATAAGATAAATTATACAAAAGACGGGATGAAACGCAATGCTTTCTTCGCCAATTAGAGCATTTACTTCAACTTATCCTTCATTGAGCAAAAAGTTGATCAATGAAGCTGTGGTTGGTTACAATAAACAAGAGCTAACAGTGCGAGCTCAATGGGACACCGGTGCTACAACAACTTGTATTTCTAAAGATGTTGTTTCTCACTTAAATCTTATCCCTATTGGTTCTAGACAAATATCTACACCATCTGGGAGCTCGGTTGTAAATACTTATATACTTGATATTAAATTGCTCAACAATGTGACGATTCCGCAATTAATCGTATGTGAAACGGAAATTGGGGATCAAGGCATTGGGCTACTTGTTGGCATGGATATTATTGGGTTAGGTGATTTTGCTGTTAGCAATTGGGGCGGAAAAACAATTTTTACATTTAGAACCCCCTCTCAAAGAATAACCGATTATGCAAAACAACTATCCGTGCAAAATGTGATAGGCTCTCTTCATGGAAAGAAACATAGAAAATAAAAGAATATTTTGATTGTTTGTTGGCTATTCTCTCCCCAGAATTTCTATGATTTGTGGTCTAAAACCATCCACAAAACTTTGGGCGTCTTCACAGCAAAACACCAAAAACAACATTAAGGTCAATGCGCAACATCCATGTTCACCTTTTTCAATGGCAGCATAGGATCTGGGGTCAATCAACAAGATCTCAGCAAATTGTGCTTGAGTCATTTGATTATCAAAACGCACTTTGGATAAACGTTCTATCAAATAAGTTTGAAGAGCGCATTTACACGCAGTTTTCATTGGCTATTATCTCCTTTTTAGTGATGTGGAAGATAATTTTAATGAAAAATGGTAGATGCTGCCATGAGGTATACATCATGAATTTTAAAGAAAAAAAGAAAAGACCGTTAATTTCGGTCTGTAGATTGACTATTGAATGAGGATATGATAGCATAAGTACGAAGTGAGGACTTCACTGTGCGTAAAGCACCCCATAACAGCTAATTATCAAATCTAATTAGCTAATCAAAAGTATCGTGCAAGCTGTCAACTGCACGGTACTTTTTGATTTAGCCTGCGAAATGAGCGTACATTTGGAAGACTAAACGTAGAAAGTTGATGATAGTGATAATAATATCACAGATAGAATTAGTCTTTCTCATCACAACACCCCCTTTCAGTATTACCTGTTAGGGATGTTGCCGCACAGTGCTTCGTGCTTATGCCATTATTTACTATACTACTGAGGGAATTATAGTGCAGAAGAACGGGTGTTCTTACTATTTATGTTTGTGTTTTGCAGCGCCTATTTCTTTATTGATAGTTGATGCTCAAACAGCTCATGGAACATAAGCTGCAATTGAATGTCTTCAAATTTGATTAGAAAGACATCGTTTGTTACATCAACAATTTTACCAGCACCAAGCTTTTTATGAAGGATAGTAGCCCCAATAAAATTATTGTAAATAGAATTGGTGCGCACAGAAGCAGGGGTTCGCGTTTTCTTGGATTTGGTTGCTATGCGATTTTTCTTTTTCTCCTCTTGTTGGTGTAACCATGCCTCATTGGCCTTTCTGATTTTTTCCTGATCATATTCGATTTTGCGTCGCATGATCATAAGATTTCTTTGATCTTCTGTGTAGTATTTGCAATATGTAGAGGAAGAACAGGGCCCGTATTTGAAGAGGCAGTTTTTAGTTTCTTTATTATAGTAGGCGCAGCGTAATTTTGATCTATTCTTATCGATCTTTTTTACGTATTCTATGTGCCAAGGAGTCCCCTGAAGTTGAGAAATGCTCATAAGTATACCTCACCACATATGCCCACATTTCTTGCATCTTTTGGTTTTGCCAATCTTATTGCTTGCAAGCCCCCAGGCAGCTACAGAGAATGCACGACGGATTGTGGAGATTTCTTCGATGATCTGAGGTGGAGCTCCGCATTGGGGACAACATTTTGCTCGGAAAGCAGCTTGACGAGCGAGTGTTTCTCTATGAGAACGGGCATATTTTTGGGCCTCATCCATAATTTGCGTTACTTCTTTTTCACGCGCAGTAACAGACATCATTGATAATTCAGTCAGCGTATGGACTTCCCATCCCCAATGCTTTGGTGTAACGACATCAACTTTCCCGCCGCAATTTTTGTGTGTGGCTCTCATATTATCAAAAAGTTGCAGAGCGCTTTCTTCAATGTCAAGTGCTGGAGCCACAGCTCCGCACGTTTCACAATACCAAAAATAATCATCATCCCATTTTGACATTTTTAAATACCTCCTTATATTTATTAGTATACCTATGCCTATTTATAGTGTCAACATTGATCATGTAGACATTTAGCCACAAGTTGATTTTACCTTGGCAACAAATAATTGGTGCAGATGGTAATGCGTTTTTAGGTTCCATTTTTACTGCAAATAGAGACAGAAAAGCTGTTGCTTTGGAAGTACAAAAAAGAGATTTCGCATTTCTTGAGGAATATAATTCTGCCTCAAAATCACGTCGTGATGAAATCGAAAAATTAATTTCTCCTCAGACTGCGGGTTTTGTTAATTTTGATCTTTTGAAAGACAAAGCTGACGACGCAGATGAGCACATCAAAAGCGTTAAGAAAACATTAGAAGGAATCAACAAGATTGAATTCCAAGGCTGGGGCAAGAAAGCGGTTAACGCTCTCAAATCAGTCGGCCAAGCCTTTGTTGGTATTGCGGCTCAGGCTCTTACTGCTATGGCTGTTACTCTGGCTATTGAAGGCATTGTCACAGTTTTCGATAACATCATCAATGCTTCTCAGAAGGCCATTGACGCCGCAGACGAGACTAAAGCTGCGTGGGAGTCCTTAGACGCAACCCAGAAAACCGCCAGAGAGACAATTGACCAATATGGCGAACGTTATGATGAATTGTCTGAGAAAAGGGGTAAACCTTCTGGGTTGAGCACTTCCGAGTACGAAGAATATAAAGATATTTGCAACGAACTTGCTTCCGTATTTCCAGAGTTGGTAAGTGGCTGGGATGAGCAGGGAAATGCCATTCTTAGGGCTAATACAAGTATTAAAAAGCTGGAAGAGTCGTATCAGTCTTTACTTCGTTTAAATCGTGAAGCAAAGAGTGAAGATTTTGCGGAAACAGTCATGGAAGGCGCTTATGCAAGATTGTATTCTGCTGATAAAGGTAGTTATACGGATTACCTCGAAATGCGTCGTGCAGCCGAAGAGTTGGCTAGGATGCAAGGCAGAGGTGAAAACGCAGAGGCCTATGAATTTGTTGCTCCCGGTGTAATTGGCGATTATGGCCAATACTGGTTTGGTAAAGATGGAATACTAAGCAGCAGTAACAAATTTATTGAACAAATCAATGGATTTATTAGCAGTGGCGACTTGAGCGCCATTGGGAAAATCCCAGGAGACCTTGCTGCATATTTTGGAACAGTAACCGCTGCCGCTGGAGCTGCTGAATATGCCGCTGATGAGATCATTAAATTAAGTGACATTGATGCACTTGATTATATTACCGATCATACCGGAGCGCTAAAGCAAGGCACATCATTAGACGATGGTTTAAATCAGTTAGCTAATGCTGTGATTGGACAGATCATGTCTATAGAGCTTATAGTTGCTCAAAAAGCAGAGTCTTTGAGCTATCAGGCGGATCGTGATCTTGTCACTTTACAGGATGAATACCGTAATATGACTATTAACGCGTTTGATCGGTATTCAAACTATAAATATGGTGGCGGCATACTGGCCGAATCTGGATTTGAAGAAGATTTTAAAAATTATCTTGAAAGAGTGCCGTATGCTTTTGGACATGACTGGTTTGGTGAAATAGACGCCAAAGATCCGGCAGCTTTTGCTGATAAGTACAAAAATGAAGTACTGAACAAATTAAGAATTCCTACTGTTTCTGAAATGGTTGAGGGAATGTACCAATCTGTTACGGATTATTTCTCTGGAGATATGTCATATGGCGATCTTAAGAGAAAGTTGGATGGATACGGTAAAGATGGGCCATTCCAAAACGACCGTGTTTGGTCTGCATTTATTGAAGCCGCGTTTGGTGGTGAAGGTGTTCAGCAAGCGCAAGAAGATGCTTTTAAGCGAGCAAAAAACATCTTAAAATTTGGAGATGCTTCCTCGCTTGAGGATTTGACATTTGAACAATTGTCATTTCTTGCAGGATATAAAGGGGAAAGTATTTATTCACTTGACGAATTGAATGCTCTTATGAAAGAGGATGCAATAAAAAATCAAAGTGAATTAGAAGAAATTATTAAGTCCTACACCGACTTTAACGAGGCTCGCACCAAATCACTGTCCGCTCTTTCAGCCCTTAGCGAGCAAGGCCACCTTACTCCTGACGAATGGAAACAGCTTCAGGCGTCTGGCTATGATGCTGCAATTGCTGAAACACAGTATGGCTCCAAGTATGTCGATTATCAGACGATGCGTGATATCGACGAAGCTAAAACTCAGGAAAAGATTGTAGAAAATCTTGAGGCGAAAGCTTTAAAGCAGGAAAAGCTTAATGAGCTAACTGATGAGCACACCAAGCTCCTTGCTGAAAATTCCAAGGAAGCCGAGAAAAAGGCAGAAGAAATCAAAACTCTTGAAAATGAGATTGATTTGATTGATCTTATGAATGAGAGTCTTTTGGAGTCTACTTCTGCTCTTAATGCGTTTAAGCAGGCCTCCAGTATGGCCGAGCTTGGTGACAACTTCCGCTCTACCAAAGAAGCTCTTGATGCTATTAATGAGGGTCTTGAGTCTGGCCGTGTGGGCACCAACAAATTCAAAGCTGCGCTTGAACTGCTTGGTGGCAGAGGGATGCTTGAACGGTTTGAATCCGGCGATTTCTCTCGTAAAGAGCTGAAGCAATACACTGAGCAACTTGGCAAATATTATGACGAAGATGGCAACATCAATCGTAGTAAGGCATTTGATACTTTTGTAAAAGAAGGTATAGGGCGCTATTTCAAAGGTGAAAACGGAGAAAAGCGTTTTGCATTTAATGCTGGGACTACGATGGCTCAGATCCAAGAAAAGCTTGGCGGCATTACGGAAGAGATGGCTACATACTTCCTTGATGCTATTAATGAGTATGCTGTTGGTGCAAATGAAATCCTTGGGCCTGATGGTTATGAGAGTTATCAGGAAAGAGCGAAAAAAGCCAGAGAAGAAGCTGAGGCAAAAGAGAGTGCAAGAATTGAACAGCTTAATGGAATTGCAGAAAATGCTTTAACGGCCTCTACTGAACAAATTGCGGCAGCTACTGAAACAAAGGCAGCGGCTACACTTATGAAAGAAGCTGCGGCTGCATGGCTGGCGTCTGCGCCCAAGGAAACTGAACCGTCTGCTACACCTATTGATTCTCAAATTGAATTAGAAAAAACAGCGATAGATAATCTCTTTAAAGAGCATATTGGAGCAACGCCTGTTCCAACTGAAGATACAGTTCAAGTGAATGGGGACATGTATGTGCAACCGCACGATTCAAGTGCCCCAATAGCGAAGCCATTCTTTAAAGACCCATTAGTGGGATTGGAAGGTACAGACAACTATCAGATTGAAGCACAGGCCATTGAGGCTGCTAGTGATATTTTAAAGGCGGCACTTCCTCAGCATTCTGATTTAGGCAGAGAGCCTGTTTCTCTCTCGGACGAAGTTTATAGCGAGAATAGAGCTGATGCTAATGCCCAAATTGATGCCAATGTATCTTATATCAAAGGCTTGTTCCAGGCTTTTGAAAGTGCAGGCGTGGATATGGCTCAAATTGATTTGGGGGCTTTGCAATCAAATGTCCAGAGTGTTGTAGATACACTTAAAGTGCTTGGGTACAGTGGCGAAGCGCTTGACCAAGCAGACGCAATACTGCAAGGAATCAATACCAAATTGTTGGCATTGAAAGCGGCCGAAGCGGACTTGCCTTCTACGCCTCCTGTTCCGTCTGAAGTATCCTCAGTGATACCCAATAGAATTCCTGAAAAACTGCCAGAGAACGCTAGTGTATTTGAAAGCCTTGTGGGCGGTTTGACGGCTGTTACTCAGGAGACGAAGCAAGCATTAATCGATCATGCTATTCATCTAAAGGAAGCTTACGTTACCTTAGAAGATTACGAGAATTCTCAAATGGTAGAAAACGCCATTCAGAAAATCATGGATCTTCAAGTTGAGGGAATTACTCCTTATGTGCGTCCCGAACCTTCAGAGGTGCCGGAGGATGCAAAAGCGAGGATACCTGATAGCATCCCTGATATGCTCCCTGAAAGCGCGAGTGCATTTGAAAGTCTCGTGAGAGGGCTTACTGTCGTTACTGCGGAAGTGCAAGCAAGGCTTCTTGATCATGCTAACAGCTTGAAGGAAGCCTACACCAACATGCTCTCGATAACAGGAGATTATGAGGGTTTGGCTTTAATTGAGAATGCTCTCAGCCAAATCGAGAGTCTTGAAATTGTAACTGATGCTCCTGTAGAAGTGGCTCCTGGTGCAGAAAATGCAGTTCCGTCTGCAACAATGAGCATTCATGAACAATTAATGGCGCTGGGTGCTATGGGGCATGGTGCATTAGCATTTGCTGGATATAACGATGTAAACGCGATTAGAACTGAAAGAACAAAATCTTCAGAGACCACCCCTGCCGGGGAAGAGCAAGAGATTGAAAGTGAATTACATCTTGACAATGAAGCTGCTCTTGATGCGATTGATGAAGTAAAGGAGATAGCGGAAGAACCCTTAGAGGGTACTTTTGAGGTTGATCCTACATCTGCTGAGACTGCGGTAACGAATGTAGTTACAATGATTGAAACGATAACAACCAAGCCCGTTGATGCAAACACAGAGCCTGCAGAGGGCAAGGTTGGAACGTTGGATTCTCGCATTCGCGCAACTGTTACCAAAGGTGTTGATACCAGTCAAATTGAAGGCGCTATCTCTTTAGCCGATGCGCTTCACAGCTCTCTTTCAAGGCCTGCTACAAAACGTGTTACAGTAGTTCAAAGTGGCGGATTAACGTCAGGTGGTTCAGTAACCGCTGTTGATGGCGGTAAAATGGCCTCTTCTGGTGGGATCGCACGAGTTGATGGAGGGGCGGCATATGCTGGTGGTACAGCCCTTGTTGGCGAAATTGCTCCTGAAATTATTGTTGACCGTAAGAGTGGTACATGGAGACTTGTTGATTATCCACAGCTTACCCATTTGAATCCTGGGGATATTGTTTTCAATGGTGAGCAAACTAAGGATATACTTGCTGGTAAGCGCACTGGTTTTAGTAAAGCTTTTGTAGATGGCAATGTTAAGGGTGGTTTGAGTTTTGCGAGTGGAGAAAAGCGGTACTTAACAGCCGCTATGGGAGAATTTCAGGCTGGGAGTTTCGGCCTTAGCACTCCTTATAAAAGCCAAGCCATACCGGATGGTAAGAAAAAAAGCTCCGGCGGTGGTGGATCTTCTCGTGGAGGCTCCGGCGACGATGAAGAAAAAGACTGGAAAGACTGGATTGTCCGAGTTCTTGAAATTGCAAAAGAAGCTACAGAGAAAGCTATTGACGATGTGGCTAAGAAAATTGGCTACCTCGCACAGAATGCTCAGTTGGATGTAGCTCTTAAAGCAAATCAGAACGAGATTGAAAAGAATGAGGCTGCTCAAAAGCGCTATATGGAACAGGCTGCGCAAATGCAAAGAGAGCATGGTTTAAGCGCTGACATTGTAAAAAGGATTCAAGAAGGCACGATTGATATTACTAAGTATGATCAAGAAATGCTTGACAAGATTGATGATTATCAAACATGGTTTGAGAAAGCGGAAGATTGTCGAAAAGCTGTGGAAGAGCTGAAGGAGCAAGAGCTTGAGCTTCAGCGCCAAAAACTTGATAATATCGACAAATATTACAACCACAAGATTGACCGTCTTGAAGCCCAAATCAGTAAAAATGACTCCATGCTTGATCGGAAGGGCGCTTACGGCGAAGAGATTTTTCAACAAGATTATGTTGATGCCATTAAAGCAACCCAAGACAAGATTGCTCAACTGCAGGCTGAACGGAAGGCTTATGCAAAGCAGTTTGATGTACTTGTGAAGTCTGGGGCTCTTCAGCCTGATAGCAATGAGTGGCATGAGTACATATCTACTCTTGAAGAAGTGGATGAATCCATTATAGAAACGCAAACAGACCTCGCAGAGTTAAAAGATGCCATGGAGAACATAAAGCTTACTAATTTGCAGTATGCTCTTGATCGTCTTGAAGCTTTGCAGGATGCTTTAGAGAGTTTCTTGGATTTCCATGATTCTCAAGGCGTTGATAATAATGCTGATACCTATATTGATCTGATTCAGAATGCTTTCGACGAGATTGATAACCTTGAAATGCAAAATGAATTCCTCCGTGGGCAGCAAGAAGGACTGGATGTCCTGAGCGAGAAATGGCAGGAATTGCAGCAAGAGATTGAAAGCAATGAACAGAGCATTTGGGAGATTAAGTCTGCGCAGGAGGATTGGAATGATACAATCGCTGACTTGCAGATTCAGATGCTTGAACGTGAACGTGAAGAGCTTGAAAAGACCAATGACGCGCTGGAAAGACGCAAAGAAATGGAAGATGCTCTTGAAGACCTTGAAAAGGCTAAGAGCCAGAGAACGAAACTCATATACAGAGAGGGTAAACACCGATGCCCCTTTACGCAGTAATGTGTATTGCAACAGGTGAGTATATCGGTTAAAGCCTGAAGGAGACAGGTAAGACCGAGGTAAATATTGTTTATTGGCAAAATAGTAAGGAGTTATTTTGCCGCCATATAATCGGGTACCAGAGAAAGAAACAATAAAACTATGTAATAGTATAAACTTGGAATATATTAATACGATTTATGAAAAGGTCGCGTATGTTGAATTTATATGTAAAAAGCATGACTACAAAGGGGTGCAAAGAATAAACCGCGAAGCTCTTTGTAGATGGGCTCAGAAAGGCACCTGTAATTGCGCACATATTAACAGAGACGCAGAAGATTTGCGTCGTGAACCAAATTTGGATAAAGATGTTATTGTATTGGGTGAATATATAAAATCCAATATCCCCATTTTGTGCAAATGTAAAAGATGTCAAAGTGAATTCATGGCGACACCAAATAAACTTCAGCAAGGTCGCGGGTGCCCCAATTGTCGTTTTGAAAAAATAGGTGAACATAATCGCCTTGGTTTAGAAACCTATAAGCAACGCTTACAAAAGAATTTCCCTGACTTAGAATTAGTCGGTGAGTATTCAGGGATGGAACATTCAATAACGTTTCGCTGTAAACGGTGCGGTAAAGTTCAGAAATGCTCTTCTGCATGGAGGGTGCTGTCTGGTGATCGCGGGTGTTCTAAATGCAATTCATCTAAAGGTGAAAGAAAAATTGCTAATTATTTGGATGCGCACAATATTTTTTATGAAGCACAAAAGCAATTTTTACAGTGTCACGCTAAGAAGCCTTTGCGATTTGATTTTTATATTCCCAGTTTGAATACCTGCATTGAATACCAAGGAGAACAACACTATAGACCAGTTGATTTTGCTGGTAGGCATGATGGGAGCCATATAGTTAATCATTCATCTTTGCTGGAAAGAGATGATATTAAACGCTCTTTTTGCTCGCAAAATGCAATTAATTTGGTCGAAATTCCATATTGGGAAATAGGAAACATCGAAGAAAAACTAAAAGATTTATTATGCTAATAAACAATATAACCGTAGAGACTGTAATGGTGGTTACAGCAATGTGACCACCTGACTCACCCTCCTCGAAAGAGGATGAAGATCCAGTCCGAACTCGCGCTATATCTCCAAAATAATAAAACGCGAGAGATGGGTTGAAAGACCTATCCGCCACACAAGTGGTTTATAAGTAACAGATTTATTGATCGGATTTGTATATGAGGCAGATCAAGAAGCTATCAAAGAAGCCCAAGATCGCGTTGATGAACTCAGGCATAATGAAATGCTTGACAAAATTGACGAGGCTATTTCGGCTATCGAGGATAACAAGAAGAACGACAACATTTATGATTTCCAAGGTTCCAGCGTAATTAAGGACATCACAGATGAAGATGCTTTGAAGCTCTATAATTTGATTCATGGCTCTACGGATCTTGATGCCTTGCTTGCAGATAAAGCATTTGCAGATTTGAAAAACGTTGGTGGAAACACCGCGTCTTCAACAGTCATTCAAATTGGCGATATCCGCCTTGAAGGCGTGCAAGACGCTAACTCGCTTGCGCAAAGCATAGTCAGTGAATTGCCAAATCGGCTTATCCAGGCAATTTATAAATAATACCAAGGGGGTTGTTGCTTTGGCGGCAGCCCCCTTTAAAAGGAGGTGAGAAGCCCTGAAAGTAACAAATGATTCATTACGCTGCGCAGTAAGGATTGAACATTCTGTTGAAGATGCCAGAGCATTTGTAGAAGATGCGTCTGTAATTACTTCTGTAAGTGTTCAGCGAAGGCCATCTACTTCAACAAATTGGGTTGAAATACATAGTGTATCAATTACTACTGAGAATGATTTGAATTTTTGTTTGTTGGATTACTCGGCTCGGTCATGTCGGGAATATGAATATAGGAATGTTATTGTTTCCAATACTAATTATATTGGGCCAGCGGTGGCGGTCACTACACGTTTTGATGGGGTTCTGATCGCTTCCAAGAAGAAATGCTATATATCATTACTTAATCCTGAGTATACACTACAAAGAGACTTTAATGTGGCTTATGTAAAACCCTATAATAGTAAGTACCCACATGCTATTCATAATGGCTTGGCAAACTCTAATAAGGGTACAGTAAAGGGCATTTTCAACCCAATTTCACCAGATTGTATGATTGAAATGAAGTATGCAGATTACGCGGATGATTTCATAGACTTTTTATCCGACGGAACGCCTAAATTAATAAAAACCTTTGATGGGCATGCGTGGTATGCTGAAATAGATACGCCAGTAAAAAGAGAGTACGATAAAGTGATTGGTATAGTTAATATTAGTTTCTCTTGGACGGAAGTTGCAGAAGTACCTTCAAACTTTTGCAAAATGGTAACGGGGTGATAGAATGACTGATTTTGAATTGGTTGCTTACCCTGTAAAAAAGATTAAAGTTAAATTACAACTGGTTGGAGGAAGCCAATCATTTTTCCCAGGATTAAGGAAATATGTTTTATGGGATGAATACAATCAGACACTGTGGGAAGAAGTGGTTGAAAAAACATGGAAACAATTTGGCGAACGAGAGCAAGGAGAAACTGAACTGTCTGTAATACAAGAAATGGATGGAGATGTTGTGTCTCTTTCCCAATCAATTGATGCCACGTCGGATGTTAGGCGCACAATGTCCGCTTCTATCCATCTCAATAACCCCAAATACTTTGAAGCCGCATTCAGTGCCATTTGGCTAAATCGTCTGATTCGTGTTCAGTTTGGTATTTATGATATAGACGAGGAGGATTATCGTTGGTTTCCAATAGGGGACTATATGGTTACTCTAAACGATTATATGTATAATGCACAAACTAATCAGCTAAATTTATCACTCGCTGATCTAATGGCATCTATTACGGAACATCGAGGAAATCAAATTGGGACAGAAGTCACGATTTATATGGATACTCCCATGAAAGAAGCTATTAATGGGACAATTGAGCGTTTCTTCCCTTTTACATTTAACAATGTAACAGATTTCGAAGAAGAAAAGATACCGTATGATTTGGAGTTTGAACGAGGAATTTACCCATATGATATTGTGAAAAAAATTGTAACGCTTTATCCGGGGTATGAACAATATTATACTGCAGACGGAGTTTATGCAGTACAATCAGTGCCAATGGGGATAAGCGAGGGGTTGGTTCTTGATGCAGACCAAATGGCACAGCTTGTAATTTCAGATAATGGAAGCTCAAATCCCCAAGATATCAAAAATACAGTTGAAGTATGGGGGAGAGAACTGGATGCAGACCATACTGCTGAAACATGCGATAGTACATTGAGGGAAAAAACGTATTCTTTATATATTGACGAGTTGTTCGATGCACTGGTAGATGGTATGACCTTTTCTTTTACGCCAGATAAAACATCCCAAATTGGTCAAATGATCAAGATCCAAGATACACCCGCGTATCCAATTGTTATAGAAAGTGGAGATGGAGATAAGGTTAATGTACAATGGGGAGATTTGAAAGAAGGTACGCAATACGTAGTGAAATACACGAATTTTACTTATGTATTGCAAGGGCCAAGTATTATTCACGCCATGTATTTCCTTTTCAGCGAGCGTCCTGACGACAAAATTATCGCAGCTTTAAAGAGTAAGTATGGCTGCCAAGACATTGGCATTATGATCCATCGTGATTCTCAATTTACTATTGATTGGATTGGTGAACGCGTATTGGTTTGTGATGGTGGAGAATATGAAGATATTTATACTACCAAATTGGCTTTAGAAAGAGCTTCCTATGAGACGTGGAAACGTGCTCGTGTTCAAGACACTATTCGTCTGGAAATGCTTTATGTTCCTTGGCTGGATGTAAATCAAAAAGTAAGATACAAGTCTATTGTTACAGATGAAGAAGCAGATTATTTGGTACAAAGTATCCAGGTGAATGTTGAGACTTTTACCATGTATGTATCGCTCACACGGTATTATCCGTACTATCCATGGTTAAGAGGAAGCACAAAATGGGAAGATTATGGAGAAACTAGCTGGAGCGAATTATCTGGTTTGTATTGGGACGAAATAATGTACCCTGTAAAAACAGAATGATGAGGAGGTGATGTTGTGCCTACAATTTCAGGAATTCTGGGAATGACGTTGCCAGAATCATTTGATAAAGTTGACGTCAGCGTTCTAAGTAATAACTTCAACTTGATTGATTTAGCATTTGGCCAGAGGATTACTTTGGAGCAGATAGCAAATAATTTAGAAACAGAAAAAGAGGGAATGGTACTTGACGCTAGGCAAGGTAAGGCATTGTCTGATACGCTTGTATCCGTTGCAAAAGCAATCGATGAAACAAAAGTTAGCAAAACTGACATTGTAAATGACTTAAAAACTGATGACGGCACAAAGCCATTAAGCGCCGCTCAAGGTGTTGAATTAAACCGCACAAAAGCGTTTGGATTTAGCGCGTCTGTGCTATTACCAACTGAAGGTTGGACAGGAGATGGCCCGTATACCCGCGACATTGAACTGGCTGGTGTTTCTGAAAATAAAGACATTTGTCATGTGGTGATGTCATTTGATCCAGCCTACGAGGAACCTTTTACGGATAGTGGAGTTGTTTTGGTCGCACAGAAGCAGGATGCATTGACTTTCAAGGTTGAGTTTATCCCGGAAGAAGCATTCCCCGTTAATGTTCTGGTAATGTTCACCGGTCAGGAGGTGGGCGGATGATTTTTAACCTGATGGGTGGAACGGTTGGTGCAGTCAGGACAATACATGCAAACAGTGCTGAAACGCTTCCGACGAGCGTGGCGGAAGGAACGCTTGCAATTATCAGCCAAACGCGACCCGGCAAGGTGCTGGTTCAGAACACAGAGCCCACAGCACCTGCTTCTGGTGATGTATGGATCAGCACGGATGTGTCCAGCTCAGCACCGATCCAGACGGGGAACATCACGATTTACCCGTCATCTGCAAAACAGTATGTAGCAGTTGCGTGGGTTACGGTGACAGCATATGTATTCAGCGGTGGTGCGTGGATTCCGCTTGAAACGTATTTGTTCAAAAACGGCGATCTATATGAGAGCATTACTGGCGGATGGGTAAGGATGTGGAGAGACAGAGAATGTGCAGAAATCACAGATACTGCGCTTGTAGCTGACGCCAGTTATCAGTATCGTCGTGCAGCGTTTCGCACCAAAAACGCTGTTGATTTGACCTCATATAAAACGTTGAGAGCTGTATTTACTCCTATCACTAAGACGTATGGCGGCGAATATTGTGTCGCACTCGGTGTAAATAACACGGCTTTGGCAGAGGGAGAGCAGACCAATAGCAACGCACCGGGATTGACAAACCCCAACCACTGTATGACTGGGTATACGCAAACGACAATCAATCACACCGATCAATTCACGTTGGATTATGACATTTCAGATGTAATTGGCGAACAATACGTAACAATCTATTTCCATACGCTCGACAGTTCATGCATCGAAGTACAGTTGCTTTCGTGAGGAGGGGTGTGACCGATGATCTATTATCTTGACACAGATTATCGCCTGCATGTCGAGCAGGACGGGACACGCAAAGCGTGGGACGATGAAACTGGAATCTTTGACGGAAAGTGCAAAACTTACATTGAAGGCTTCCGTGTGATTCCAGAGGGTGAAAGCTGGAAACGCAACGACGGGACGGTATTCAAGGGCTTTATGATTTCTCATGTGGTGGACGCATCCATCTTGCATGCTGCGCAGGCTGATGTTGAGGCAGCATACGCCGAAATGGAAGACATGCGATCCGCGCTGGAACTGTTGGGGGTGACTCCTATTGAGTAAGTGGCATAACGGTGCGCTGCCGATTAGAAACGCAATGGATGAAGCGGGTAAAATGCTAACAGATGAGCAGGCAATGTTTATCCCTGTATTATATAGATCTTGGGAAAGCGATATCAATTACACAGTTGATGATCGCAGACTGTATAAAGGCGTGTTGTATAAATGTCTACAGCCGCATATAGCACAAGCTAACTGGAATCCTGCGGATACCCCTTCTTTATGGGCAAAAATGTTAACCAGCGAGACAGGAGAAATTCTGCCATGGGAGCAGCCGGACAGCACCAATGGATATAAATTAGGTGATAAAGTGACTCATAATGGAGAAACGTGGGAATGCACAGGTGTTGATGCTGGCGGCAATAATATCTGGGAGCCTGGAGTGTATGGGTGGACGGTTATATAACCTTATAAATCATTTATTAACAATAATGAAAGGCCTAAACGGGTCTTTTTTATTGTAATAAAACCAGAAAGGAGGTGACGGATATTGCAACACTTGGTTAATGTTTTCTTTGGAGAAGCTGGGCAAAAAGGGACTTTTACTGTTCAGCAGGGCGAATACAACAGCCGTGAAATTATTTGTGCTCTCTGGCAAAAGATGCCGGGTGGTGGTCAGTTACCAATGCGTACAGACGAAATTACGGTAATGGTTGTGTTTAAACACGGTACAGTAACCACGCCTCCTTATGCTACAACAATTATTGGAGATAATGAGATTTCGTTTGTTTTGCCACAATCTGTGATGGCTGCTGCTGGTAAGGCTGAGATGCAGCTTAATGTTTATGGAGACGACAGTCTTCTTAACAGCGCAATTGTGCCATTTAAGGTTTTAGCATCAATTACTCCTGCAACTGTGGGTCAGCCTGATGTTGAACCTGGATTGCTTGGGATTTTACAGCAGGTGCGTACAGTTTTAAATAAGGCTGAGCGTGCTGAAAAGGCGCGTGAAGAAGCAGAACGAGATCGAGCGAAAACATTTGAAGAGTGGAAGAAAATCATTGAAGACCTAGGTGAAGGGACTGCCTCAGTATTTAATGCTGAAACGAGGTACGATTTCCCTTCTGTCGGGTCGCCTAATGTTATTTATAAAGCTGAGAGTGAGCGAAAAATTTATCAATGGAATAGCGATGAGCTTAAATACGAAGCTTTGAATTCTGCAGAAACGACAGAAGAGCTGAATATTAAGGTCATCTATGGAGGTGATGCAAGTGGAACAGTTGGTAACTAGATTTATACTCAGAAATGACGCGACCGTAAACTGGGCCGCAAACGTCGATAAGGTTCTCCTTAAGGGTGAGCCTGCGTTTGAATTCCTTGCAGATGGCACAGTCAAGATGAAAGTTGGCGATGGTGTTAGCACCTGGGGGGAACTGCCTTATTTTGCTGGTGGGGAAAGCTACAGTGTTGAAGAGCTTGAAGCCGCTGTAAAGAAAGCGGAGCAGGATATTGCTACCCTGCAGGCGGTTGTAACTCCTGCAGAGGGCGTACCGCTTCTGACTCGACTGGAGTTTTTGGAGAATAAGGTCGGTGTAGAAGATGATACAACAATCGACGCCCAGATTGATGCCAAGATTAATGAGTTTGCAGCTCGTGTGTCTGATGATGGCACGATCAACACTATCAAAGAATTGATTGATTATGTAGCTGAGCATGGGGCAGAGTTTGCCAATGTTACTGCTGATGTAAAGTCTCTGAGAGATCTTATTGGCACTACGCCTGTTTCTGAACAGGTTATGGCTGCTATCAATGGCAGCGAAAGCAAGGCTAAGGCCCTGTTCGAGCATATGAAGTACGAAGTGACCAGCAAACCTGCGGGAGCACTTGTAAGCTATCGTGATCATGAAATTCGCGTGATGTGCCCTGCAGATACTGCGTGGGAACATCAGCAAGTTGGTGGTACTGGTAACGCCAACTTGTATTACATGGGCTTTAAGGCGTATGCTCCTGATGGCGCTGTGAGTTTCAAGGAAGATACTGCTGAAATTATCACGGACGAAACCATGTACCTGTTTGAAAACAATGATTTTGCTGGCGTTGACGCCTATGGTCGCAAGTATAGCATTGTGTGGCTGCCTCTCGCGTCCTATGATGAGACAGCTCAGACGTGGACATATTATGGCACCAAGTCTAGTAAAGAGCGCTATATTGGCTGGTATTACTCCGTGGAGTGGTACGATGCCAATGGTGTGATGATTGATTCTGATATGATTCGTATCAATCTGAGCAACGAAGAGTGCCACAATGCAGTTGAGCCTTATTACATGGGCAATGTGGTCAAGGAAGTCAGCGTTAATGGTGTAACGCTTGCGAAGGAAAACGGCAAGGTCAACATTGAAACTGACGATATGCTCAAGTCTTCTGAGGAAGTAATCGTTAACGAGGACGGCACTCTTGCGCTTGGTACGATTTCTCTTGCCAAGATCGCAACTAACGATGGCACTACGCTGGTACTCAATGGCGGTAACGCTGGTTAATAAAACTAAATTACTTTGTCTGAAGCGGCTTAAAAGCCGTTTTTGTTTATTTATGAAAGGAAGTGCTTAAATTATGGCTACTACTACTTTTAATAATATTCGTCTTCAGCTCAAGTATGATTCTTATGCCAATTGGCTTAACAGCTCTCTAATCCTGAATCCTGGTGAAATTGGTATTTGCACTATTCCTGCTGAGACTAATGCTATTCGTCAGGAGCCTGCTGTTATTATCAAGGTTGGTGACGGTGAGCATCTGTATAAGGATCTGCCGGTTTTGAGTGCAAAATCAGGAGATGTGGCATCCTGGGCCCTGGCCGAGAACAAGCCTGCTTACGAAGCTAAGGAAATCACTGGTATTGACGCCTACATCGCTGGTTATGTTAATGAGCAGATGGGCATCTCTGTTGACACTGACACCCAGTACCAGATTGTGACCGTTGACGCTTACACCTGCAAGCTTCAGTCCAAGGGTAAGACCGATGAAGCTTGGGCCGATGTGTCTACTATCACCATGCCCAATGACACTGCTGCTATCGACGCTCTGAAGGCCCTTGTTGGTACCGAGAATGTTGCTAAGCAGATTGGTGATGCTATCACTGCCCTGGATCTGGCCAACACTTATGCCGCAAAGTCTCATACCCATGAGATGGGCGAGGTGAACGGTCTGACCGAGGCTCTGGCTGGCAAGCAGGCTGCTGGCGATTATGCCACCAAGGCCGAGGCTCAGGGCTATGCCGATGCCAAGGACGAAGCTATTGCTGCCGCTAAGAAGGCTGGCGACGATGCTCAGGGTGCCGTTGACGCTCTGGCTGGAAAGGTTGGCGAAGTGCCTGCCGACAAGACTGTTGTGCAGATGATCAACGAGGCCCAGACCGCTGCTACTTATGACGACACTCAGGTGAAGGCTGACATCAAGGCCAACGCTGATGCCATTGACGCCATTGAGGAAGACTACCTGAAGAATACCGATAAGGAAGAGCTGCAGGGCGCTATCAACACCGAAAAGGGTCGTGTTGACACCCTGGTTGGCAACGACGCTAACAAATCCGTGCGTACTATTGCAGCCGAAGAGCTGGCTGCTCAGTTGATCGCTGAAAACGCTCAGGAAGCGCTGGACACTTTGGGCGAGATTGCCGCTTGGATTCAGGCGCATCCCGGCGATGCCGCCGCCATGAACAGGGCCATCGATGACCTTGAAGCTCTGGTTGGCACTCTGCCTGAAGGCGCTACCGCCACTACCGTTGTGGACTATGTGAATGAAATGATTGCTGGCCTGAAGATTGGTGATTATGCCAAGGCTGCTGATCTGACTGCCGCAGTTGGCCGCATTGCTGCTCTGGAAGCCAATGTCGATAAGTGGAATGCCGCTGAACAGAATGCCAAGGACTATGCTGATGGTCTGAATACCACCATGGATGGTCGTGTGCAGGCTGTTGAGGGCAAGGCCCACGAGCACGCCAACAAAGAACTGCTTGATACTTACACTCAGACTGAAACCAACCTTGCTGACGCTGTTGCTAAGAAGCATGAACACGAGAATGCTGGCGTTCTGAATGGCATTACTGCCGAGAAGGTAGCCGCTTGGGATGCCGCTGAACAGAATGCCAAAGATTACACTGATGAGCTGGAAGGCGAGCTTTCTGCCGTTGCGAAGAGCGGCAATGTTAATGATCTGATTCAGACCACTGGTGACGTCCTTATCCTTGACTGCGGAAACTCTGAGGCATAAACAAACTAATTAAACAGACGATTACACACGGGGTGATGGGTTAATTCCATCACCCCTTTAACTTTGCAAATAACGGGGCGGTTGAAATGGATACCGCCTCGCCCTCTTACGATTTGAAAATGAAAATTGGATTGGAGGAAATATAGATGACTGAGAAAAGATTTCGCTCACGAGTAATCAATAAACACGATATAGAAGCAAATTGGAAGCTTGCGGTTAATTTTAAGCCGCTAATTGGAGAATGGATTGTGTATGATCCAGATGAAAACTATGATTACGCCCGATTTAAAATGGGCGATGGTGAGACATTTGTAAATGATTTGCCGTTTTGTAATGACGTAATTACTGAAGAGGATGTAGACCTGATGGTTGGTTATCCTGTTGGTAATTTGCCTGAGAACGATCAGGAATCCATCGTGCAGCAGGTCATTGCTGCGCTTGGTACGCCTGTGTTTGGTCGTGTGGAGGATGACAAGGATATCATCCTGACGGCAACTAATCTTGCTGCAGGGACGTATACCTACTATTTCGAGGATGCAAACGGAGAGCGGAGACTCATTGGTACTGATGCCGTCGCAGAAGAGCCGAAGTACACCAACGTTATCCCGTTGTCCATCGCGGCAGATGGAACGCAGTTTGTGGGAGCAAATGGCGAAGACGGCTATAAAACAGGTACGCGCATAAATTCTTCGGGTGTCGAAGTAAGCGCAAATACGATTGTCACGGGCTATATCCCTGCAACTGTAGCTGATAAGTTCTATTTTTACGATATTGATCTTTCTGCCGATTCCAATAAATACCACAAGATTGCTATATACGATGAAAATTTCACTTTTCTAAGTGGTTGGGATGTGATGAGCATGTATAACGCCAAAGATAGTGAACAAGTCATTGCGGAGGGTGTTTCTTTTGATGAAAATGGAATACTTGCCACATACAGTCCGCTGGCGTTTAGATATGCTGTCGGTTCAACTGTTGTGAATAAAACTGCTTATATTCGCGTGTGCGCGGGAACTATTAACGAAAACTCTGTTATCACCAAAAATGAGCCGATTGTGTAAGGTGGTGAAGTTATGTCGTACAAACATTTTATACCACAAAATGTCGCGCCATTGGGAGTAAGACGTATCGGCATCTATAACGCACAGGGAAACCGAGTAGGGCAAATCCCGCTCGGCTCCCTTACACCACCGAATCCGCACAAAAAGCTGTACAGTTTCGGTGCTCTGTCTGATGTGCATGTTGTGTACGTTACGGCGGCTACGGATTTTGAAAGAGCGTTGGATTATATGAACGAAAACGAGGACGTGGCTTTTACCTGCATTGCTGGCGATCTTACAGATGACGGAACGGCTGCACAGCTTGCCCAGTATAAAGCGGTTGTTGATGCTCATTCGCCTGATACGCCTGTATACGCCATTGCGGGAAACCATGAAAAGTATTCTGAACAACCGACGTTAATTCAACAGTACACAGGACAGCCCTTGTATTACAGTTTCGCGCATGGCGATGACGTGTTCCTGATGTGCGGATGCTATTCGTGGTCAAACGATGGTGTGTTCACAAAAGGCTATCTGCAATGGATTTACGAAACGCTTGAAGCCAACAGGAACAAGCGGTGCTTTATCTTTGAGCATGTGTTCCCTTGGGGTGACAGCGGAAATCCGGGCGAACTGTATCACTTCGATATGTTCACCGGAACGAAGGGGAGTGTATTTCAATCGCTTCTCCGACACTATAAGAACACGGTGTTGTTTCACGGACATTCTCACACAAAGTTCGAGCTGCAAAGCGTGGATGATAAGGCGAATTACAGTGATGCACTTGATTATCGGTCTGTACATATTCCGAGCCTTGCTGTTCCTCGCGATATTGGCGATGGCGAACTTGCGAATATCTACTCTGAATCCGAGGGCTATGTCGTAGATGTGTACAAAGACGGTATCCATCTTCGCGGCAGGGACTTTGTGAAGGGAGAGTTTCTCCCGATTGCGTCTTACTGGATTGATACCACGTTGCAGACCGTTGAGGCAGGAACCTACACCGATCCCACAGGGGTCATCATGACACAACCCTAAATTGAAGAAAGGCGAGTGAAATAAATGGCTTTTTTAGGAAACGAAGCATTGCAACGACTTTGGGCGCACACGATCTCAAGGATCAGCTCGAAGGCCGATGAGATAAAAACATGGGTATCACAACAAAAAGTAAGCGCGTTTGAAAACGATGCTGGGTATCTGACTGAGCACCAGGACATCAGCGGCAAACTGGACGCGGACAAACTGCCAGAGGCTATCAACAACGCTCTTGCTCAGGCGGCGGAATCTGGGGAGTTTAATGGGGAACCGGGTTATTCGCCGGTGCGCGGAACGGACTACTGGACACCTGCCGATCAGGAAGCAATCACGGAGGAAGTCAGTAATCAGCTATCTTTGGAGATTGGGGTCGTGCCAGAATACGTCAAGGCTGAAGCGGAATCTGTGATCGAGCGTGTGAGTGCCGCGCAGGCTGGCAGGACGTTCACCTTTGCGGCAATCACTGATTTGCACTATGGCAACGGCGGTTATACGGACGGCGTACTGCATTCATGTCAGGCTCTCAAATACATTGACGAGCGGCTGAAACTGGATGCTGTGGCTGTGCTGGGTGACTACACTGACGGATATCCTGCGGACGGGCTGGCGAATGCGTTCGGTGATTTCCGTGCTGTAAATGCAGTGCTGAATGATCTGCGGTTTGCGCCGAATCTGCGCACTCAAGGCAATCATGACTACTATGCAGACAATGCGCCAAAAATCCGCAGGCACATCCAGGCGTACTCCGAGGATGTTGTATGGGGCGATATTGCTGGCGGCTACTACCACAAGGATTTCGATGCGTACAAGCTGCGTGTTATTGTCCTCAACACTACCGAGACAGGGAATGCAAACATTGACTGCACGACCGCACAGTATCAGTGGTTTGCAGACACACTCGACCTGAGCGCCAAAGAAGACGCTGAAGAATGGCAAATCCTTGTTCTGTCCCATCATCCGCTGGACTGGTATCACATTGATGAAAGCTATGCGCTTGCCAGAATCGCCAACGCCTATCGTGAGGGAACAGCCTATTCCATCACCGGAGTTTCCTGCGATTTCTCCGACGGCAAAAATGCTGCTGTACTTATCGGCAACATTCACGGCCATATCCACAATCTGCTTGTGGACAAGGTGCATATCGGCAATGTGGTAAACGGCGTTAAGAGCGAGGTAGACCGTATGGCAACGCCCGAATCCTGCATCAACCGTGCGAACCAGTACACGGGCGCATGGCAGGAAGAAACGAGCTATCACAAGACCATCGGCACGGCAGAAGATACGTCATTTGTGATCTACTGCATTGACCTCGACACCTACACGATACAGGCTGTGTGCTATGGCGCAGGCTATGACAGGACACTGACGTATTATGTGGCTAAAAACGGATATACAAATCAGATCCCTATTTCCGTTGATTCCGCCGGTGCTGTGTATAACGGGACGGGATACAAGGCCGATTACCGTTTAAACTCATCGGGCACAGAAACGGAACTTGCTGGTACGGGTGTTACCGGCTTTATTCCGGTCAAGCGACTTGATGTAGTGCGGATGGAAAACATTTCCTACAAGCCCGGTGTCGATAGTACTGGCGACTATATTGCACTGTATGATTCCGACTTTACGAAAACGGTAACAATCAAGTCTCCATATGTTGCATCTCATGACTATGTACTCGGCTCCAGGGTGCTGGATGATGACGGCAACTTGATTCAGTTTACAATGTCCGACAGCGCAGACGCTGGCCATGCGTATATGCGAGTATCTTGCGCTGGCCTTGGCGCTGAATCGATCATCACAGTGAACGAGGAGATCACAGAATAACTATCAGGAATGATTGTGACGTAAGGAGGTACGCTTGTGATGAGCTTATGGCATTTGGTGTGGATCATCCCGCTGTCGGGTGGTATTGGGTTATTCGCTGCGGCTATTTTAAAAATGAGCGATTGAATTATATGTTTATTTTGGATTAACGATAACGCACGGTGAAAAGGGTGAGTGTATGATAACAGGACAGCAATTGGCGCAAATGGGCGTCGAATTGGCGACTGGCAAGCGTATTGATTATGATGATGTAGACTGCCAAGCTTTTGTGGAGTTGATATTTGACGAGTGCGGGAAGGACATTAGTTATTCTGGCAGCAATGATATGTACCGCAATGCGTGCAGTTGGATAGGGACAATTGAAGAAGCAAAAAGAATTGGCTATCTCGTTCCAGGGGTAGCCCTTTTCATCCATTCTTTTAACGGTGGTGAACCAGAGAAATATCGCAAGGATGGAAAGGGTAACGCAGAACATGTAGGCCTTTACGTTGGAGAAAATGCTCTGGAAGACACTGATAAAAATGGGGAGTGGAGAATTTGCAATGTTGTTCATTCTTCTGCGTCTATGGATCGTGTTGCTGGGTCTACACTAAAAAATGGATGGACACATGTTGGATTATGGAAACAAATCGATTATGGTATCCAGATCCAAAACAGTGAAAATGGCATATTGGAGAATTCCATGATTGGAGATGAAAAAATGGCAATTGAAGAGAGTTTTATTTATGCGACTGTAAAGACAGCAAATGGTAGCCCCTTGAATTTCCGCACCAAGAAAAGCACAAAAGCTGATTTAGTGGCGCGTGTGCCGGAAATCACCAATGGAGCTCGTGTGAAAGTATTGCGCGATGACGGTGATTGGTGCAAAATTTCCTACAATGGCTATAACGGTTATGTTTTAAGCGAGTTCCTTAACTTTGCTAATACTGTTAAGGAAGAGGCAGAGTGGGTAGATCAGACAATTGGCGATATGGATGATAAAGCAAAATTCTACCGCGTCTATGTTGATTTTACTACAAAGGATGAGGCTCTTGTTTTCCAAAAAGCTATGCAAGGGTGCCAAGTAGGTTCAGTAAAATAAGAAAGATGGGTGAGTGGGAGTGGAAGAGGTGGTTAAATGGTTATCAGGCTGTACTGATACCATGAAAGTTATAATTGAACTTGTCAAAGAAATTGGAATTGTTCTTGGTTTTTTGGGCACAGCGGTGTTATCATTTCGTAAATGGGTGATGAAGCCACTGGAGGCCGCTATTGAAGAGCAGAAAAAGGCAACAGTGGAGCTGAAAACAGATTATGAAAATAAAAGAGACGAAGTGCTTAAAGAGGTCGCTGTGCTTAATGGGCGCATTATTGAGAATGACAAGAAAAGCGAAGAGCGTCATGAAAAACTTCGTGGTGAATTTAAATCTATGCGCTTGGAAATGGGTACAATGCAGGACGATGTTGCTGACGTATTGGGTAATGAGCTCGAAAATGGGCACCACAAATTCATGACACAGGGTTGGTGTTCGCCTGCTGAAAAGCAACATTATGTTGATCTTCACAAGAGGTATGCAGCTCGTGGGCATAATCATTTGGCTCAACGCTACGAAGAAGATCTTTTAGAATTGCCGGATCATCCTCCACAGTATAACGGGTAAGGTGATTTCATGGCTGAAAAAACTGAAAAAATTGAAAATGTGAGCTGGCCAAAGACATCTGACAGGGAGTTTTCCAAGCGGATGTTTATTATTTTTATGTGGGCATTTTTTGCTCATGTTATTTTTACAATCATTGCTGAGTGGCTGTTTAATGTAGGTGGAAAAGCAGTAGAAGTATTCAAAATTTCAGTGCCAGTTTACACGACGATCTTTGCGGCAGTCATTGTTAAGGGTGGCGTAGAGAACGTGTTTAAGGGTCAAAATTTGAAACAAACTACTGTGACTTCAACAACTGCTAACAATGGCTGATGGGAGATGAATAGAAAATGGAATGGTATTATGTTGTCGCAATTATTGCCGCTTTTGCGCTGTGTGTAGGTGGTTTTGTTTATCTGCGTAAGAAGGGTTATGTAAGTTCTGAACAGATGAACGGTCTTACAAATATTATTACTGGTCTTGCTACACTAGTTGGCGAATTAACTAAGAAAAATCAGAATGGCGCTACTGACATTCTTTACAATGTAGTAACACTTGTTCAGCAGGCTGTACTTGCGGCTGAGAATGACTGGTATAATAATAAAATCAGCAAGGAAGAGCGCAGAGAGCGCTGTATGGATGAATTATATAAGTTGCTTGCTGCTTATGATATTGTACTGACAGATTCTCAGTGGAATGTAGTGGATATTTTGGTTCGAGCCGCTTGCGAAGCGATTGGGCATACCACTGAAATTGAAAACCTTGCTGAGGTAACGGCAGAATAAGTTAGCATGAAAGCGTATTTTAACCCTCCAGATGAGCATACTTTATGTATGAATTCAATGGAGGGTATTTTTTATGGAAAATAAACGCATGGGGAGAAAGCCAGATTCAGTAGTTGCTGCTGAACGCGGGATTTCTCTTGAAGAGCTTAGAGCTGAAAGAAGAGAGCGCCTAAGAGCGAAAAATGAAAAACATGAAGAGCTTCCAGATCACAAGAAGGATTTCTACGATTATTTTGACACAGAAATAAATGACATTGCATCAGCCATAGAAGAGTGTCGTGGCAAAATGGAACGATTGATTAAATGCCGCACTCATGAGCAAAAGCTAAACTATCTGTGCAAGCAATTCGTGGACGAAATCAAAAAGGTTGGGTTGGATCACGAGATCGCGCTTGGGAGAGCGAGAAGATTATTTGAAGAGAAATAAAAAAGAGGATGATGTCCAAATAGCTGGGCACCATCCTCTTTTTTATGGCAAAGAAAAAGGGCCATGCCATTTGGCACAGCCCTGTAAGTTAAGGATCTACGTCGTCATCCTTTTCTCATCCTTTTCAATGTTGCTTGCAAGAAGATTTTTTGCACGGATGTATTTCTCCATGCGATTAAAATCTTTTGTGGTTAGTTCACGAGATAGGCGAGAGGTGTCAAGATTGTGAGCGAGATCTGCGTACTTGACCAATTTGGCCTCCAAACTATTGCTCTCGGCAATAGCGGAAATATAGTCCATATAGGGAATATGGCGCTTATGGGTGAGTAGCTTCAGTGCTACAATGACTTCATGTGAGAAGCCTTGCAATGTGAGATCCTTTAATGCGCATGGAGGATTATCCTCAAAGACGTCGTGCAGAAGAGCGACAATGATGGTATCTTCACGCTGTTTATCGCTGGTATAGCCAAGATGGTTACATGTGTGGGCTACAGTGAGAGGGTGAAGGATATAAGGATAACCACCCTTGTCGTACTGCCCGCGATGCGCAGCTTCTGCCATACACATGGCTTGCTTGATGAGAGGGGTATAGGGGAGCAAAGAGTATTCCTCCTTTATGCTTTGCCAGTGGAGCCAAAGCCTCCTGTACGTTCGGTAGTTGTATCGTCGTCATCCATAATGAAGTAGGGGACAATCATACCCTGAGCAATGCGATCACCTTGATTGATTAAAAAAGGTGCCAACCCATCATTGGCAAGCATGACGCCAATATTACCGTCATTTTTAGGGTTGGAATAATAATCGGCATCAACCCACCCTTGAGTGTTTGCTAAGCAAATACGATGCTTGCCCATACTGCTACGTACATTGATAATCAAAGCGGCATTGTCAGGGATTTTTGCTTTTACATCTGTCCAGATCATCTGCATTGTACCGGGTTCAATACAATATTCAGAGGGAGAATGAAAGTCATAAGCGCAGGCATTTTTGGTAGCTCGCTTGGGGAGTTTAATTTCTACATCTGGGTGCTTACGGTACTCGTCTGCAACAACTTCAAAACGTTTCATTCCTCATCGTCCTCCTCGTCATCTTCATCCTCTTCATAGTCTTCACGGTACTCCACTTCTGCCATGCTGTCAACCTCTCCGGGGGTGTAAATTGATGTGCCGCAATTGTCACAATGGAAACTTTCACAGCAGAAGTTTTCGAGGTCGATTACACCTGTGGGTGCGTTCATATCCAGGACAGAACTGCCAATGATTAGGTGTCCACACTGAGGACATGTACATGCGAGATGATATTCATTAGTCATTGCTTTGTTTGCTCCTCTTTAGATTATTGAATCCTTCTGTGATAAGCCTTAAAATGTAGCAGGCAAGCGCGATTCCATATGAAAAGTGGCTAATAGTTGGAGAAAGCAAGTTCATAATGGCGCATAACGTCCAACAACCGGCCAGAATAAGATCCATGCAAGCAAGCGTTTTATAATGTTTTTTCATTCGTTTTCTTCCTCCGCTTCACAATCTTTATAATACAGCGCTTCACCACAGAAGCCACTTTCCTGTTTCTCTCTAAAGGCTTTACAGGGGCATTTCCATTCTTCCGTCTTAGGCATACCGAGGCAGAAGCCATTGTTTTTCTTGATCATTTTCTTTTTCTTTTTGAAGTATTCAGTATCGGGGTTGGGGCGAATAATCATAGTAGGCTCCTCTCAATAAACGCGGTATAGAATATCGTTGTTATAGACTGCATTACACAAACGTTTAAGCAGTTTTTCCTTTTCTTCTACGGGGAGAGGAGTATGAGACACGATCATTCTCATGGCATTGGGCAAGCCCATCCAATCGTGATAATTGCTGGCTTCAAGATGATCTTCTAGGGTTTTCACATAGCCAGGGAAGCCTTCTTCTTGAAGTTCTGGGTCATCTTTTGCCCAACGTTCCCAGCCTTTTGCTAAATCAGGAAGCTTATCAGCGGGACATGGATCATTGGATTGGTCATATGGGAAATTGGAAGTAATGTTATCGGTCATGCTGGATTATCCTCCTGTGTGTGGTGAATTACGATCTCTCCTTTTTCAAGACTCTTTTGTACGTCGATAATTCTTTGGTTAGAACTGCCTCGGAAACGGAGGGTTTTATTTGCCATGGATTGAATAAAGGGCCCATCTACGAGCACATTGGTAAGAAGTAAAATAGGGTGGATAAACAGATTTGAAGCATTGTATAGCTCTCCAAAAGTGGCTCCAGTATAGATCCATATATTATATTTTGTGCGGTTTTTGACACGGGCATGGATTTCTTCAAGGAGGTGTGTTAAGAAGAAGAAGGTTTTTTCAGGGCAAAAAAACGGGTCTCCACCAGATAGGGTAATTCCCTTTAAGAAGGGGCGTTTAACGATTTCTTCTGCGATATTTTCAATTGTTTGTGTGGTAATTGGAACACCAAAATTGGGGTCGTGGGATTCAGGATTGTGGCAACCAGGGCAGTTGTGAGGGCAACCACTAAGATAGATAGTTGCCCTCACGCCCTCGCCATCTACCAGACTCTCATAATTGACCCCTGCTAAATAGGGGTATAGAGTAGTAGACAAAGAGTATAAGCCTCCTTAAACAGGCGTGTATGCAGTATGTTTTACACGATCTTTAACTTCTGCCTGTTTGCCGTCATTAAAGCGACGATAATCTGAGCTAAGATAGCCAGTTACACGGCGTAGCTGCGTGATATTCTGACTTTCACACTCAGGACATTCAGCATCAAATTCACTTTGATAGCCGCAGTCATTACAGGTGTCAATAGGGAAGTTAAAAGCAAGATAGGGGATATCAAGATCCATGGCGTAATTGATGATTGCCTCAATTGCGTCAGGATTGTTCATAAAGGTAGATTCACATTCGATATATGTGATTGTGCCGCCAGTACAAAGCTTGGTGAAAGGCGCCTCGATACGAAGCTTTTCATAAATAGATACCTTTTCCCATACGGGTACATGGAAAGAGTTTGTAAGATATTCACGATCTGTTACATTGGGGATAACGCCATACTGATCACGGAGAACAGTTAGCGCAGTTCTGCAGAGATTCTCTGCCACTTTGACTATATTTTCATCCTTTTTATCAAAGGAGTCTGCTCTTTCGTCCAATAAAGGACTACTCTACTCACTCATTGGTTTTCGATAGTCGATTCACATTTACAAGACAAGTATTCTTCTTTAGTGCAATAACGGAAATAATAAGGCTTTCTAACGGGCCTTTTATATTTGCATTGACGGGAAATAGTTGTTTTTTCGATTCCAGTAGCCGAGTTAGCCTCGCAAATTGAACCCCAGATACCTAGAAGCTCATTTGTGTAACGGTCGAACATTTTGACTGGATGAGATTGAGAATCGTTAACTCCTTTGTCATTGATCATTAGACCGTCATCGACTGCTTTTTGTGTATTTTCTTGGGCGGTAGTCCAATATAAATTTTCCACCCTGTTATCACTTTTGATGTTGTTTTTATGTCCAACATAGGGAAGCTTATCTGGATTGGGGATAAAAGCTTCGGCGACAAGGCGATGAATTCTTCTGGAGACCAAACCCTTTTTGCCTTTATATTGAATACCGCAAGACATATACCCATAAACAGAGTTTAGAGCTTTTTTATAAAGGACTCTTGGATGATTGTTGCGATGCTCTATAGCATATACAGACCCGTCAATATCTATCCAATGCTCGTAAGCACCGCGAATTAGTTTTGCTGTTTTTGGTAGCTCTATATTTATTCACCTCTTTTTTTGTTTGTTTTACTTGTCTTGATTTAGCACAGGATTCCACAAAGGTTCCCTGTTAGCACTGCCGCAAGTCGCCATTTCCTGCGATTGACTTTCGCCCGGCAGCACACCCTTTAAGGTTAAGCAGATTTTTCATTGCATGTTACCATGCAAGCCCCCACAGAAAATTCTCAGGGGTAGCGTAACAGGAGAAATTCAGCCCATTCTTTTCACTTGCATGAGCCGCGAACTCGTTGATCGCTTGAACAACTTGATAAGCAAATTCACGGGCTTCAAGGCTATTTACATGGTTGGCGCCAAATAATGCTTCACACATTTCAGCTACCCCGATAAAGCCGATGGCAAATGTATTGTGCTTGAGCGCCTCATATACATTATCAACGCACTTATCAGCATCTTTAATGACGCCGTTTTCATACATAAAGGGCGCTGCAGCCGGAGACTGTTTGGCCATAATGGCAAAACGTTCAAGATGAGCTTTTTCTACAAGATCAAGGGTGGATTCAAAGGCTTCCCAGAATCCCGTAAGATTGGGTTTATCACGCTCACCAAGGCAAATACCATACTCGATACCAAGCTTGGGGAGAATGATAGTAATAGGAGTGTTATTACCACGTCCTATGCGGTTGTAGCCATAACCATTGCGGTCATAGCCGATCATGGTCCTGCAGCCCATGGTACTAAAAATGGTATCAGGATCGTCAGGATCTTCATGAGCCTGAGACCAGTCGCCATTGCAAATATTGGGATATATGCGTTTGGACAACGACTTAATAGCGAGCTTTTTCAGGTCATAATTGGGATCGCCAGGAGCTCCATTAACCCCCTTCTTGTGAGAAAAGATGCCGATGGGGAAGATGGAGGTGACATGATTCTTACCTACGCCGTCTAGACTGGTTTCAAGAATCCAACGAGTTACAAGACGTCCTTCGGGAGAGGTGTCGCGTCCGTAGTTGATAGAGGTAAAGGGAACCTGCGACCCAGCTCTGGATTCGAGCGTATTAAGGTTATGGTACAAAGCCTGAGTGGCTTGCAAACCCTCACGTTCAAGCATTTCCATAGCATACTTCTTTGCTTTGGGGAAAAGATTGAACAGCTCGTCCTCAATGGAGAGATCATTTTCAATGCAGACTTTTTTGAAATCTTTATAAGAGCTTTCTTCAATTGTCTCGTTGTCAGGGTTTTCGAGGTATTTGATGCCATCGATAATATGAGAGTAAAAACTGCGCTTCACATAGGGAGCGAGATCGTAGTCCAAGTGGACACTGCCCACACCGCCATATTGGCATTGGGATTGCAACTGAAATGCTACTGCTACCAATTGGCATGCTGTGGAAAAACTAGACGGTGGGCGAACATCGCAGTTGCGGGTTTTAAAACCTTGAGTGAAAAGACGCTTGAAGTCTAGCATGAGGCAATTGTGGGCACCAATATTGTAATGATCCAGATCATGATGATAAATGCAACCATTTTTATGTCCATCGGCCACGTCTTTGCTCATGTTCTGGTCTAAGGCAATGCTTTTCTGGATTACAGTTGCGGCCTCATTTTTGCGACCGCCAAAAGAGCGTTCATCCACATTGGCATTAGCATTTTCTGTGGTCTCGCCCAAGGTTTTTTCTAAAACCTTTTTCATAATCTCGTTGCGGAGATTTCTCTGCTTTGTTCTTTCAGCTCTATATAGGATATAACTCTTGGCAACATCCTTGCGATCAGAAGCCATGAGTTTTTCTTCAACCATATCCTGAATAGCTTCTACCGATAGACGGCTGGGAATCAAATCGATCTCTTCTGCAATTTGATTGGCAAGTCTGATATCAACTGGGCCAGTTTCTTTCATTGCGGCTAAAACCGCGTCTACAATTTTTGATGGATCAAAATCAACGATTCGTCCATCGCGCTTTACTACTTGTTCCATTTCTCAATCCTTTCTTTTGGTCGTATGAGGAATACAAACTGAGATAGGAACAAAAACCGGGGGTGCTCTTGGTGATAGAATTGGCATCACTCTCCTTCGACGAAGATTTTAATTTAGTTTGAAATCTTTTTTATTAATTCTCCCGTGACGAGTACCATATTTTTCGATATTAAGATAATATATGTGTTTTTTTGACTCGAACCTTGCACAGAAAAACCAGCCGCTATCAAAATATTTACCTAAATGGATGTTATAAGTATGGGTTTCAAGGAAAAAGACATCCCATCCATGAGCCCTTTTTGTCCAGGGTGTATATGCTCTACGCAAAATTTTAAGTTGCATGTGTTAATCCTTTTTATTGATATACTTCCCTTTCATAAAACCGACTCCAGAAAAACGAGCGAACCAAACGGTTTCTTCCCATTGCCATTTCAAATAAATGAACCATTCTCCGCAGTCTGTGAACCAGTCAAAAAAGAAGTGCCAAGTACGGAAGCGAAGGATATCCCAGCCTTCCAGCTCACAATTATTATCAATGAGTGTGTAGTATCTATTTAAAAATTTAGGATAATGAGACATCTTTCAGCCCTTCTTTGGCTTTCATATACTCAATGCAATCGTTGATATAAAAAGCGGCCTTTTTGGCATCCTCAACAGGCTTTCCTTTGCGTTTAAGGCGCCAACAATATTTGATAACATTGCCAATGCAGAAGCCCTCGTAACCATCCAGATCCTTGAGAACTTCTTTGAGGACTTCCTTACATTCATATTTTTCCAATGCATAGTGGGAAGGATGATTAACCATATCCACTACTTCAGGAGGCATGGGAAAGTCTTCCTGAATGGGATTGTCGCAGGGAATGTAGTCACCAAGACGATAACCTTTGGGAGCCGGTGCATTACTAGGGACTGCAGGATCTGTAAGCGTATTGGGTAAAATGGCACGGTCAGTATCTGTTGTTGTTCTATTAGAATACGTTAAATCCACTTCCTTTAATAAAGAAGGGCGCGGGACATAAGCAGCAATCATTTCACTCATTCGTGCTCGCCTCTTCCTTGTTGTCCATCCATGTAGGCCATTCTTTAGGCACGACTTTAGGCGTCCAAGATTTAGACACATGGTAGACATCATCAAGCCTAGGGTGCATACCACAGGTGTCCTTTTTGCTTTCAGTGCAATAGGGATGCTTTTTGTCTTTTTCGCACTTTGGTACAAGCATGTCTTTAAAAGCATTGTCAGTTGCCATATTGAATTCATGAACCATTTGCCGGACTAGTTTGCGGATTTCCCATTGAGCGCGAGTACAAAGGCGCTCATGGCAAAGGTGGATGAACTCGCGAAGGTTGAAAGTTGCAATGAGGCTGCAACAGGCTGCATTAGGAAGGACAAAACGAGCGTCTTCTTGGGGTACACCTAACAAACAAAGTTTGGTGTAATCGGCCAAAGCACGGGTCATAGAAGTTTGAAAAATTTGCCTAGCTTGTTCATTGTTTTCGATAGTGGGTGGTACAACAAACTGGAAGCCAGATTTGTAGGAAACATAGCGCTGACTTTCTACCGAGGGAGAAATAAGTCTATGTCTTGTCAATTGAGCCAATAGCACTCGGCTGACGCCTTCAACACGGAAGGTAACAAAAACATGCTCTAAGATGCTATGATGACCACTGTTATAACAATGGCGTACAATGCGACCATCTAGGCTCGGGGTGGATTTGTAACACATAGAGGCCGCTTCTTCTGCAGCCAT